ATGAGCATCCGCGACGTCTACATCGTCGACGCCGTCCGCACCCCGATCGGGAAGTTCGGTGGCGCTCTCGCCCCCGTGCGCCCCGACGACCTCGCGGCCCATGTCGTACGGTCGCTCGTCGACCGCTCGCCCGCGCTCGACCCGGCCCGCGTCGACGACGTCTACTTCGGTGACGCCAACGGCGCGGGCGAGGACAACCGGGACGTGGCGCGGATGGCCGTCCTGCTCGCCGGACTGCCCGTCACCGTCCCCGGCGTCACCCTCAACCGCCTCTGCGGCTCCGGCCTGGAGGCCGTGATCCAGGCGGCCCGCGCCGTCGCCCTCGGGGACGCCTCCGTGGTGATCGCCGGCGGCGTCGAGTCGATGTCCCGCGCCCCCTGGGTCCTCCAGAAGCCCGAGCGGGCCTTCCCCGCCGGCCACCAGCAGCTCCACTCCACGACGCTCGGCTGGCGCATGACCAACCCGCGGATGCCCGCCGAGTGGACGGTCTCCCTCGGCGAGGGCGCCGAACTGGTCGCCGACAAGCACGGCATCACCCGCGAGCGGCAGGACGCCTTCGCCCTCGCCAGCCACCGCAAGGCCGCCGAGGCCTGGGCGAAGGGCCTGTACGACGACGAGGTCGTGCCCTACCCCGGCGTGGACCTGACCCGCGACGAGTCGATCCGGGACAACACGTCCCCGGAGGCCCTGGCCCGGCTCAAGCCCTCCTTCCGTCCCGAGGGCGGCACCGTCACGGCGGGCAACTCCTCCCCGCTCAACGACGGCGCGGCCGCCCTGCTCCTGGTGGACGAGGAGGGGTTGCGCGAAACCGGCCGCGAACCGCTCGCCCGGATCCGCACCTCCGCCGTCACCGGCATCGAGCCGCAGCTCTTCGGCCTCGGCCCGGTCGAGGCGGCCCGCCGGGCCCTGGGGAAGGCGGGGCGCTCCTTCGCCGACCTGAGGACCTTCGAGCTCAACGAGGCCTTCGCGGCCCAGGCCCTCGGCTGCCTCGCCGAGTGGCCGGAACTCGACCCGGAGATCGTCAACCCGCGCGGCGGGGCCGTCGCGATCGGCCACCCCCTCGGCGCGTCCGGCGCCCGCCTGGCCGGGTCCGTGGCGCACCAGCTCGCGGCGGCCGGCTCGGGCACGGGCCTCGCCGCGCTCTGCATCGGCGTCGGCCAGGGCCTGGCGCTGGTCCTGGAGCGCTGAGACCGCGCGGACGTACGACGGAGGGGTACGGGAAGCCTCCCGTACCCCTCTCGCGTCCGCGCGGGACCCCTACTGCTGTGCGTTCCCCTGCGCGTCCGCGATGGACTTGCGGACCTCGTCCATGTCCAGCTTCCGCGCCTGGCCGATGAGGTCCTCCAGGGCGGCCTCCGGCAGCGCGCCCGGCTGCGCGAACACGGCCACCTTGTCGCGCACGATCATCAGGGTCGGGATCGACTGGATCTCGAACGCCGCCGCCAGCTCCTGCTGCGCCTCGGTGTCCACCTTGGCGAAGACGAGGTCCTCGTGGCGCTCGGACGCCGCCTCGAAGACCGGCCCGAACTGACGGCAGGGACCGCACCACGAAGCCCAGAAATCGATCAGAACGAACTCGTTGTCGCTCACGATCTCGTCGAAGTTGTCCTTGGTGAGTTCTACGGTGCTCATGTCGTCCTGCCTCCGAGCTGCATGGATAGTGCCGTCTTGGCTGGTTTCCGAGACGCCGTGGGAACACTGTGGGAACACTAGGGCCTCATGGCGAGCCTAAACCCGCGCGTGAACAAAGACGGCATCGTTACCAGCCACCAGGTGAAGTGGCGCATGGATGGGGCGTGGCAGACGGAGACCTTCCTGCCCGAGGACGACGAAGCGGCGGAGATCTTCAAGGCCGCAGTCGAGGAGGCCGGAAATCGCTGGCCTGCCGGGTGGGTGAAGGGGCTCGGATACGTCAGCTCGCAGGAGCCGGACGAGTCGGCCTACCGCTTCGACAACTACGCCCGCCGCTCGATCGAGAACCGCATGGCCGGCGACTACCACAAGCGCCTCCAGATCCGGGCGCTGGAGAACCACATCTTCCCGATCTTCGAGAACTGCGACGTTCGCTCCACGGAGCACTTCTCGAAGGAGACGATCGGCGCCTGGCTCAACGTGATGAGGAAGAAGAAGGTCCAGTACGGACGCGGGGCCCCGTACCGCCACATGAGCACGGGAACGCTCCGTGGTCTGCTCAAGACCCTCTCCTCGATCCTGAAAGAGGCCGTCGACGCCGATCCGCCGCTTCGGAGGCGGAACCCCTGCGACCTGGTCACGGTTCCTGACGGCGTCGGCCAGGACGAGGACTACGACGACGCGGCAGAGTTCATGACCCCGGAAGAGATCGCCGGCCTCATCGACTGCTTCCGCCGCCCCGTGGACCAGATGCTCGTGCGGCTCACGTACGGAACGGGGCTGCGCTGGGGCGAGGTGACCGCCCTGGCGGCACGGCACGTCCGTATCACCGAGCCCGGCCGGTACGAGGTGCGTGTCACCCGGGCCTGGAAGCGGCGCACGCCGACGCTGTTCTACCTCGGGCCGCCGAAGACGAAGGCGGGGCGCCGGAGCGTGGAGATCACCGCGGGCCTCTGGCAGGAGCTCCAGGACTTCGGGCTCGCCGAGCAGCGCCAGGACACGCTGATCTTCCACGACGGATATGGGCAGCGGATCAAGTACGGGACGTTCTACCGGCGTTGGAAGACGGCGGTCAAAAGGGCCAAGGCGAAGGGTGTCCTGCCGGAGTGGAAGAACCCCACCTTCCATGACCTCAGGCACTCGCATATCGCAGCGTTGATCTCCGACAGGAACAGCCTCACCTACATCCAGAGGCGCGTCGGCCACGAGTCGATCAAGACCACTAGCGACCGCTACGGCCATCTCCTGGACACGGCCCACCTCGCCGCCCTGGACACCCTGGACAGGATCCTGGGGACCGGGGGAGCACCGGCCAAGCCGACGCTCGCGGCGTCCGGCCTGGCAACCGCGGCGGTGTACGTGGCGACCCTCGCTCCGTACTTCGTCGCCTTCGAGTCCGAGGACGACGCGGAGAGGGTCGCAGAGCGCTGGGCGCGGGACCGCGGGGGAGCGGTGCGCATCGAGAAGATGACGGAAGACGAGTGGGCCGGCAAGGAGCTGCCCGGCGCGGTGCGCCAGGGAGCAGCGCACCGGGCCTGGATCTGGGAGATGGGCCCGGTCTTCTACACCGAGGACGGCTCCGAGGTTCTTACGGTCGCCACCACCGCCGAAATGCGGGCTGGCTGGCGCTGGGACTTCGAGGAGACCTACACGGACGAGCTGGCGCTCCAGGTGATCGGAAACGATGACGAGAAGGGTCCCCTGGTTCCCGTCCGGGCGTACGGAACGGACGAGGCCGCAGTCCACGAGGCCTTCCTTGCCGCCCGCGCCGTCGCGGTACAGGGGATGAACGCAGGGGAGGAGCTGTCGGCCGTCGGGCAGTGACTTCTTGAACGATGCAGAAGGGCCCCTGGAGACCAGGGGCCCTTCTCGGTTCTGTACTACCTCGCGTCGCCGAGCTCGGCGCACGGGTGCTCGGTGTAGACGTGCTCGTGGTGCGGCTTGGATGGGGAGGCTTCGTCGCGAGGGCGGAGGCGGATGGGTACTACGCCTTCGTCCGTGTCCATGAGGCGGGCGCCAGACGCTGGGCGTCTGGCGAACAGGTTTGCTCTCTCCTGCATGACCGAGATGACGAGCGCGTTGTGCTCTGCGGCGAGGTCGTCGAACTGTGTCTTGAGCTGAGTTCGCGCGAACCGCTCAGTTTCGAGGCGTCTGTTGGCTTCCTCGAGGCGTTCAGCCATGTTCGTGATCAGGACTCGCTGGCTCTCCGACGCGGCGGCGAGCTGCTGTTCCCTCTCGGCAAAGGCTCGCAGGCAGTTGGCGGAATCGGTGGCGAGGCTGATACGTGCTTCGGCGATCGCCGCGAGATCCGAGCGGGTGCGTTCGTGGTGGGCGGTGAACCACTTCTTCATCACGGCCAGCGCAACGATCGTGATGACCAGGGCCGGGATGGCGTGCCCAGAGATGTCGAGGAGGACTTCACCTACGGCGTTGCGCGATTCTCGGGGCGCCAGCGTGGTGATCGTGATGCCTCCTATGAGGCCACACAGAGATGCGATGGCGGTTTTCGCTGGCATATGTGCGGCCCCCTAGGTCGCTTCTACGGCCTCCCGGAGGAGGCTGTACCAAGCCCGGTGTCGGTTTCGTGCTGTAGGCGGATCGCCTGCTCGATGCTGTTGAGGAGCATCTGGCGAATCCTGGGGTCGGTGATGCCCCAGGCGGCTACAGCAGCTTCGGGAGAAAGCTGTGGCTGTTCGGTCACAGAGCGTACAGCCCAATAAGCGCCTTCTGGCCAGGAATCGGAGGAAATGACTCCTCCTTCGACGAGCAGCGTTCGAACGTCAACCCCCAGGACCTTGGCGATCGATTCGTACACGGACGGGGTGGGGAGGGTTTGCCCGTCCAGCATGCGACCGATGGCTGATGTGCTCATCCCGGTATCAATAGCTAGCTGTTTACGCCCGCCGGCGCGTGGTGTCAGGTCGTATCCCGCTTCCTCGGCGAGGCGTCTGACGAGAGCGCCGAAGCGTTCCGCAGGCGTGTCGCCCGGTGGGGTGGTGTCCATACTCCGCATGCCCATGAGGCTAGCGCGCATGCGTGCAACCTATGAACTGGTTGCACGCGTGCAAACTCGCAGGTCGCGGGCCGCTTTGGGGCTGTGATCAGATTTCTCCAGGTCAGATGGGGGAGCACTACCGCGCACGCGGTACGAAATTCGCAACCACCGGTTCTCCCCGTGTCGTAACTTGCACGCATGCAAGCACGTCGCTATGTTCCTCCCATGCATCTACTTGCACGCATGCAAGCAACTCGGATGCGTGGACGTACGAAGGGAGAGGACCATGACCAGGCTCCGGCTCAACGCCAGCGCGTTGAGCGAGCAGGCCGAGAAAGCCGGCGACACCACGAGCTACGCCATCGCGCTCCGTGCGGGCGTTCAGCCCTCGACGTTGTCGCGACTCCTCAACGGAACCACCACGCCCACCCTCGCGACGCTCGTCGCGTTGAAGACGGCGTACCGGATGGACACGATCGACTCGCTCGTCCTGGTGCCCGAGCAGGCATCGGCATGAGCCGTCCTGTTCTGGTGCAGCCGTCCGCCGTCGCCGCTCGGGCCGAGTACTGCCGGTGCACGACCGTGCAGAACTACGACTACGACGAGGCCGCAGCCAAGCTCCGCTGCAAGGCCCGCTTCCTCCAGGACCGGATCAGCAGCCTTCCGCATCAGCGGCTCGGTGAGTCCGTCTCGTTCTGCGACTGCGAACTCGCAATCATCCGGGCCCTTTTCAGCACCATGCCGAGCTGCATCAAGCCTGCGCTCGACGTCCAGGAGCAGCCGACGCCGGCGAATGTCCTCCGGTCGATCGCCCCTGCCAGGGCTCGACGGAACAAGACCGGCTCCTAGGCGACGCCGTCGGGAGCGACGGGCCTGGCCGGGCCTTAGTCGCCGCCCCCGACGTCGCCGGAACCTCAAGAACTCGCGAATCGAGGAACCGTGAACCAGCACTCTAGCCCCGACCACGACCCGCGGACCTGCCGACTGTGCGGTCCGCTGCGTCACCCCTCCCACGTGAAGACGCGCCGGGCCCTGGCCGCCCTGCCGCGCCAGGCGGCGCACGCGCCGAAGGGCGGTGCCCGCTGATGAGGTCTCGCACGCGCATCGACCACGTCGCCGCCGCCACTGCGGCCCGCTGCGAGCCGGGCGTCTTCAAGCTGGTCGGCGTCTACCGCACCCGGGCGGCCGCCCTGAGCGGCACCGACCTGATCGCCTCGACGACGGCGCCGTTCTACCGGCCCGCCGAGGCGTACGAGGGGTACGTCGCCCCGCACGAGGACGGCACGGCGCTGTGGGTCCGCTACGTCCAGGACGTCGCCGACCTGGAGCCGATGCCCCGGTCCATGACCTACCGGATCTGCGACCGGGGCACCGGGCGCGGCTACGAGGGCGTCAAGGTCGTCACCGTCGAGGTCGACCCCTGGTGCCCGCGCTGCGGCGGACCGCGCGGCACGGCGCGGCCGTCCCGCTTCTGCGAGGACGGTGAGTACTACAGCGTCCACGAGTGGGACAACCCGTGCGGGCACGTCGACATGTACTTCGAGGTCCTGGCCGAGGCCCGCAAGCGGACGGAGCGCCTGGAGGCGGCCGCCGCTCGTGCCGCGTGCTCGTGCGACGACGGCCTGATCGAGTACCAGGCGCGTGACGGCGAGTTCGTGACGCTGCGGTGCACCGAGTGCACGCCGGGCGGTGAGGCGTGATGACGGATCGCCTGGGCCACTCCGCGTACATCGACCACGCCGCCACGGCGGCACGGGCCAAGCTGCACCCGGGGGAGTGGCTGTGCGCCGGGTCGTACGAGAACGGCAACTCGGCCGAGAAAGCCGCGCGCCGCATCCGCACGGGTGAGACCGGCTCCTACGCGCGGATCGGTGTCTTCGCGGCCACCGTCCGCCCGGCGGACGGCTTCCCCGAGGTGTGGGTGCGCTACCTGCGCGCGCCCGGCCAGCCGGCGAAGCCGCTGGACATGCGGCCCATCGAGGAGGTCGCGGCGCCGCGCGTCGCCCTGAGCGGGGACGCCGGCCGGTTCCAGGCCCTGGTGTCCAGTGCCCTGGCCCGGTACGCGTCCGGTGAGGACGTGGCCACCGAGCGGTGCACGTGGCACGACCCGGTTCGGGTGGCCGCCGACATCGAGGCGATGGCCGGCCTGCGTCGCCTGCGCCAGTTCCGTAAGGCCGGGGGTGCGGCATGACGGTGCTGACCCCTGCTCTGTTCGACCTGCCGGGCGAGGACGCGGTCATTCTGCGAGACGCCCCTGCCGCTCGGCTCCTCCTGCCCGCCAACGCCTCGCGCTGGGAGTGGGAGGCGGCTCGCCGCCTGGGCCTGGGCGGCTCGGACATCGCGGCGATCCTCGGGCTCGGCGGAGGGAAGTACAGCTCCCCGCGCCACGTGTTCGAGGCGAAGCACGGCCGTGCCGAGAAGGTCACGTCCGAGGCCGCCGAGATCGGCACGGAGATCGAGGGCTTCATCGCCCGGATGTTCACGAAGCGGTCCGGGATCAGGGTGATGATGCCGCCCGGGACGCTGGCGAACGTCGAGCGGCCGTGGATGCTGGCCAACGTCGACCGATACGCCCTCGACTCCTTCGGCCACGTCGTCGGTCCGCTGGAGTGCAAGAACCGTTCGGCGTATCAGCTCTCCGACTGGGAGAACGGCCAGGTCCCGGACGCTCCGGCAATCCAGTGCCTCTGGTACATGGCGGTCGGGGGCTGGGACCACGGGTACGTGGCCGCGCTCGTCGGCGGTAACACGCTGCGCTGGCAGCGGATCGAGCGCGATGAGGAGATCATCGCGGACCTCATCGACTTCTGCGGGGTCTGGTTCGAGCGGCACGTCGTTGAGGGCTTCCCGCCGCCGGCCGACGGTTACGAGGCCACGACCAAGCTGCTCTCCAAGCTGTGGTCGGTGAAGGCCGAGACGGTCGCCCAGGTCGACCTGGCGCGGGCCAAGGAGCTGCGGGCGCGCCGCGCGGACCTCAAGGACCAGGAGAAGGACCTCGCGCACCAGTTGCGGACCGTGGAGAACGAGATGCGGCTGATCGCCGCTGACGCCCCGGTCGTCGAGGCCAACGGCAAGGTCGCGTGGACCTGGAAGCCGGGGAACTTCGCCCCGAAGCAGTTCGCGGACGCGGAGCCGGAACTGGCCGCCAAGTACACGCGGATGGCGCCCGTGCTCGACCTCGACCGGCTCAAGGCCGAACGGCCCGAGATCTACGAGAAGTACCGCGGCCGCACCCTCAACGTCCCGAAGAAGGAGATCTGATCATGGCGTTGAACTCCCTGAGGGACCGGGTGCGTGCCGCCGTCACCCCTGCGGCCCCGACCGGCGGAACCGTGCAGGAACTCGCCGAGGACGTCCAGTCGGGTCCGTCGGAGCGGATGCACGAGGCCGCGCGAGGCGAGGCCGGGCCCGTCACGGATCACGCCGCTGCCTGGCTCGCCCGGTACGCCGACGAGTTCACCAAGGCGCTGCCGTCCCACATGGACGCCGGAGCGTTCCTCGCGGCCGTGCGGACGATCCTGCCGGACTTGGTGCAGTGCACCCCGGCGAGCCTGCTCCAGGCGCTCCTGGCGTGCGCCCGGTTCGGGCTCCTGCCCGACGGCCGGCACGCGGTCATCACCCGCGAGGGCTCGATCGCCTCGTTCGTGCCGATGGCGCAGGGCTACGTGGAGCTGATGTACCGCTCGGGCCGGGTCGGTTCGGTGCACGTCGGGATGATCCACGAGGCCGACGAGTGGAGCTACGAGCCGACGGCTCCGGCGCCTGCGGACTTCGTGCACAAGCCGGCCGTGGCCCTGCCGAAGGCACAGCGCGGCCCGGTGATCCTGGCCTACGCGTTCTGCTGGATGACGTCGGGTGCCCGCTCGCAGGTGATCGTGCTGTCCCGGGAGGACGCCGAGGAGATCCGCGACGAGTACTCGGTGGCCTACCAGCGGGCGAAGGAGGCCGGGAGGACGGATTCCTTCTGGCACACCGACTTCGACCGGATGTGGGCCAAGAGCGCGCTGCGCCGCCTGCACAAGGTCGTGCCGCTGTCGGCCGAGCTGGTCGCTCTGGAGAAGGCCGACGACGCCGGGGACGCCGGTGAGGTGCAGGTGATCCACGCCCCGGCCGACGACGTCCAGCTCCTGGCCGACGCGGTCGCCGCGCACCAGGCGGCCGAGGCCTCCCAGGAGCCGTCGGCCGCGCCGGTCTCGGCGCGGCTGATGCGCAAGCAGCCCCGGCGCACCAGCCGCGAGGGCCGCAAGCAGGAACGGGCCCGAAGCAGCCGGGACGCCGCCAGGCGCGACCAGCCCAAGCACCTCGCCCGCAAGGGCCGCAGGAAGGGCCGCCGGTGACGGCGGATTCCCGCCCCCTGCCCGTGGGGACGCGCCCTGGCCTTCGGGCCGGGGCCGTCCCCCGGGACCGGGGCACGACGGCGCGGAGGTGGGCCTCGTGACGGTCCTGTCCGCGCTCACGGCGGCCCTGGCCGCCACCGCCCTGCTGATCCACGTGGCGCGCGGCCTGGCCGCCCGCGCCGCCGGGCCGGCCGCCGGATTCCGGCCCGGCCCGCTGTGGGTGTGGTGCCCCGCCGAGGAGCGCCCGACCCCGCATTCCGTCGACACCGGCGCCCGCCGGTGCCGCTCCTGCAAGACCACGAGTTCGACGACCCCGACGACAGAGGAGACGCGCGATGCTGCATGAGCCGTTCGGACCCGAATACGTCCGGCCCCGGCAGGCCGACTGCCCCGACTGCGGGTGCTGCACGGCCGCCCTGTGCGACCGGGGCCGTACCAGCGTGATGCGCTGCCACGGGCACGTCGACAACGACCACCACCTGATGGTGCGGGAGTGCCCGTGCTCGGCGGAGACGACCGCGCAGACGGCGGCCTGGCACATGGCCCGGGCCAACGCGACGCGCCTCGCGGTGGAGCGGCTGCTGCCGGCCGACGTCGAGGCGATGCTGCGGGCCCTGGCGGACGGCGTGGTCCCCGAGGACCCGGCGAACCTGTTCCCCCAGCTGTACCTCCGGGGCCTGGCGCGCGTCGTCGACGAGGTGCGGGCGATCACGGAGATGGGCCGCGTGTACCTGCGGGCCCGTGACGGGCAGCGGACGGTCACGCGCGTCCAGGTCGTCGCCGTGGACGAGAAGGCGGACCGGGCGGAGGTCGTGATCCCGGCGTGGCGGCCCGGCGAGCGGGTCGCCGTGCTGGGGCACCAGATCGTGAGCAACTCCGGCATCGCGAAGGACCTGCTGCCGGGCCTGTGGCTGGAGGCGGAGGTCAACTGCGACGCGGCGGGCGTGGAGGAGTTGGTCGTCACGCAGTTCCGCAGCCCGACGCCGCCGCCCGCCGAACCTGTCCCGCCCGCCGCGCCCGAGCCGGTTGCGCGGGTGCAGGCGGCCGCGCCCCTGCCGGCCATGGTGCCGGTCGACGAACCGGCGCTCGCGGTGCCGCTGTGGATGCGCGGCGGAGGTGCGTCGTGACGATCGTCCCCTCGCAGCGCGACGACGAGCCGGTCCTGCCGGTCGTCCGCGCCTCCAGCCTCCTGCCGCCCGGCGGGAACGACCAGGACCGGGCGCGGGCCCGGCTGCTTGCCGGTGCTCTGGCGCCGGGGGTGGCCGACTACAAGGTGGTCGTGATCCCAGGCGTCCCGCACGCCAAGGAACGGCCCCGGGCCGGTGAGGGCCGGGTCTACAAGAGCAGTGGGGACCAGAAGGCGGAGACGGCGACCGGGTGGCTGCTGCGGCCCTCGTTCCGCCAGCCGTGGGCCGGGAACCTCGCGATCGGCTGCGTGTTCTTCCGGCCGACGAAGCAGCACATCGACACCGACAACTTGCTCAAGCACGTGTGCGACGCGGGGAACGGCATCGCCTGGTTCGACGACGCGCAGATCACCGCGAAGTACGGGGTGCTGGAGCTGGACGCGGCCACCCCGCGGACCCTGCTGGTCGTCACCCGGCACGTCTCCTCGATGGACCGCAGCGACGTCACCAAGGCCCGCCCGCCCCGCCGGAGGCCACGGTGAGCGTGACGCTGGAGGAGATCTCGGCCGCGCTCGATGCGGCCGCCGATGCCCGGCCGGTCGGGCGGGTCCCGGTACTGGCCTGTCGACGGCCGGCGGCCCGGACGCGGGAGCACGCCTTCCACCAGTGGGTCCTGTCCGTGGACGGCGGGCATCTGCACTGGACCGGCCAGACCGAGCACGGCAGCCCGGTCCTGTGGTTCCGCAGCGTGCGCGAGAGCGTCTACCGGCTCGCGTTCCGCCTGCACCACGGCCGCGCCCCGCACGGCCAGGTCCGGTGGTCGTGCGACTACCAGGGCTGCGTGGCCGGTGAGCACCTGACGGACCGCGTGATCCGCGCCCAGGCCGCCGCGGGGGCCCGGCCGTGACCCTGTTCAGCGCGTTCCTGTACTACGGCGCGGCCGTCGACACGGTCCTGGACGCCGCCCCGGTGTGGGCGCCGTCGCTCCTCGCCGGCCTGGCGCTCGGCGCCGGTGTCCGCCGCGTCCCGAGGCCGGTCCGGACTCGTCCGGACCGGTCCGGACCCACCCCCCATCCCTGTCCGGACTGCCCGAGCAGGGAGGGCCGTTGATCGGCTTTGACCTGCACGGACCCGAGTCCGGATTCGTCCGGCGGACGCATCCGGATACGCCCGCACTGTCCGAGTACCACGAGGAAGACCTGATGTCCTTCATCCCCCGCCGCGAGGACCACACCACCCCCGAGCGGCCTTCGTCCTGGCGTGACGAGGCGGCCTGTGTCGGCTGGAATCCGGAGCTGTTCTTCCCCGTCGCCGAGAAGGGCGTCCCGGCCTCGTTGAAGACCCGCCCCGCGAAGGAGGTGTGCGGGGCCTGTCCGGTCGTCGCCGAGTGCCTGGCGCACGCCCTCCAGCGGCCGGAGGAGTACGGCGTGTGGGGCGGTCTCGACGAGTACGAGCGCGCCGACCTCCTGCGCAAGGCGCGCGTCGCCGCCGAGGAGAGCTACCGCCGGGCGAAGGAGCGGGCCGATGCCACGTGCTCGTAGACCCGCTCCGCGCCGTACGCCGGCGCTGCCGCCCGGCGGCCTCCTGGACTGGTCCGCGCCCTGGCACTGGTCCGCCGAGGCCCGCCCGTGCCGGTACTGCGGCGCCCCCACCCACCTGCGGGACTCCAAGCGGCACCCCGCCGACAAGGTCTGCGCCGAGGGCGCCCTGGCCGACATCGACCAGATCGTCCGCGTCTACAGCGGCCAAGCCGAGCTGTGACCCCCTACCCACCTGCACCACCGTACGAAGGAGCGTCACCCGTGAGCACCGAACCCCAGAGCCCCGAGGGCGAGCATGGTCTGCCCATCGAGCCGGGCCGCCGCAAGCGGCTGCGCGGCCAGGAGCGCGCCGACATGCGCGCCAAGCTCGCCAAGCAGTACGCCGAGGAAGGGAAGTCGATCCGGGACCTGGCCGCCGAGCATGACCGCTCGTTCGGCCTGATCCGCGTCCTGCTCCAGGAGGCCGACGTCGAGTTTCGCTCGCGCCGCCACCGCCGTCCGAAGGCGGAGGGCGAGGCGTGAGCACCGTCCAGTGGCGCGGCGCCGTCACCTTCACCGTCGGCGTGTTCCTCGTAGCGCTCCTGGCCGTGCTCCTCAGCGCGTGCGGCACGGACGACGACTACGACGACGGCGACGGGGAGTGGTTCGCCCTCGCGGCGGTCGCCAAGCCCGCGCCGCCGGCTCCCCGCCCGGCCGCCCCGGTGCCCCGGCCCCCGGCCCCGGCACCGAAGGCCCCGCGGCTGGACAAGGCCCCGGCGAGGAAGGTGCCGGTCGCTCCGGCTCCGGCCGTCCAGGGCCCGGCCGTCCAAGGGCCCGTCCCGGCCCCGTCACCCAGCAAGAAGAAGTCCGGCCGCAAGCACTGCGGCGACGTCGACCTCTGCGACTGACCCGCCCGACCCCGCACAGCCGCCCCACCACCCGGTGGGGCGGCACGGCCAGTTCAGGAAGGAGCCCCGCGTGCCCCGGTACCCGCGATGCGGACGCTGCGGCCTCGACGTGCTGTGGACCGTCACCGAGGCCGGGAACCGGCTCGCCGTCGACGCCACCCCGAACGAGCAGGGGAACGCGGCCGTGCGCCGTGACGGCACCGGCACCTACCGGTCCCGGCGCCCGTCCGACGAACTGCCGCTCATGGGCTGGGAGCGGCTGCACATGCCGCACGTGGCGACGTGCGAGCCCTCGCGCCGCACGCCGGCTCCGGTCCGGCGCGGACCGCTGCCTCCGGGCGTCCTCGACCTCTCGGCGTACCGCCAGAAGCGGAGCCGGTCATGAGGGCCCGGGCAACGCGAGTAGGCCGTCCTCGGGGAGGGCGGCCTGGAGTGACGCGGCGCTCAGGCGTCCTGCTGCTTGCCGCCGTCCGGCACGGCCGGAACGGCGGTCTCGCCGAGGGCTTCCAGCGCACGGCGGTAGAAGTCCACGGGCACGACCACGGCGGCCTCAACGGTGCGGTTCAGCAGCAGCGTGACGTCACCGCCGTAGCGGGAACGGCCGACGACCTCGCCGAAGACGTTACGGGCCTCAGCGATGGTGGCTCGGTGCTCGGTGCGGGTGCTCATGCGATCACTGTAGCTGATCGACACGGACGTCATGTGCAAGATGTGCAACTTAGGCAAAACAGCTACTATGGGCACATGATCAATGACCTCCTGTCGGGGGTGCTCATTGCTGCCCCGATGGCCCCGCCTGTGATCTGGCGGACCGACTACGGGCACCGCCGGAGGCCCGACCTGCTCTGTCCGCACGAGGGCTACGGCCTGACCTGCGACACGTACGAGTCCATGCGCGACCGGGCGCAGGACCGCTGCGAGATCTGCGGGCTCCTCGACCGGGACACCCTGCGCGGCCAGATCGTCATCGACCACTTCCGGGGCGGAGGCGTGTTTTTCGTCCGGGGGCTCGTGTGCGACCGGTGCAACGCGCTGATGTCCCGCCACGACGGAACGGCCCTCTGGGGACCCAAGACGCTGCCCGGCAAGGCCGCCGCGCGCGCCTACCACCTCAGGGCCTTCGAGAAGCCCAGCCCCGAGGAACTGGAACGCGCCGATGGAGAGATCTTGCGCCGGAAGACCCTCCTCCACATCGCGCGTAACTACCCGGAGCGGGCAGTCGGCCTCGGGGCGGCCCTCCGTGCCGCCAACTTCTGATCCACCACCCATCCAGCACGACCGAGAAGAGACCCCCATGAGCCACGAGGCAGTCACCCGGGCGGCATGTGCCGTGCCCGTGTCGATGCCCGAGCTGGGTGGCATTTCCCTCTCCGGCGGTGGCCGGTGAGCCTGTATCCGATCATCTGGGCCGCCGAGCACGCGCCCGTGGTGGACGCCGAGGAACGCGCCATCCTCATGGCCCTGGTGATGAAGGGCGACTTCGACGGCCTGAACTGCTTCCGCTCGTACAAGACGCTGGCGAAGGTGGCTCGGGTCGACGAGAAGACGGCCGGACGTCGCTGCCGGGCGCTGGAGTCCCGGGGCGTCCTCAAGCGCCAGGAGAAGCACTGCTCTCCGGTGTGGTCGGCGATCCCGGAGTCACAGCGGCCGGTGATCTGGGAGGCCATGATCCCGGCGGAGTGGTGGAGTGCCGCTCAGCTCGCGGACATCAACGAGCAGCGGGCGAACCTCGGCCGGGTGCCGATCACGCCGGAGAACCGGCCGGCTCTGGGAGAGGCCCCGCCGAAGAAGGAGCGGGCCGACAAGGGCACGAAGCGGCCGAAGAAGAAGCCGGTCAGCGAGGGGGAGGGGACTGCAAGTCCGGGGGGCGACCCGGGGACTACAAGTCCCCACCCCCAGGACTACAAGTCCCCACCCCCCGGACTACAAGTCCCACAACCTTCTGAGTCACCTTCCGAGTCACCCTCTGAGAACAACCACGCGGTTGCTGACGCCGTAGGCAAGAGTGCGGGTGGTTTCGCGCGTGCGGACTCGGGCGCTTCTGCGGCTGGTGAAAGCGGCACGGCCGGTGGCGGCTCCGCCGCGTCGGAACCCCAGCTCCCTCCACAGCGAAAGTCCTCCCCGCGTCCACAGACGACGAAGACCCGGCCCCGGAAGGAGTCGGCCGGCTTCGAGATGGTCCGGGGCGCCGTTCCGGTTGCTGTGGCTCGTCCTGGCACGCGGCTGTACCCGGGGCTTCACCGGGCGATCAACGACCTGCTGGACGGCAACGCCGAGGCGGGCATCCCGCGCCGGACGCCCGAGCAGGTCATCGCCCGGATGAACCGGCGCTGGTACGGCGAGGACGCCGACGTGCGGGCCGCGAGCGACTACCGCGGCTGCGAGCGGTGCACCGCGACCGGCTGCACGTCTCCCCGCCGGGGCCCCGACGACGCGGACGGCTGCGACCGGATCAAGAACCCGTCGTCGTGGCTGGCTGCCGCTCTGATCGCCCAGGACTGCCCCGACCCCGGGTGCGAGGACGGGCAGATCATCGGCGCCGGTGCCTGCCAGGCGTGCCAGAAGCGCCGTGAGGAGCACCGGGAAGCCGCCCGCGTGGTCGCTGAGGCCCGCGCCCGCTGGGAGGTGGACACGGAGACCTACGGCGCCGCACGGGCCGCCCTGGACGCCTGGACGGCAGCCGAGACAGCCGAGGAACGGCGCCTTCGCCAGACCCTCGGGGCGACCGGTCTGTACGGCGCGAAGCTCGACCACCACGTGCAGCGCCACCTGTCCGGCTGGCGCGACCGGAACCCCAAGCCCGCCGCCCCGGCCCGGAGCGGATCTCACGAGCGGCGGGAGGCCACCGCGTGAACCCCGACTTCCTTCCCCCGCTGGCCGCGTCGCTGCGCGCGCTGGGCGCGTTCGCCGCCCGGCACGAGGTCAACGACGGCACCCTCGCGGAGATCGCCGACGAGCTCGACACCGCGCGCTCGCTGGTCGCCTCCGCGCGGGGAGTGGCACGGGCGAACCGGTGCGCACGGCACCCCGGGGCCCCGGTCGACCCCGACGTCCCCAACGGCTGCTTCTTCTGCGGCAAGTCCCAGGCCCGCCCCAGCCGGGGACTCCCCGACGACTTCGTGCCCGGCGAGGTCCTGCGGTTCATCGCCGAGCACGGCCACGACGCGGCCACCGAACGCTACGGCGCCCGGGCAGTGACCCACGCCGTCGCGATCGGCAACCGCCACCCCGCAAGCCGGCGGCCGGTACCCCCGGCCCGACCGGACACCACCGAAGGAGAACCCACGTGAAAGACCTGGACACCCCCGAGGAGACGCGGGAGTTCCTGCGCCTGTGCCTGGACCCGGGCCACGGGATCCAGCGGACCCCGGACAAGCTGGCCGAGATCATGCCGCCGCAGATGCGCGACCAGGTCGAGGCCTTCGCCCCGCACCTGACCTACCTGCGAGGCATCGCCGACATGGCCCAGGCCGGGGCCGACGAGGCGCGCGCCGCGTACGCCGGGGCCCTGGCCGACTGGATCGACGGGAAGCCCGCCCCGGACCTCGCGCCGGACACCGAGCCCCGGCCCGTGGTCGACCTGGCCACCCTCGCCGAAGCGCTCATGGACTCCCACGACGGCTTCGTCCTCGACCTGTCGCCCGGCTGCGCCGACCTGATGGCCGGCCGCCTGCTCAAGCAGTTCCGCATCCAGCCCCTCCCCACCGAAGGGAACTGACCATGCCCGAGAGCACCCTCACCACCGCGGCGGCGTCCGCGCGGCGGCCGCTGCGCGAACGCGGCGAGTGCCCCGCCTGCCACATCCCCTACGCCCTGACGAAGAGCGGCCGCGTCGGCTGGCACCACGGCATCACCGAAGCCGGGTTCTCCACCGGCGAGACGTGCGACGGCGTCGGCCGCCACCCGTTCATCCCGGCAGGTGCCTGATGGCACCGAAGCGACCCCTGTCCGACCGCCCCGAGCTGGACGCCATCGAGCCCGGCTACTACGCGGTCCTCGACCCTGACGACCCGGGGACGGTCACGTACTGGCACCGCGTGCGGAACGCCAAGCGCGACGTGCTCCAGGCGTGGCCCCCGCGGGCCTCCTACGGGCCGCGCGCGCCCATGCGGCTCCCCGCCGACCCGCACGCCCGGTTCGAGGCCGCGAAGGAGTGGTGGGAGGAGCGCCGCGCGTACCTGGACCGGGTCGTCGCCGCGATCCACGAGGCGCCCGAGGCCGCCGCCCGCTGCTTCGCCGACCTGAACGTCCGCTGCTGGAACTGCGGCCGCGCACTTCGCGACGAGACGTCGAAGGTCGTCGGCATCGGCCCGGACTGCCGCAGCGGCCTCGACCCGGCCACCCTCGCCCGCTACTGCACCCCCGAGGTCGGCCGTGCTCACGCCGAGCACCTGGCCGCTCTGCGCGCCGCGAACGAGGTGACCGGCCGATGAGCGGGATCACTGTGGCCACGATCGTTGAGGACGCCATCGTGATCGGCGCAGGCGGAGGCCAGGACTGCGGCGTGAAACTCCTCAGCCTGATCATGGAGAACGGGCCGGATGCCACGTTCGAGGTCCTGATGGCGCTCGGTGCCGCCGCGACGCACCGGGTGAACGAGGACCCGGACCCCGTCGCCCTGCTCGCCCGGGTCGTCTTCGGGCCCGAACGGGCGGCCACGCCCGTCGACCAGGCGCCGCCGGCCCACCGGTTCGTCGCCGAGTTCCTGACCGCCGTGGCCCGCAACGACGCCGCCACGGCCCGGGAGCTGTTCGAGACGTTCGTCGCCGACCACTACCGGCCCGGCTATCAGCGCGTCGGGCTCGCGGTCGGCCTGGCCTACCGCGCGGCCCTGGCCGCCGCCGAACGCCTCGCAGCGCAAGGCGAGCCGGATGGACTGGCACACCCGGGAGGGGACGCGGTCCGGCGCATGGCCCGCGTGCTCTGCGACGTGATCGGCGACGCCCGATGACCGGCCGGAGCACGCCCCGAGGCGCGTACACCGGCCGCCCGTGCCGGGGCTGCCGCACCCCGATCCCGTCACGGCTGTACCTGTGCGGCGACTGCTGGGACCAACTGCCGCCCGTCGCCCGCCGAGCCCTGAACCGGCGCGACGACCAGGCCACCGCCCGGCTCCGCCAGCTCTACGACCACGTCGACAGCGGGCGCCCGCTCGCAGAACTGGAGATCACCGCATGATCCTGAGCAGCCGCCCCGACGTCGTCGAGGCACTGGAAAGCGCCGGATGGACCGGCGTCGCCGAAGACCCGAACGAGAAGTTGCGGCATCCCTCGGGCGCCGCGTGGGCGTTCCTCCCCGATGGCAGGTGCGGTCTGGTCTGCCCCAACGGGGTGATCGTCGAGATCCCTTGGGGGACCCCGGACTCGGTCGTCATCGCCGCGTGCCTCGCGGCCGCCGACCAGCTCCAGCCCACCCCGGCCGACATGCCGTGCGAGAAGTGCAAGCACCCGCAGCGCGGCCACGGGGAGGACGTGTGCGGGGCGGAGATCCTCGTCCAGGGCATCGTGTTCTTCTGCGGCTGCCCCTCGGACAACACCCAGCCCCAGCCCGCGCCCGAGGCGTCGGTCGTGGCCCCGACGGAGACGAGGGTGCCGGTGCGGGTGTCGCGGACGGCGATGGCCGCCTACAAGGTGCCCGCCCTGTCCCGCATCGAGGTCGACAAGGAGGCGCGCACGAACCCCCGGCCCGAGGACTGCCCGCAGTGCCAGGCCGGGAGCGCGGTCGGTCACTGGCCGAGCAGCCTGTGCGTGTCGGCCTTCGCCCGGGGCGCGTTCAACGCCGACCGGCTCCTGCGCGTGCACTGCACCTGTGACCGCTGCTTCTGAGCCGACGGCCGGGGGGGGGGGGGGGGGGGGGGGGGGGGGGGGGGGCGGGCGGGGCGGGGGGGGGGGCGCGCCCGGCAACAGACAGCGCCGCCCCCCCCCCGCCGGGGGGGCGGGGGGGGCGCGCCGGTGGGGCGCGGGGGGGCGGGGGGGGGGGGGGGGGGGCCCGCCGCGGGCCCCCCCCCCCCCCCCCCCCCCGGCCTGGCCGACATCCCATCACGAAGGACCGCCCCGACCGTGATCCACCCCCATGTGAGTGTCGTCTCCCGAGCGCTCTCCCACGCCGTCGTCGGCGACCGCGAACAGGGCCTCGCCCTGCTGCGGCCCCTGGTCGACGACAGCCTGGAATCGGCGTACGCGGTGCTGCGCACCCTCGCCCAGGTCGTCGTCTACCGCTCCTCCCAGGCCGGGCCGGTCACCGTCACGATCCACGGTCTCGGCGAAGCCGAAGGCCTCGACGGCCTCCCGGCGCCGCTGCGGTTCACCGTCCGGTTCCTCGCGGCCTGCACGGAGCAGGACGACACCACGGCGACCGCCCTGTTCTGGTCGGCCGCCGAACCCGCCGACGGCACCCCGCTCCTCACTGACGCCGTCGGCACCCTGTTCGACCTGGCGACCGCCAGCACCCGCGACGCCGTCCGCGAGCACCTGGCCCGCCGCCCACATTCCGGAGAGGACACCCCGTGATCCCTGCACGCAACGCGGTCGCCGGCCTGTACGCCGCCGCCTACATGGGCGCCTCGTACGCCGCCGTCCGTGCCGTCGACGACGGCCAGGGCTTCTACGCCGCCGCCCTGTTCGCCCTGTCGGCGGTCCTCCTGATCGGGATACGGCACGAGTACCGCAACGCCGCCCGCATGATCCACCTCGCCGCCTCCTACCGGCACCACCAGATGCCCGGCGCCCCGGACATCGAGTGCGCCACGGCGCTGCCGCCCGGCTGCCGGTGCGAGACCTGGTGGACCAGCCTCGGCGCCCGCCACGACACCCACTGCCCCGCCCGGAAGGACCACACGTGATGGACCTGTTCCCCGACGGTGTCCGCAAGATCCTGCCGTTCCTGACCCCGGTGTGCGCCCAGGACGGCGGCGAGTCCCCATTCGGCTGGACCTCCTCGTCCCTGCCGTGCAGCGGCATCTACGGCGACCCAGCCACCTGGCACGAAGTACCGCCCGAGCTGACTGCCGAGACCGTCGCCGAACTCGCCGCCTGCGGCTGGCCCCGGGCGTACGCCACCGAGCACAGCATCGTCGTCCCCCTCGACGACCGCGCCACAGGCCTACCCGACCAGGCCGCCCGAGGAGAGCACCTGTACGCCATGTGGGGCTGGCCCCGGCCCGAATGGGCGTGGGGCACCGCCCACCCCCACGCGCCCGCCGGCGGAACCCTCGCCCAGCTCCTCGCCCCACCGGACGACCCCCACGAGGTCGCCGCCCAGATCGTGCGCGTCCTGCACACCGGAAGGGCCCTGCCGTGAGCGCCCGGATCACCCTGCGCTGCGACCGGGAATGGCGCGACGGCTCCTGCCCCCGCCAGCTCCCCACCCTCGCCGCCACCGTCGACGACGCCCGCCAGTACGGCGCCCTGGAGCACTGGACCCACCACGGCGGCCGCGACTACTGCCCCCTGCACGGCGGACCCACCGGCCGCACCGCCACCGTCCGCCTCGACATCGCCCCCCAGAACGGAGACACCCCCTCGTGAGCACCCCGACCACCACCCCCGTGCCGGCCACCGGCCCCGAAGCCGCCGCCCACGTCCACTACACCGACCCGCGCACCGCAGCCCTCTCCCGGGCCGCGCACGCCGCCTACCCCGACGACGACCGCCAGTGGTGGGCCCTGGACCAGCACGAGCAGCACGTATGGCGCACCGGCGCCCGCGACATGCTCCGCGCGGCCGTCACCGTCGGCCTCCTGCCCCGCGTCGTGCCCTCCACCGGCCGCGCCCTGGCCGCCGTCCCCCTCGACGTCCGCCCCGGCGACGGCCTGCCCCGCCTCGGGACCCGCGGGCGCGGCGCCACGTTCCGCGAAGCCGCCGCCCTCATCGCCCCCGACACCTACGGCTGGGGCGGACCCGACCACTACGACGCGTGGAAGACCGCGCAGGCAACGCTCCTCGAGCGCGCCGCCGCCGAAGACGAAGCCGACGACGGCACCGCCACCCACCGCAGCCCCGAAGCACTCGCGGCCGCCCTCGCCCGCGTCGAGGCCTGGGCCGACCAGCTCGACGACACCGCCCAGCGCAAGGCAGGCCGCCTGTCGGCGACCGACCCGACCGCCGACATCATCCGCGGCCTGCTCGACGGCTCCCGCCACGGCGAAGCCCCCCACTGACCCCGCCCACCGGCCCGGCCGCCCGCGCGCGGCCGTGCCCAACCCACCGGAAGGAGGCCCCTCATGGGATGGGGCTCCGCAGGAATCAAGATCTTTGACCCCGTCGCCCGAGTGCTCATCAACGCTGGCGTCGATGAGGACACCCAGGTGAAGGCCCTCGGCGACATCATCGAAGCGCTCCGGACGGAGGACTGGGACACCGAGCAGGACTCCCTCGACCAGTTCCTCGACCACCCCGGCGTAGTGAGGGCGTTCGCCCGCCACGGCATCACCGCACCCTCGGCCGCCCACCGCGAGGAGGCCCGTCGTGTGTAAGATCCCGACACTCTTCCTCCGCGACCCCGACGACCGCCGGTACGTGCTCCCGGAGGTGAACCCGGAGTGTGCCTGGGTCCTCGAAGGCGAAGGCGTGGCCACTCGGAAGTGGGACGGCACCTGCACCCGCCTCGACGAGGGCGGCGCCTGGTGGGCCCGCCGCGAGGTCAAACCCGGTAAGACGGCCCCCGATGGCTTCCAGCTCGTCCAGGAGGACCCGGTCACCGGCAAGAAGGTCGGCTGGGAGCCCGTCGCCCAGTCGGCGTTCGCGAAGTACCACGCCCAGGCGCTGGCCATCGGCAACGACTACTTCCGCCGCGGCACGTACGAACTCCTCGGCCCCAAGGTCAACGGCAACCCCGACGGGTTCGAGCAGCACATCCTCATCGGTCGTGGCTGGGCCCCGTTCAGCGACCGCCTCGCCTACGACAAGGCCCCGCGCGATTACGAAGCCCTGCGGACCTGGCTCCACGCCCGCCCCCACGAGGGCATCGTCTGGCACCGCGACCCGCACGCCCCGGACGCTGGCATGGCCAAGCTCAAGGCCCGCGACTTCCCCCGCACCCGCCGCGAACTGACCCCGGAGAAGCGCTCATGCACCACTACCCGAATCCCATCTACGACGAGCACTGGCAGGGCGAAGAACTCGCCGTCGACGCCACCCACCACTATCTGTGGATCTGGCATGGCTTCAACATCCGCCTGATCGCCGTCCCGGCCGGCGAAGCCCGATCCGGGGGCTACGACCACGGCTGGTGCTACCCGCGCGACCCTGAGCTGGTGAAGGCCGCCGTTGCCGCCTGGAACTCCGACATCCAGGACGAGCCCCACCAGTGGCACAAGCGGCCCACCACACCCGCGCGGCGGGCACCCCGCCGCGCGGAACAGCCGCACTACAACCGGCCCCGATGCCACCACGGCCACTACATCGCCGAGGGCTGTCGAACCTACAACTGCCCGGACGGTGCCCCACACCTAGCCATTGACTGACCGAAGGAGACGACGATGCACCTGACCGACACCGACACCGACACCGACACCGACACCGACACCGAGACGAAGACCGGCGAGGAACTACCGCCGTACAGCGGCACCGAGATCAGGTGCGCCAAGTGCGCCCATCCGGAGGCCTACACCCGCTACCGGCCGAAAATCAACGCCCACAAGGTGATCGAGTACAACGGCAGGAACCGTTACACCCCGCTCCCCGAGTGTCTGGAGCGGCAGTGCGAGAACTGCGACTACCAGTGGGACGAGGCCTTGAACTCGCCTCCGCCCGCCGACACCGCGTTCCAGTGGAAGGACGCCCCGCAGGTGGCCACCGTCGAGGACGTCGCCCACGCCCTTGACTTCGTCCTGCGGCGCTGGACCGTCGTCCTGCCCTCCGACACCGTCCGCCTGGTCGCCGGCGAACTTGAGGAGCTGCTCTCCATGGAGCGCCGCCCGGACCACCCAGCGTGGGGGCCGGGCGGCCGCGCGAAATCCCTCCTGATCACCCCGTCCCCGCCCGACAGCCCCACCGAAGGCTCTTCGGACCGGCCGGTTCCCCTGACTCGGCGGAACGTCCCGAACCTCGACCAGGCGCCCGGAGGCGACCGGTGACCGGCACCCAGGACAGCCCGGACAAGGGTTCGGACAGCCCCGAGGACTGTCCGGACACCCGGGGCGGGATTGTCCGGACACCCCCGGGCATTGGCGAGACGATCGACTGCGGCCCCCTCCCCACCAGCACGGACGCCGTCCGGACACGACGGTCCGCCCGTACAGGCGGTGTCCGCGTCGAGTACACCGCCAGCGTCCCCCGTCACCTCCTCGAGGTGGCCATTGCCGACGCGTTCACCACCATCGACGCCGCCCGCCGCCCCGGCCCCGCTGACGAAGAGGAGTCCCCGGCGTGCCCCCCGAACAAGCCCAGGCCTGCGCCGCCCTCGTCGTCATCGGCCGACTGGTGAAGCACCACGGCCTGACCGCCGAGGAAGCTGCTACCGCCCTTGCCCAGCATCGCCGCCACGAGACCGGCCCCCACACCGACCTCGTCGCCGCCGAGGCCCGCGCCTTCCTCGCCGAAGCCCTAGGACCCCTACGGGCCGCACCACACAACGCGAAGCCTCAACCACCCCAGCGGCCCACCTGAGCCTCGTGCCGCGCGAGCAGGGCTGAGAACGACACCACGGCGAAGCCTCCGGGACCAGTAGGTCCCGGAGGCTTCGTTCATGCTCCGCACCACTTCCAACGACCGCGCAACCCCAGCGTCACGCGGTTGCTGGCTGCGGCTCCTGCAGTACCGAGGTGACCTCCACGCCATCTCCGCGACGTGCGGCGGAAGGTAGTCGCCCAGGGGGCCACGTCGTCGCTCAGCCGGGCACGCAGCCCGTGAGGGCGCGCCCCGGTAAACAGTTTCTGTGGGTCTTCCTCCGGCCTTCCGGCCTCCTTCGCTAGCCTCTGCCCGCTGTAGAACTGCATGCTGGGCCACGTCTGAGGCACCGTCGCGCTGGCCGGAGCTTCCTCGCTCAGCAGGTCGAGAGGCTGCTACAGGTTATGCAACCGGCTGCCATTTAACACATCGAGGCAGCTCGCCACCCGAGAAGACAAATTCCTTCACTGCCTTCCGAATGAAAGCTACAGGAATCTCTGCATCCTCAGGGAAGAATGCCTCATGCCCCGCTACGTGATAGAAGAGCTCGTCATCGCTTTCCCTATCACCTACGGTCGCGAGATTATGGTCGCCGGAGCCGAAGGTGATAGCCCCCATCTGATTTCCCGGGTTAACACCAACGATGAATTGATGGTCTGGGTGCCCAGACGGGAGCGTCTGACGCTTCAGGGACTGAAACATTGCCGCCGAATGATATTCTTTCTCTGATGAAAGAAGGAAGTCGATCACTCGGTCCACATCCTCAGGCGTCACTATTTCCTGCCAGGCGGACGCATGCTCCGACTTATAGTAAGCCTCGGCTTTCATTTTCACATCAACCCGCCTTCGAATATTGCTCCGAGCGCCAAATTCCATCATTTCCTTTCCAGTGCACTGTGTGCGCTCTCTCGGTTTCGTGGTAGCGGGGTGAGAGACAGTGGCGAGACGGCGCATTGTCGCAGGTAAAACGAGTTTCCTGAGTGGAATGCACTTTCATAGATGTGGGAGATCGCGGTGATTGTACTGCCATGGGGCTGTACCTGTGCAGATGGTGCACTGACATGAAACCGAAAGATCGCACCGCGCCCGATACGGACCGTCGACTGCGTTGGTCCCTCTGGTGCCGCCACCAGGCCCGATTCAGAACCAGCCGCTACCACCAACAAGCCGTCGATCAGGAATAAAGATCACGATCTACAGCTAGAGTATTAGTTGAACCACAAAATACCCACGGCCGAAACCGGCCGTGGGTATTTTGTGAATTTCACACTACCATTCCATGGGCTTCCATGCGACACACCTTGGCCGCTGCCCACCGGATGAAATAAATTCCTTCACGGCTTCCCGAACAAGAGCGATGGAGATCTCGCATTCCGCCGGAAACTCTCTCCTGTGTCCCATGAGATGATATACAGGATCCTCGCGACTTCCAGGTTCTCCAACCGTCACATGGTTTCCGGTTTCATCCATGAAGGTGATGGCGCCCACCTGAAGGTCTGAATTAACGCCGACCATGAGTTCGTGATCGAAGAATCCGGATGGCATCTTACTACGCTCCATTGAATGAACCATAGCAAGGTTGTGGTATTTGGGGCCTGCCAGGAGCGCGTCAATCATGACATCGACGTCGCCCGACGTTGAGATGAATTCCGGATTGCAATTATGATCGCGCCGGTATGCAGCTTGAGCCCTAGCAATTTCTGTCATTTGGGTCCCCATACTTTCTGCAATCCCACTTGCCATTCTCTTTCCAGCGAACCTTCAGGTGTCCGACACCATCGAGCAACAAGTCTAGGACGCGGTCATTGCAGCCCAGATTGGGTGCGCCACACGGCCCGGTCGGGAAATTAATCACGAGCTCGCCGTTCTTGACTCCTCGATTTGCCATCATTGCAATGAACTTCTGTTCAACATGATCGGCAAACCCTGACACCGATGCACCCGGGAGGGCTCCATTTTTCTGAAGCTTTGAGTTGACCCAGTTTATCAGAGACGCATCCGTTCTTCTTGCGCCACTAACTATGTCCCAGGAATGCCCGTTGTCCGCAGAGGCGCCAATTCCAGAGGTCGGCCCACCGTCAAACTCTGGGAGCGCATTCCACATTTCCTCGTAATCAAAACAGATGGATTCGAGATCATCTGAACTGAGCGAGGAAGCCAAGAAACTTCGCCGAACGGGGCAAGTGGTAGAAACACCATCCCGCCTCTTCTCCTTTCGGTACCCATTGACGATATCTTCAATTTTGTCGGAAGCTTTTCCGAGGAGTTTGAGCTTTCCTACCGGAAGGAGCCCGGCAAGCGCCATGGCGCAGTCGCCAGCTGCGGGGTCCTGGGCACACTTAAGCGCATCCGGCCCCCCGCCCACTTCCCAGAGAAGCGAACCTAGGAGTTCAAAGAACTTTCCCATCTCTCGGTTCTGTGCCTCAACCTTGTCGCAGTCTTCCCACTTATATGTGCGCGGAACGAGCATCACGCACTTGTCGTTGTCGCGCTTTCCGTTACCTCCCGTCTCCTGTTCTCGCTTCTTTCTTTCTTCTTCAGCCTTCTCGAGTTCTTCGGCTATCTCCATTTCCAGCTTGGATATGACCTGTTCCCAAGCGGCGGAGGCCATCTTTTGCGCGTCTTCGGCGTTCTTGCCGGCTTGGACAGCGGAGGCTTTAGCGGCGTCAGCGGCATCGCCTGCGGAAGCAGCAGACTTGCGTGCGTAAGCTGCGGAGGCCTCGGCCTGGTTGGCGGAGGCTTCTGCGGCGTCTGCGTCCTGGTCGGCGCGGTTGGCGGCGTCACGTGCAGTGGTGGCCGACTGCTTGGCCTGGGTGGCGCTGGTTTCCGCTGAGTCGGCTGCCTTATCTGCTTCGGCTGCATGGACCTCTGCTTGGTCTGCCGAAGCTTTTGCGTTGTTCGAGGCGTTCGTCGCGTCGGTGGAGGCGTTGTTGGCGCGGGCGGCTGCTGCAGCGGCGAGCCAGCGGTTCTTGTTCGCGTTTGCCGCGATCAGTGATGCTTCAGCAATGAGGCGTGTGACCTGTGCCTCGTGCTGTTTGGCAAGTTTGTCCTTGCGGTCTGCGGTGTAGCGGCCGACCGCCATGAACTGGTGCAGTTCGTCGGCGGTGCTGGCGAGGGCGATGTCGGCGGCTGCCTTGAGTTCCGGGCCTGTAGTGGTGTTGCTGTAGATCTGGGTTGCGGCCACGGATTCGTCGGCGAGCCGTGCTGAGTGCTGTGTGACCTCGAGGAAGCGGGCCAGGGCTTTACCGCTGCCGTCGTCGAGGGCGGCTCGGGCGGCTTCTTTTACGCCGGTTCCGCCCTTGTTGTAGATGGCGGTGGTGGCTACGGCCATGTCGGCCGCTCCGGCCGTGTACTGGCCGGTGGTGTAGAAGGCTTCGATTTGGTCCAGGGTGCCCTTGAGTGCTTCGGTCGCTGCGTTGCGGACTGAGGGGTAGGGGCTCAGATGGGCCAGTTGGACGACGCGTTCACGGGTCTCCCGCTTTCCCGCCTCCTTCCAGCCCGAGCGCAGGTACTCGACGACGTCCTGGTCGGTACCGGCCAGAGCGCGGGCAGCGGCGTCCTGAGCGGCAGGACTGCGGAGTTTGAGGGCCTGGAAGGCCAGCTGGCGTCCCTTGTCTGCCAAAGTGGTGATGTCGGCATCAGGCTTGCCGGCTTCGGCGGCCAGGGTGGCTGCGGTGGTGTCGAGGGAGCGTCGTTCCGTCTCCTGCTTGGCAGCGGCCGAGACAGCGCCGTAGAGGAGTCCTTGGCGAGTGCGAGCCCGTTCGATGGCCGCATCCTTGCGAGCGGCAAGTTCGTCGGCCTCGGTCTGGCGGGCCAGGTTGAATGTTGTTTTCGCTGTCTTGGCTGCGGCGTCTGCGGTTTCCCATGCCTTCTTCGCGGCTTCTGCATGGGTTTTCGCTATGCCTGCCTGTTCGGCTGCTTCTCCCGCGTGCTGTGCGGCCTGTTCTGCGGCTGCGGCAGAGTTGCGGGCATGTGTGGCTGCGTTGTTGGCGGCGGTGCGTGCCGCGTAGGCGGCTGTGGCCGACTGGTCGGCGAAGGCTGCGGCCTTGTTGGCGGCGGCGTTCGCGGCGTTGGCGTGCCGGCGGGCCTCGTTGGCCGCGGCACGGGCGTCGGCGGAATGACCTCCGGCGGCAGTGGCGTAGTCGGCGGCCTGATCGGCCGCGTTGGCGGCGGCGATGGCGTTGTTACCCGCGCTGGCGGCGGCGCGCACCGCAGTGGCTGCGGCGGCCGAGGCCTTGCCTGCCATCTCTGCTGCCTTGGCGGAGTCCTCCGCCAAGGTCGCGGCCATCAGCGCTGTTGCTGCGGCTGTCTTTGCCTCGGCGGACTTGGTGGCGTCCTGGCCAGCGGCAATGGCAGCGTTGTAGGCCTTGTTGGCAGCGTCAGCTGCTGCAGCTGCCGCTGCGGCGGTCTGAGCTGCCGCGAAGGCGGCAGTGCGGGCAGCTCGGTTGGCTGCGTTGGACGAAGTGACTGCCTGCTGGGCTGCTTCTCCTGCGGCCCGGGCGGCGTCCGCCGCGTTCTGAGCCTGGTCCGAGGCCTTTTGCGCATCGTTCTTGGCTGCTGCGGTCTCCTGCGCGGCCGTCTCCGCCAGCTTTTTGGCGGCTTCGGATGCGTCGATGGCGCGCTTGGAGGCTTCCTGGGCGCCCTTAGTGGCGTCTTCTGCCTGCTTGCCGGCCTTCTTGGCCTGCTGAGCAAGCTGGGAGATCGTGAGGTGTTCCTGATCACGGTTGCGCGCGACGTGCTGTCCGATGGCGAGGAACTCGGAGACGTCAGCAGGGGTCCCGTCGAGGGCCAGCAGTGCCGCGGCCTTTACGTTGGGGCCACCCTTGGCGTAGATCTGCGTCGCCTCGACTTGGTCGTCGGCCTGCTGCGCGGTGTACTGGCCCTCGGCCAGGAACTTCTCACGGTCCTCACGACTGCCATCGAGCGCGGCAATGCCGGCTTCCCGGACGCTGACCCCGCCTGCGGCAATGATGCGGGTGATCTCGACCTGCCGGTCGGCGTCCAGCGGACCTTGCCAACCGGACAGCAGGAAGGTTTCGAGTTGTTCTGACGTTCCGTCAAGCGCCTTGATCGCGGCTGCGCGTACACCAGGGCCACCGACTGCGATCATCCGGGTGACCGCAACCGAATTGTCGGCAAATTCTTCCGTATTGACGGTTTCGAAGAACTTCTCGACGTCCTGGTCGGTCCCGAGGAGGGCTCTCTCTGCGGATCTTCTGACCCCGTTGCCTCCCTCTTCCCAGTAGTTGACCACTGCCATACGGGACCAGTAGCGCTGTTCAGCTACTGCGATCTGTTCTGCCGGATCCTCGGCGGCTGCTGGTGACGAGCCCAGGAGGCCAGCTGTCAGAGCAGTCGGCAGTACCAGGCCGACGGCTGCTCTTCGCAGCAACAGCCCTCGAGCGCCACTTCGCGTTCTACGAGGTTTTTGCCCGAATAGGGCACGGAATCTCATATCGGATGTTTCACTTTCGTTCAAAGCCCGATGCAACCGAGCCCCTGGCGACATGACCAGGAGGCACAAAGAAGCGGAGCAGCAAGGCAACCGCTGCCCAACAGGCATGACTGCTCGTCACGCCTCTTTGCGTGATCCTTACATATGCTTTACTGCGTGGACACGGGCGGGTCGAACACCTGTCCGAATTGATCATTCTTGGGAGTCTTTCGTGTCCACACACCGTGCCCGCCTGGCACTCGTCTCCTGCCTCACGGCAGCAGCCGCAGCGGTCGCCGGGTTCACCATGAACAGCACCGCCAGCGCGACACCGTCGGCCGCGCCCGCCACCACGACCACCGAGGAGACAGGGCCTCCGCCGGCCGTCGAGACCCTCAACTACCCGAACGCGGCCGCCATCCAGCAGGCACAGGGAATCCTGCTGAAGAGGGGGGACGGAAACATCCTGCTCGTCACCTGCGACGGAACCAATGACATCGTGGTCAAGAACCGTGTCTCGCCCTCGACCCAGTTCTGCTTCGACGTCCGGTCCAAGCCCGGCTTCCTCACCCTCGAATTGAACGACGCCTTCGGCCTGCGCACACGGGACTACCCCGTGACCGCCACCATCACGGCCAACGGACAGCAAACCGTCATCAAGGCCGCGGCCGACGACTACAAGCCCTTCGGCGAAGGAGTCGAAGGCCCTCGGTCCGCACTCGTCGAACTCCGCGTCACCGGCTGAGACACGAAGAACGACGTTCGCTCCTCTCCCGGCATCTCCACGCCCGAGCTCGGTCCTCTCGCACTACAGCTCTGAGGCGTACCTCTTCTTCACCATCAAGGAACACTCATGACCGCAAAGCGTTCGCGCTTCGTGTGGGCCGTCGGCGCCGCTACCGTGCTCGCCACTGCTGCTACCGTCCTCCCCGCCAGTGCCCTCAACGGCCCCGACGCCCCGGCGCAGTTGAACTTCACCGCGAAGATCAACATCGGAGAGAAGACCGCCTGCACCGGCGCGCTCGTCTCGCCCCGGTGGGTCCTGACCGCGAAGAGCTGCTTCAGCGCCGCCGGGATTCCCGTCACGGGCAAGCCCGCCATCGCCACCACCGTCACCGTCGGCCGTACCGACCTGACGCAGACCACGCTCGGGGCTACCCGGGCCGCCGCCGAGCTGGTCCCGCACGCCGACCGGGACCTGGTCCTGGTCAAGCTCACGACCGGTGTGGCCGGCGTGAAGCCGGTCGCCCTGGCCTCCACCCCGGTGACCGCCGACCAGGCCGTCACCGCCGCCGGCTTCGGCCGCACGAAGACCGAGTGGGTTCCCGACAAGCTGCACACCGGCGCGTTCACCGCAACCGGCGACAGCTCGGCGGACGTGGCCCTGACCGTCACCGGCGAGGCCGTGATCTGCCAGGGCGACACCGGCGGGCCGGTCCTGCGCACCAACGGCACCACCCAGGAACTGGTCGCCGTCGCCGGCCGGTCGTGGCAGGGCGGCTGTCTCGGCACCGACCCCGCCGAGACCCGCACCGGAGCCGTGGCCACCCGCGTCGACGACATACACACCTGGATCACCGACACCGCCACCCTCGTCCTCGGTGACATGAGCGGCGACAACAAGCCCGACCTCGTCGCGGTCGACGAGGACGGCAAGCTGTGGCTGTACCCCGGCACCGGCACCGGCGCGCTCGGCACCCGGATCCAGATCGGCACCGGCGGCTGGGGCGGCGCCTCGGTGGCGCACCGCGGCGACTGGACCGGTGACGGTGTGGAGGACATCGTCGCCGTCGTCACCGGCCAGCTGCTGGTCTACGCCAACCGCGGCGACGGCACCCTCGCGGCCCCGGTCAAGATCGGCACCGTGCCCACCACGGCCCAGATCGTCGTCCCCGGCGACGTCAACCGTGACGGGCACCCCGACGTCGTCGCCACCTATGACGGCAAGCTCTACCTGTACACGGGCACCAGCGGCGCCAAGCCAGCCGTCTCCACCCCCATCATGATCGGCACCGGCGGCTGGGGCGTCATGGACCTCGCCGCTCCCGGCGACGCCAACAAGGACGGCCGCGTCGACCTGCTGGCCCGGGACACCCGTGACGGCATCCTGTACCACTACGCCGGACTGCCCGACGGAAAGAACTTCGGCGAGCGCACCGAGTACGGGCGCGGCTATACCACCTCCTTCCGGCCCCTGATCGCCGGCGCCGCCGACGCCGACCGCAATGGCGTCGCCGACACCTGGACCACCGCGAGCGACGGCACCCTGAAGTTCTACAAGGGTGGCACCAACATTCACGGCCCCATCGACGGCCCGAGCATCCAGGTCGGCACCGGCGGTTGGCAGACCATCAAGTCCATCAGCTAGTGCTGTGACCACATAGGTTCACCAGGTTGCTCGTTGTGCTGGTTGGAAGCGATGTCGCTTCCAACCAGCAGGGGAGGCGGGATGGCACCACCGGTCAAGGTCCGGAGGCTGACGGAGCAGAAGGGGCAGAAGCTCCAGCAGATTGTTCGGCGGGGCAGTACGAGCTCGGTGCGGTTTCGGCGGGCGATGATGCTGCTGGCCTCGGCCGGCGGCAGCACGGTCCCGGTGATCGCGCGGCTGGTCCAGGCGGACGAGGACACCGTCCGTGACGTGATCCACCGCTTCAACGAGACCGGGCTTGCCTGCCTCAACCCTCAGTAAGGATCTTCAGAGTGGTCACCGATCGGGTGACGGCCGTCTACGGATAGCAGACGAGGCCTTCGGGCAGTGATTCGAGATGTCTGACGTTTCATCCGCTTTGACCGGCGGCCTCGTTGGTCCCCTACCCTGCCGCACTTGACCTGCCGCACGCGCTCGTGGAGTAGGTGACGATGCTGAACGTTACCCGTGAAGGTGACCGTCGGTGCAAGCTGCCGCCCTCGCAACTTCCCAATGACGACTGTCAAGTCTGTGCGGCAGGCAGACACGGCTCGGGGTGTCCCATCCAGTACCTGGATGGGACACCCCGAGCCGTGGTGAAGGGGAGGTGTCAGGCTCCCGTGTGTTCGCCTGCGAAGGCCCATAGGGCGTCTGCGTCCTGTTCTTCGTCGGGTAGCTCGCCCTGGGGGCCCAGACCGTCGACGAGGGCAGGAAGTTCCTCGGCGAGATAGTCGGCGTACTCCTGTTCGGAGAGCTCCATCTCGGCCGCGAGGTCACTCAGGGCGCCTTCGGGTAGGGCGTTGAGGAGTTGGCGGCCGGTGACCGGCAGATTGGTGACCTCCCGGCTCAGCCAGGAGCCCACCTGGTCGCTGTAACCGTAGTCGGCCAGGTGCAGGAGGAGGACTTCGATCTCGTCGGGGGCCGACGCCCCGGTATTGTCGGCGGTCACTTGTTTGCCCCCTTCTCCGTGGCGGCGCGGCCCAGCGCGCTCAGCCGCTGGCGTGCTTCCTGGGCCGTGCCATGCTTCCCGAGACGAAGCCCCCGCACCTAGACCAGTGCAGGGGCCTCGGCGACACGCGTCAGGACACGTCGCCGCGCACACCCTCGCCGATCAGGCCATCGGTGTACGTCACGTACTTCGCCGTGAACGAGCCCTTCGCGGTGACCGTCCCGCTCACGTTCTCCCCGGGCGCCAGCTTCACGGTGCCGATCTGGTCCTTGTCCATCCCCAGCTCGACCGTGTGCTTGCTGCCGCTGGTGTCGGTGATGGTGAAGAACAGCGGGTTGACGTTGATCTCCTCGTCACCGCCGTTCGTGACGGTGACGGACACGCTGGTGAAGTCGCTGCCGTCGTGCAGAACGGTCGGCTTGAACTCCACCCGCTTGGCCGTGACCTTCACCCCAGCGTCATCGGCCGGCTCCTCCCTCTCGGCGGCCTCGCTGCTCTTCGCGGGAGCCGCCGAGGCGGTGCCGCTCTTCGCCGCCCCCGAGGTGCTGCCGTCGGTCCCCGTGCAGCCGGTCAGCATCCCCGCGGCAACAGCCGCCGCGAGCACCGAAAGCATCAGCTTGCGCATGTCGTCCTCTCTCCAGTCGTGACCGGCCGACCGTACGAGGGACATCCGGCACCCGCCCCCGACAATCAGGGGCAACCACTCTCACCGGCTACACCTCGCTCGCCGGTCCGGACACGTCCGCAGCCCTGTCCGGACCGGCGATCCGAAAGAGCGAACAGCCCTGACCAGCACGGACCCCGCCCGGACACGACGACGGCCCCCTCCCGCACGAAGCGGGCAAGGGGCCGTTCGCTGGCGTTATGCCTCAGGCCGGTCCTTCACTGTGGCGTCCTTCTTGCGGCGCGCACCGCTGAGGCCCTTACCGATCTGCTGTGCGCGTGCCGAGGTCACGTCACCGATGATCTCGGCGATCCGCTGCCAGCTCAGTTCCCGGTCGTACCGCAGGGAGTTGACCCGATCCTCCCTGAGCTGCCGCAGGCTGGACCCGAGATCCGGCCACTGCCGCAGGACGACGGAGACGGCGTATGTGCAGGCGGCGTCGTCCTCGATCTCCGCCAGGGCGGCGAAGGCCTCCAGCAGCCGGGTTACCTCCGGCGGAACCTCCTCTTGACCGTCTGACGCTCCTCGCTCCAACTGGGCGCGCAGCTTCGCGGCGTAGTCGGGCAGCAGGCCGGACGCCTCCAGGTGCTCGACCTCTGCCCACCCGCCGGCCAGCCGCGCTTCCTCCCGGGACGCTCCGGAGCCGAGAGCGGCGTAGGTCGCACACCAGCGAGCCTCGGCCGCCTCGCGCTGGGCCCTGCCGCGCTCGGCCGGGCCGGTATGCCGGGGAGTGCCGAACACATTGTGAGCAGGATGCTCCCGGCGGATCGCCGCCCTCTCCGCCTTGTAGGCGTCCTCCCGGGAGGCGTGCCACTCCTCAGCGCGCGAGGCGACGAGCGGCCACCACGACTTGCTCTGGTGTCCTTTGCAGCGCACATTCGGCTCGTACGCCGACCCGATGTAGAGCAGCGTGCCGTCTTCCGCGTAGAGGCGGTAGACGGCAGCCGGCATCCCGAGCTGCTGTTCGGAGCTACCCGCCGACCTGGCCGCCCTCGCGGGCTCCGTTGTCGTCATCCTTCACCTTCCGTGGCCGGGTCTTCCCTGATCCGGAGTACCCGCGCTCGATGTCTTGGACAGTGGAGGGATGGACGCCGAGCTTCGCCGCGAGCGCTCGGACTGAGGTCTTCTGGACCCGCTGGTCCAACACGTAGGCCCGTCGGATATCGCTGAGTTCCTTGATCCGGGGACCGTACTCCCGGAGGAACTTGCTGATCTCGCGGGCGCGGGCCTCTTCGTCCTCGATGTCCTTGAGGGCGTCCAGAGCGTCAAACACGCGCTGCGCCTCCTCCCCGTCACCTGCCAGTTCCTCGGCCATTCGGTTCCTATCCGCCATAGCCGCTTGCCCGACCGTATGGGGCTCCCATACAGTCGGGCAAGCGACACCACGTTGCACGTACAAGTCGGCCCCCAGCCAGGGCCTCAGAAACGCTGGCTGGGGGCCGCGCCAGACACCTGCCACACAGGAGCTGACGCTGTGAGTAACTGTACTGATCGAAACTTGGGGCGCCTCGTGGCGTACCCGAATGTCCGGAAGGACATGGCGCGCGTCCTGTTCGCGGTCGCGGAGCACTTCGCGTCGACGACGCCGAGTGCGCCGCTGGACCCGATGTCGCTGCCGGTCGCGGTGGACGCGGAGTCGTACCGGCTGCACGGCCGGAGCGTCAGGGGCCGGGCTGCGGCGTTCGGGACGATCGTGTCGAAGACGATCCCGAAGGGCGCGGTGTCGGAGGGTGCGACGCGCGGTGAGTGCGCGGCGATCGTCCGGGGGCTGGCGGAGCGCGTGGAGCGCGCGTCGGAGAGGGGCGCGGAGCACGAGCGGGCTGGGGACGAGCAGGACGTCCCGGGTCGGTCGCACCCGGAGCTGGTGGGGGGCGGGTCTGATGACGCTTCTCCTCGACCGGGTCGTGGGTCTGTCCTTGGGGGCGGACGACGAGGACCTGAACGCGCCGTGGTTGCCGAGGATTCCGAGGCCGCGTCCGGCGGAGCGGCCGGTGAAGATTCCGGCGAAGGTGCCGGAGCAGCCGACGGGTTCGGCGGGTCCGTCGTGCTGTGGGCGTCCGATGCGGCGTGACGGCGCGCAGTTCGTGTGCGGCCGCTGCGGCAGCTGGAGCGACCTGGGGGTTGCGCTGGTCACGGCCGGCCCGGTCGCGGGCCAGTCGTGCGGCACGTGCCAGGGCCGGGGCGGCAAGGAGGTCGACACGTCGTCGGGCGGGGTGACCCGCAAGTCCTGGCAGACGTGCTCGGACTGCCGTGGAACGGGGTCCCGCTGATGAGCAGCAGCGAGGAGCTCCGGAAGGCCGCCGAGGCGTACCGCGCCGGTGCCGCGCAGCACGACCTGCGCGCCGTGGCCGCCGGGGACGCGAAGACGAAGGCGAACGCGAAGGCGGCGGCGAAGGCGAGGCGGTCCTGATGTGGAGGGCGAAGCCGAGCAAGGAGACCGTCGAGGCCGCCCGTCGGGACTTCGAGGAGGCCGAGGAAGCCCGGCGCGCGAACAGCAACCGGGACGACATCGACGCCGAGACGGACCGGACGCTGATGAACGGAGGCCACCTGTGAAGGGCCTCGCCTGGCTGAGGGGCGGTAACGACCGCGACCTGGCCGCCACCCACTACGCGGACCGTACGTCCGCGACCGAGCAGGCCGCCGAGGCTCGGCGAGCCAAGGAGCGCGCCAGGCGGGCGCGGGACGCCGACAAGGCGGGCCGGGCCGGTCAGGCGTGGCAGGAAGCCGATCGTCGCCGCTTCCACGGCTGACGGCGGTACTGGCCGACCCGTCCTCTCCGGGGCGGGTCGGCCTTCCCGTGTCACGACAGAAAGGACAGGACCGTGGAGCAGGAGCAGCAGGCGCGGATCCCCGGTTTCCGGTATCGGCGGGTCACCCGGTACAGGACCGAGACGACCACGATCAACGGCATCCCCGAGACGGAGGAAGTGCCGTACGAGGCGTGGGAGCTCGTTCCGCCGCGTGACTGGGACGGGGTGATTCTGCGGGGGATCACGGTCGGGGCTTGCGCTGTGACGGTCCTGGCCGCCGGCGCGACGTCGGCGAGTATCGGCGGGTTGTTGAGCCGTCTGGTCTGGGAGCCGGTCGCGTACTCCAGTGCCGTGGTGCTGACGGTCCCGTGGCTCGCGTGCCAGGCTGCCGAGTACTACCTGCGCCGCGAGCCCGAGCGTGCCAGGAGGGCCCGTATCGGGGGCTGGTTCCTCCTCCTGCTGTCCATGGGCGCGGTGTTCACGTACGGCGCCACCAAGGGGGAACCGGCCGCTGGTGCGATCGGCGCGACGATCGACCTGGCCTCCAAGGGCATGTGGGTGCTGGTGCACACGCTGCACCACGTGCCGTTGTCGCGGGGCGTGGCGAACTGGCTGCGGCGCCGGAAGGAGGAGCTGGCCGCCGACGCGGTCCTGGCCGCCGACACGCGGCGCCTGAACGAGTACGAGGCGTACCTGCTCGCGGCCTACCCCGAGCACGGTGCGACGCGCGTGATCACGACCGCGCCGGAGGCTCCCGCGCTCCAGTTCGGCGCGGTGTCCGGTCAGGTGCCGGTCGCGGCCGCTCCGGCGCGCGAGCCCGCCGCCGTGCAGGAGCCTGCCTCAGTCCCCGCGGCCCCGCAGGTGTCCGGACCGGATCCCCGGACGGTGTCCGCGCCGGTCGCAGCCACCGTCGCGGCCCCGGCCCCGACATCCGATCCGGTCGCCCCGCACGCGGCCGGACCGGTCGTCTGGACGATGTCCGCGCCGGTCAGCACCCCTGTCGCAGCTCCGGTGCCGCCGGTGTCCGCCCCGGTCCCGGCGGCGCCCGCCGTCCCCCCGGTGGCGGCTCCGGTCCCGGTGGTGCAGCTCAACAAGGCTGAGGTTTCGGCCCCGTTGGTCCCGTCGTCGGACTCGTCCGCTTCGGTCCCTTCGGTCCCTGTAGCCCCTCCTGCTGACCCGGCCGACGGCCAGGAGGAGCCCGAGCCCCCGGCGGTCGCCTACATCAGCCTGCCGACGATCTCGAAGGTCTGCCGCGACGAGATCAAGAAGAACCGCGCGGTCACGGATGACGAGCTGTTCGAGGCCGTTGTCGCCGCCGGGCACGACCGCGCGCGGCTGAACCCGGACACGATCCGGCGGACCGCCCAGAAGATCGATCCGGGCCGGAAGAAGGCGTCGTGACGCTCGTCTTCGTCCTCGTCGTGGCTGCTGCCGTCGCCTGGTACCTCCAGGCGCGGCAGCGGCCCGGCGCGGGCTCCTCCGCCGCCGCGAAGGCCCGTCGCCTCCGCAGCCCCCTCGTACGCCTCGCCGACCTGCTCGGCGTCGAGACCGCGCGCGGTCGCCGGGCGGACCAGTGGGCTGCCGGGGCTGCGGGCGAGCGAGCCACCGCTGCCCGCCTCGCCCCTCTGGCCCGCTCGGGCTGGACCGTCTTGCACGACCGCGCCCTGCCGACAGGCCGGGCCAACGTCGATCACCTGCTCGTCTCGCCGTCCGGCGTCGTCATCGTCGTCGACTCCAAGCGCTGGTCGGCCCGTTACCCGCTGAGCGTCACCGGCGGCCGGCTCATGCACGGCGACCGCGACGTCACCGCCCGGCTGAACGGCGTGCGGCACGAGGCCGCGACCGTCGCCCGGGTCCTGGGCTGCCGCGTCATCCCGCTCGTCTCCATGGACGGCCCGGCGATGCCCCCCGAGCTCGTGCTCGACGGCGTCCGGATCGTCCCCGCGGACCAGGCCGTGCCCGTCCTGCGCGTCCTCGGCCGCCGCTACCGCGCGACCGGCCCGCACCCCGGCGCCCGCGCCACCCAACTCTTCGCCCCGTACCGGAAGAAGTAACCCCCGATGATCTACGGATACCTGGCCCTGGGCCTGTTTGGCATGCTGATCGACCTGTTCGGGCGCGGGGACAACCTCCGCGAGTTCGGCCGCCTGTGCGCTGCCGGAGCCTTCGTCCTCATCGCCTTGAACTGGGACGTGCAGTGAGCGCCGCCCCCGGGGCCGACGAGCTCCAGATCCGCACCCTCCTCCTCGACCTCGGCCTGGACTGGAACCCGCTGGGCGCCCCGGCCGCCGAGGACGACCAGGCCGACGACGAGACCGGCCAGACCCGCGGCCGCCTGGCCGCCCGCCTCTCCCGCCTGCTGCACCGGAGCACCCGATGAGCGACACCACCCGAGAGAACGAAGAGACCGAGGACACGCCGGCGTTCCGCTTCCGGGACGTCCTCCAGTTCCTGCGTCCCGTTCAGGACGACCAGGACGAGGACGCCGACGGCGGAGACGGACTCGAGGACGCGGGGGAGGAGCGGCCGGTGTTCCGGGTCCGCGACGTCTTCCAGTTCCGCCGCCCCGCCGCCGAGGACGACACCGACGACGACCAGGAGGAAACCGTCCCCGAGGCGCCCGTGGCCGCTCCTGCCTCCGTGAGGGTGCCGCAGGCGCGGCCGGTCGACGCGAGCGGCCACCGGATGCCGAACTGGTGGGAGACGGACAAGAGTGACCTGGCCCCGCGGACTCCTCCGGCGCCGAAGGTGACCGACGGGGTGAACTGGGTCGGGCGCGTCCCGCACCACGTCCCTGCCGCGACGCTGTGCTCCCACCCCGCCCCGCACGCCGTCCGCGCGCAGCCGACGAACAAGCTGGTGGCGTTCTGGTGCGAGGACTGTGCGACACAGCTCGAAGTGCCCCCGGGCTACGACGAGCTGGAAGAGGTGACCGCCGGTCCGGAGAAGGCCGCAGACGGCGAGGAAGAGGCCGAGGAGGACGACAGGGGAGAGCAGGGCGGCAAGGGCATCGCGAAGGTCCCGGCCGCCATCCGCGCCCGCTGGAACGGCAGCTTCGGCGGGAGGGTCTACAGCCGCCCCGCCTACCGCTCGGGCCCGGCGCCCAAGCTGTCGCTCATCCAGATCTGGGGCCGGACGTCCCCGAAGACCCGGCACCTGCTCTACAACGGCACCGCCCTCGGCGTCGGTTTCTGGTTCGGCGTCCCGCAGTGGTTCACCGCAGAAGTTGCCTACCTGGACGCCACGTACGACTCGTGGACCGAGCCGTACGTGTGCCTCTGGTACGGCATCGCCGTCGGCATCTGGGCCATCGACCACCGCACCGGCCGCTGGCTCCCGCCCTTCGCCCTGATCGGCCGCATCCCCCTCATCTCGATGATCTTCGGCGTCCTGCTGTACGGCACGCCGGCGCTCGTCTCCTAGCCAGAACGGAACACCCGCACATGTCTGTCATCAGCGGCCTCGGCACCCTCGGCGTCAGCCTCGCCCTCGTCCTGGTCCTCTGGTTCGGTACCGGCAAGAACGCCGGTAGCGGGAAGATGCCCGCGCTCGGCTGGGGCGCGACGTTCTTCCTCGCCCTCCTCGCCGGAAGCGGCCTCGCGGTCTCCGGCGACCCCCTCAAGTTCCGGGGCGCGGTCCAGGACCTCCTGAGCTTCCTCAACAAGATCGGCTCGAGCCTCCAGGCCGGCGGGGTCACCATGGCCGGTCTCGCGGTCCTGATCCTGGTGATCGTCCTGTACAAGAAGATGACCACCCGGATCCTGGCCGTCCTCGGCATCCTGCTCTTCTTCGCGGCCGGGTCCGCCGGGGGCACGATGGGCACCCTGTCCGGCGCACTGACCTCGATCGTCAACGAGTTCGCGTGATGAGCGCCGCCCACCTGCACGCCGTCCCCGACCCCGACCCCGAGACCGACCAGGCTCCGGGCCCGGGGGAGGGGCTGGCCCTTGCCCCGACCGTCGTCGCCCCGCGGCCCCCGCTCGACGACGAGCTGCCGGACGACGACCAGGACGACGCCGACGAGGACCTGGCCGACGAGGACGACGCCGACGACATCGAGAAGCGGCCCGGCCTGTTGCGCGAGCTCCAGCCGTACTACGACCCGCGGCCCCTGGCCGAACTCGGCCCGCTCGCCGTCGAAGTCGGCAAGGCGGCCGGCCCCCCGCTGCTGCGGGGCATTGCCCGGCTCCTGCGCGGCCTGGTCCGTGCCGCCGTCTGGTACGGCCGGGGGATCGGCGTACTCCTGGCCGCACTGACCGGCTGGCTCGGCAAGAGCGGCGAGGCGCGCGCCCGGCTCGGCGGCGCCGTCGCCGTCCTGTACGGGCTCGTGCACCTGTCGGGGGAGTACCCCTACGTCTGGCCGCTCGCCGCCGCCGCTCTGGCCCTTGCCGTCCTCCTCGCGGCTGCCGGGCTCATCAAGGTCCCCAAGGCCAAGCCGGAGAAGAAGGACGCCAAGAAGACCAGCGACGCTAAGAAGGGCGCCCCCGAAAGCGAGACGGAAGCCCCTTCGGAGAAGGGCTCTGGAAAGCCGGAGGAAGAGCCCTCCGAGGCCCCCCGTAAAGGCCTGTTCGCCCGCCTCCTTAAGGAGCAGAAAGAGACGGAAGAAGCCCCCGAGGAAGACGACGAGAAAACCCCGGAAGAGGCCCCGGAAGGAGGCTCCGAGAACGCCCCCGAAGAGGCGCCGGAGACGGCCGGAAAAGAGACTCCCGAGCGCCCTGTGGAAGACCCCCTGACGGCCCTCATCCGGAAGGAGATCGGCACCGAGAATGGGGTCCATTTGCGGGACCTCCGCCCGGCCATGCGCAGGGCCCTCCCCGGCCTGGCCGAGGCCGGTGACAAGGAGTTGCGGGCCCTCCTGGTGAAGGCCGGCTGGGACCCCACCCGTACCTTCCGCGCCCGGGGGGTCGCTGGAAGGGCTGGAGTCCACCGGAATCAGCTTCCACCACGGCACTCCCCCGAGAGTGGCCCCGCCCCCTCTCCGCGCCTCTCTCCGGCACCTGGAGAGGGGCCCCGACCTGTGAACTCTCCGGTCCTCTCCGCTCCTCTCCAGGGCGGCGGAGAGTGGAGCGAAGAGGAGAAGGCCCGCGGCTTCCGGTCCGCCCCTGACCCCGAAAACGGCCCGTCGGCCTCGCGGATCGAGCACTATGGGGGTGATCGGAAGTGACGAAGGGGCGCCCGATGAGCTACCAGTACCGGTGTGAGCAGTGCCGCACGACGTCACCGCCCGTCCTGACGCGCTCGGGGCTGGTCGAGGAGCAGGACAAGCACCGGCGGCTGTTCCACGGCGGGCACATTCCCGATGGGGAAATGGTCATCCAGCCCGAGCCGTTCCACTACACCGACATTCCCCGGGGGCAGTGGATCATCGGCTCGTTGATGGTCCTCACCCTCATCGTCGCCGCCCTGTACCGGATTTCTTAGAGGCTCAAACACGAAGGGGCCCCGTACGCTTCGTGCAGGGCCCTTCGCATTTCCGGCGGTGGAATGCGACCGTCCTGCCTCAGTCCTTGATGGATCGGACGGTCGGCGCCCGCAGACCGGGCACGTCGTACTCCTTGGCAATGTTGGTGATCGTGCCTTCGGTCCATGGGGTGTGCGGGACGATCTTTGCCCGGGACACCTGGGATGTGCGCAGCTCCTCGGCGACAGTGGCACGGGCCGCCGTCCACGCCTCCTTGGTCCGGGCTTCTGCCTGGCGCAGCGCCTCGAAGGCGTCGGCGAGGGTCTTGAGGACAGCCGGGCTGGGGTCATACGGGGGAGGGGAGCCGCCCGGCGACTTGGGCGGGATGCCGAACTCGTTGGCGATGGTCCGCACGGTCTCCTCGGTCCACGGCGTGTGCTCGGCGACGCGAGCGTTGGACTGCTGGGAGGAGCGCAGCTCGTCCGCGACGACCCGGCGGGCTTCCTGCCGCGCGTCCGCCTCTGCCTGCTCGGCCTGCTCCAGGGCGGCGAATGCGTCCTTGAACGGCTGGCTCGGCTCGTAGGGGGCGCGGGATCGCTTCTTCGGGGTGGTCATGCGGAGGAGTCTTCCACAAGCCGGTTGCGGCAAACGGCCTGCCCATGAGGGGTGTGCGATTCACCTGCGAAAACTTAAACCCAACTTGGTTATCCATAAGTCACTTGGGTATGGTGGATGTTGTACCACCCACCACCACCCGAAAGGCCCGAGATGACCGACAAGCGCGCGCTTCACCAGCTGGCCGGAGTCACCCCGGTCAACGGCGCCACCGGCAAGCTCCCCCACTACCTCGCCGAAGGCGCCCCCCTGGCACTGTGCAAGCGCCGCACCGGCTCCCCCCTCACCACCGAGGAACTGGAAGCGGCCGACCGGTTCTGCTCCCACTGCGTGAAGGCCGCCGAGAAACTGGCCGCCGACCGCCCCGCGGCCGACAAGCCGGAGACCGTCCAGGGCGCCGCCGCCCGCGACTTCGCCGACAGCATCGCTTCCCGCGAGGACCGCAACACCGAGATCCGCGCGCTCGCCGACGCGGCCGGCCTCGCCCTGGCCCACGGATGGGACGACCTCGACCCGCACTTCGCCCACCCGGACGCCGGGGAGACCATGTGCGACCGGGCGGTCACCCGCTGGCTGTCCGAGGAACTGGCCGCCCGGGTCTCCATCCTGTGCCCGAAGTGCGAACGGGCCGCCCGGCTGCGCAGGGACCGCCGGATCTCCGAGGCCCGCCAGGCGTGCCAGGAGGCCGGTCCCCGGGTCCGGACCAACCCGGACCCGAAGGACCCCGAGTGGATCGAGGCCCTGGACCGGCTCGGTAGCGCCCTGGACTACCTGGAGAAGCACGACTCCGTGACGGCCGAGGGCATCCGCAAGGGCGCTGCCGAAGCCGGGGCCGCCCTGGAGCTGATCGGTCTGGACGAGGGCGTCACCGAGGGAGACCTGCTGATTGCCGAACTGGCCAAGCTCGGCCGCGAGGCCGGCCTGACCCGTGAGGGCGGGGTCTCGTGCGTGGTCATGGCCGCCGCCTCCGACGCTCCGCCGTTCCCGTACGACCGGCCGCACGTCCTGATGTACGCGGGCGAGCGCGCCGACCGGCCCGCGACCGACCGTGAAGAGCCGTGGTCCGCTCACCTGTACGGCGCGGACGGCGAGTACATCACCGACATCGGCTCGACCTCCCCGACCCCGCTCGGGCCCCTGTCCGACGCCGCCCGCTGCGCCCGTGAGGTCGTCGAGTGGCTGGACGCCTTCTGGGGCGCCCCTCAGGCCTGACCCGCACCACCCCTGGGGCGGGCCGACCGGCCCGCCCCGACCACCCGCACACCCAGGAGAGACGCCCATGTACGAGGTCACCATCCAGCACCCCTCCATCGAGGAGAAGACCTTCACGGCCAAGGACGGCGGCGAGCTGCGCACCCTGGTCTACAGGGTCGCCCGAGCCCAGGGCAACGAGATCAGCGTCGGCGACCTGATCGCCGAGGCCGGGGCGGTCCGCTCGCGCGCCGACATCGAGGGCGTCGGGCTGATCGAGGTCCACGACCTGACCGTGGAGGTCAGGCCGGCGGAGAACGAGAGCGACTACGCCTGCGAGGGTCACGAGAGCCTCTACACCGGCTTCGGGGAAACGGCTTACTGCGACGGGTCGTGCGTGAAGCGCGCGACGTTCGACCGCGTGGCCTTGCTGGAACTGTCGGCGGCGCTCGACGACGAGGACCTGGAGGAGTCCGGCGGCTGCCCCGACTGCGGCCTGGAGGCCGACGACAAGTGCGCGGCCTGCGGGCTGTGCAACTGCGACCGGCACGACAACTGCAAGCGGCCGCAGGGTCAGTAGCGAGCGGCACGGCGCCCCGTCCCCGGCCTCGGGGACGGGGCGCCGTGGTACCCCCCCGGGGTCCGCCCCTTTGCCAACCCTTTGCCATACCCGGAACCCCAAGTCGGTTATCCATAAGTCACTTGGGTATGGTGAAGGTGTCACCACAAACCACCACCCACCGGGCGAAAGAGGGCCACCATGCGCGCCAAGACCGCACAGAACCAGGTCCGTTGCCTCAAGTGCGGCCGCACCCTGCGGTCCCCCTCGCCCGACGGCTACGGCCCCAAGTGCAGGCGCAAGGTCCGCCGCGCCACCAAGACCGCCGAACTGGCCCAGCACAAGCCGCACCTGGTCGAGAAGGCCGTGGAGCTCCTGGAGCAGGGCGGCGTCATCCCTCTGCGCGACACCCGGAAGAACCAGGTCTTCCTGGTCGTCAGCAGCGACGGGAGCGAGACCTACCGCACCGCCCGCGCCGCCTGCACCTGCCCGGCCGGCCTGCGCGCCCTGCACATGTGCGCCCACCGCATCGCCGTCCACGCGCTCGACCTGGCGAGCTGACCCCCCTTCACCACCGAGAGAGGACCGACGACATGACCGAGTACGACCACGACAAGGCCGCCACCCGGGCCCGCCTCCTCGCGCGCCTCATCCGCAGCCGTGCCAAGGGCCACCCCGACGCCGCCGCCCTGCGGTCCGTCGCCCGCGGCCTGGTCCGCGTCGCCCGCCACCTCGCCGACGACGGCCACGACACGGCCGACCGCGTAACCCGCGCTCTCTGGCACATCCGCCGGTCCGCACCCCACTCCTTCCCAGTCGACGTCATCGCCTACGTCTCCGCACCCCTCAGCGGCGGCCGCGCCCCGGGCCTGCACGACCTGATGCCCGCCAACCCCGAGCACGCCCACCGTGAGGCCCAGCTGCGGGCCCGGCTCCTCGAACTCACCGAGGCCGGACACCTCGACAGCACCGAGGAGGACATCGTCGCCGCCACCCTGGCCGCCCTCCTCGACCTGCACACCGGGCACGCCGCCCTCGCCGAGGACGTCGCCGCCCACGGCCGGGCCGACGCCCAGCCCACCCTCTTCCACCCGCACCGCAGCGAGCTGACCGGCACGCACCTGCCCGGCCGCCTGACGGTCTCCCACCACGGCCGGCTCATCGCCGAACTCCAGGTCCCCTACGGGATCACCCCCGACGGGATCTGGCAGATCCTCCGCACCTTCCAGCTCGCCGCCTGATCCGACCATCCCGAGGAACGGAGCCACCCGCCATGGCCAACTACGCCACCGCCCACCGCATCGGCACCGAGGACGCCCAGTACGACGCGGTCGCCGTGCACACCGCCCCCGACGGCGCCCGCGCCTACGCCCTCCTGGACGGGTACGTCCACCGGCCCGCCACCGCCCAGTGGGTCGCCCGCGAGGTCCGCCGCGTCGCCCGCGCCGCCTCCCGCCGGGCCGACGCCGCGGCCGGGCTGCGCCACATCTACCAGCAGCACGCCACCGACCCCGCCCGGCAGATGCTCGACGACCGGCTGCGCATGCCCAAGGCCGCCGCGACGGTCGCCGTCTCCGTCCCCGGCGGCCCGCTGACCATCGCCTGGTGCGGCGACGTCCGCGCCTACCTCCTCCAGGACGGCACGGTCCGGCGCCTGACCGAGGACCACAACATGCGCCGCGCCCAGCCCGCGAACCCGCGCTTCCCCAAGGGCGGCAGCCGGGACTTCCTCACCAGCTACCTCGGCAACGTCCACAGCGGCGAGGAGATGCTGCGCAGCTTCATGCGCCACCGCGCGGTCGACTCCGTGACCGTCACCCCCGACGGGCCCTGCCGCCTCCTCCTGGCCACCGACGGCGCCTACGAGCCCCACGAGGAAGCCGGACACGACCTGTACGAGCAGCTCGGCCACGGCTCGCTCATCCCGGCCGTCCGCGACTTCGTCATCGGCGCGTACGAGACGTCCATGACCGCCACCTGCACCGCCGGGAACGGGACCGCCCTCCTGGCCGAACTCGGCTGACCACCGGCCCCGGACCGCGTCCGGACCGTGCCCGGACCACGTCCGGACACGGTCCGGGCGACCGGCCCGCACCCCCCGCCACCTGCCCGGACTGCGTCCGGACACCCCGCCCCACGAGAGGACCAGCGACATGAGCACCACCGCCAGCCCCAGCGGCCCCCGACGCCTCGTCCACGTCCGCACCGGCACCTTCCGCAAGGCCTACCACCCGAACCCCGCCTGCCCGTCCCTGAACGGCAAGCCGGAGACCTACAGCGGCCAGGAGGCCATCACCGAGGCCCAGGCGCAGCGGCTCGGGCTGACCGAGTGCGGCAACTGCCCGCCCGCCCCGGCGCAGCCCGCCGAGACCGAGTTCGCCACCGCCCCCCTGTACGAGATCGCCTACGACTACCGGGCGAACGCGCGCCCCTTCACCGTGTCCGTCGCCGGCCCCGGCCGCCACGACGGCGAGCCGCCCGCCCTGTTCGTCGTCGAGGCCCACAAGACCGAGGAGGCCTGGGCCAAGGTCCTCGCCTGGTACATGGTCGAGCACGAGACGGTCGACGCGATCGTGGTCGCCGGCGAGTCCTTCCAGGGCGTCCCCGCCGGACGCGCCTGGTTCTGGCTCGACCTGCGCCCCGAGTACGTGCGACGGGAAGCCCTCGACGACCTCGCCGACCAGGCCGCCGAACTGATCGGGGCGTTCGAGGAGGAAACCGGCCCGCTCCTCGGCGAGGAGGGCGAGCCGCTGCCCCAGGAGCAGAGCACCTACGAGACCGCCCTCGGTGACGCGGCTTTCTCCGCCTGGCCGCTCGTCCTGGAGCTCGCGGGCAACGACGGCCGGGACTGACCGGCACACGCAAGCAGCCCCGACCCACCCGGGCCCGGCGGAGATCCACCGGGCCCGGCACCCGCACCCGAAGGAGAGCCATGTTCCGCGAGACCGTCACCCACGCCGGCGGCGACACCGAAGGCACCGCCAGCGAGGCCCACGCCCTCATGCTGCTCCGCAGGGCCGCCCGACGCGGCTACGCCATCGAGGCCACCGCCCCCGGAGGCGCCCTCATCACCTGGACCTGCCACCAGCTCGGCGGCGTCGAGCACCGCTCCATCAGTCTCGTCCCCCAGATGCCCGTCGGCACGCTCACCGACGCCGTCACCCGCGACCTCGGGCTGATCGCCGACCTGCGCCCCGTCGAGTACGTCTTCAACGACCACGGGCGCCGGATCATCCTCGCCGGGCTCACCGAGATCAGCGCCATGATGACCGCGACCCTCCGCGCCCGCCAGCTCGTCACCGAGCACCGCGGTACGGTCCGCCTCACCCTGACCGCCCGCCTCGGGCTGCTCGCCGCCGCGCACCGCACGACGACCACCGAGCCCGACAGCTGGTCCCGCCCCGCCGACGCCGGAATGGCCGCCCTCACGGCAGGGCTGAACCGGCCCGGCCGCCGCGCCGGGATGATCAACCGCACCGCCAGTGCCGCCACGTGCTCCTGCGGCCGACTCCGCGCCTTCGGCGGCGACCGCGCCGACGCCCGACGCCTCGCCCGCGCCCACCGCCGCGACGCGGCCGCCTCGTTCGTCGAGGCCCTGCCCGTCAGCTTCACCACCGCCGTCACCGCCTGACCGAGTGAAAGGACCGACCCGTGATCGACGAGCGCAAGCGTCCCAGCAGGCCCGCCGGCGAGTGGAGCACCAAGCGGTGCGAGAAGTGCGGCGAACAGGTCGAGGTCAGCCGCCACGGACTGCGCACGCTCTGCTCCTGCGACGCGGCCAAGTGACCCCCGGGCAGCGTCCGGACGACCTCCGTCCGGACGCTGCTCGACCGTCCGGACAAGCCCTGACCTGCGGCTTTTCAGTCCGGACACCCGAAACCTCAGCGGGTCACACGCGTTGGACATAGTGACTACCCACTAATCACCCCGGACGGTGTCCGGACAGCCCACAGGAGCTACCAGGGATGACGACCCTCCCCCCTCCCAAGACCCCGACCGTGGCCATCGCGCGCGTCCTGCGCGGCCTCGGCCTCACCCAAGGACGCGGCTGCGACTTCCGCGTCGAAGGCGACTACCGCAACGGCGAGCGGATCGGCACCTACGTCCTGGTCCTCACCCGCCACGCCGACGAGACGATCGCGGCCCACGCCGACGACATCGAGCGCCTGACCGGTGAGTCCGGCTGGGCGTTCCGCGTCTCCATCCGCTACCTGAGCGACACCGGCCGCCCGACGACCAGCGTCGCCAACTACGGCGACCGCGTCCGCCAAGAGCCCCCGGCCGCGGCACCCGAGCCCGAGCCGGTCGCGGCGGCCGACCCCGAGCCCACCCCGGACACCGCCGACGAGCCCCCGGCCCCCGAAGTCCCCGAGCCCGGCTCCCCCTCGGCCGGCTACTTCGCGGGCGCCCGCGTGCGGGCCTGGGGGCGCCAGCGCGCGAACGCGCTTCACTGGTCCGGCTCCCAGGCGTACCTGGTCGCCGCAGCGGCCACCGCCGGACTCAGCTACGACAAGAACGGAGTGCTCCGCGACCGGCCCCGGCCCGGCTGGACCGGAACCCCCGTCGACGAGACACGCCTCGCCCCGCTCGTGAAGGCCGGGTTCATCGCCGTCACCGAGCCCTACGGCCCCGGCTCCAAGCAGGTCGGCATCACCCGGGACGGCGCCGAGGCCCTGCACCTGTGGAGGATCTACCGGCCCACCCCCGTGGACAAGGACCGCAAGCAGGAACGCGAACCGCTCCGCCCGCTCCTCGGCGGCGAGTACGCCGCTCGCCGCGACCAGGCCGCCGCCGAGGACCAGCGGCGCCGCGAAGCCGAACGCGAAGCCCTGTACGCCGCCCTGGAGGAGCTGCACGCCTGGGAGGCCTGGGAGGACGCACGCTGGAAGGTGTGGGCCACCGTCAACGGCATCACCCACCGCCTCGGCCGCCGCGCCCCGTCCGGCTGGATGCCCACCGCCGAGGAGATCGAACTCCACCGCCTGGCCCCCGACGTCGTCGCCGGCCTCCACGCGGACGCCCTACGGCCCCGGCGCAAGCCCGAACTGCCCAAGACCACCCCGGCCCGGCCGCTCGACGTGACCCCGCTCCCAGCGATCCCCGCCGAGGCCGAGCAGCTCGACCTCTTCGGCGCCACCGCGTGAGCCCCGACACGCGCAAGCGCCCGTCGGCCTCCACTGCGGAGGCGGGCGGGCGCTCGTCGTCGCGTCCGTCAGCTGGCGTCCGTCGCCCTGGCCTTCCGTGCCAGGTCCTTTGCACTCTGGTGGCCGCCGGCGATGTCGTAGACACGCTGGCGCCCGACCCCCAGGTGGGGCGCCAGCTCCTCCGCTGTGTGCCCGGCGTCGAGGAGCGCTCGGGTCACGCGCTCCCGGGACTCGCGCAGCCACTTCTGGGCGGCGGGCGCATCCTTGAGTGTTCGGGTGAGCTTCTTCACCTGTGGGATCGAAGGCAGGCCTTCGTCGAGTTCGGCGAGAGAGGCGAGGGGGCCGAACGACTCGGGGAGCTGGGTGGGGGCCTGCGCTCCGGCTCCTGCCTTCTTCGCGCGGGCCAGGGCCGCCGAGGTCAGGTGGCCGCTGGCGATGTCGGATACCCGCTGGACGCTGACCTCCATGTGGGGGGCCAGCTCCTTCCTGGTGACGGTTCCGGAGTCGAGCAGTGCCCGGGTGGTGTCCCTCCGTGTGTCGCGCAGCCATTTCATGAGGGTCGGCACGTCCTTGAGCGCGCGGGTCAGATCCTTCGCTTGCGAGACGGTGGGCTCGCCGGTCCCGAGAGGGGCGAGCCAGTCGAACGTGTCGGGGAGGGGTGTGCGGTCCATACCCGAAGCCTAGTGGGTGGACACTATGCCTTCGGGGGTCGCCCTGGCGATGGAGTGTGATAGTGGGGCCCTGACCTGCGGCTTTCTCGAAAAACTCCGATCTCTGGGCGTCAACCCGGAACCACATGGCCCGTACATGCGTTGTATATAGTGACTACCCAATAACCTCCCATTCAAGGAGAACGCAATGACCGCCACCGAGACCATCGCCATGTACACCGCCCGGGCCCTCAGCAAGGCCGCCACTGCCCGCGAGCGGCTGACCGAAGGCCTCGCCAACCGCAGCGTCCACCTGACCACCCTCATGGAGGCCGTCCTGATCGGCGAGGCCGAGGCCGCCCCCTGGGAGAAGCTCGCGAAGCGCATCGAGCGCCACGGCGTCCGCGAAGGCCTCGCCCAGCAGCGCGAAGAGGCCCTGGCGATCCTGCTCCAGTACGGCGGCCTCGGCGCGAGCACCAGCCTGGTCGTCAACGCGGCCCGCAACGCCGAGCACGACGGCCTGCGGCGCTTCCTCGCCCACACCGAGGGCCTCGAAGCCCAGGGCGAGCCCACCCCGGAGCCCGCGCCCGCCACCCCGGAGGCGACCGAGCTGGAGAAGTGCGGGCTGAGGGTCATCCGGGACACCTTCGTGGACCGCGTCGGCTACAAGAGCCGGGACGGCTGGCGCTACGCCACCAGCGTCCAGGGCATCAGGCTCGACACGAGCCTCGGCGACCTCCTGATCGGCCGCGGCTGGGCCGAGGTCGACGAGGGCAAGCCGCTCGCCCAGGGCCAGCGAGTCACTCTCACGGCCATCGGCCGCCACATCCTCGCCGACTGACCACCCCCGCCCCGGGCGGGACCAACCGGCCCCGCCCCGCCCCTCTGTCGAGGAGAACCCCGTGGACCCCATCACCACCCCCGCCCCGGAGCGCCCCGCCTGGCAGGTCGGCGACTACATCACCTGGCCCGGAAACCCGGACTGCTACCGGCTCGTCCACGTCGGCCGGTTCGCCATCACCTACGAGGCCCGCGACGGCGTACGCCAGGAGGCGGAGGAGACGGCCCTCCGGACCCTGGCCCAGGACACGGCCGACTGGCGGCCCGCCACCCCTGAGCAGATCGCCCGGCACCAGCGGCTCTACCGGCCCGCCCCGAGTAACTGGGAGTAGGCGCACCGCCTCTGACCTGCAACTTTCTCCGATCCCCCGGGATCCTCCCGGAACCACAAGGCCCCCACACGCGTTGTACATAGTGACTACCCACTAACTCCACTCCTCACGGAAGGCCCACCCATGTCCGTCCCCACCCGCTACGTCATCCCCGCCCGCGACATCCGCGAAGGCGACGTCCTGCGCGGCTACTACCGGCCGGGCATCACCCTCGCCACCGCCGCCCGCCCCGGCGCCTACGCCGAGGACTGGTCGGACCTCGACCGGCGCCCCGACCTCCTCCCCATCCCCGACCGCGCGGCCCGCCCCGGCCCGGCCGCCTTCGACGAGTACGCCGTCACGCACATCACCGACGACAGCCCGGTGGTCGTCACCCGCGAGCCGATCTCGTACGTCCGCCGCGGCCACCTGCCCACCCCCGAGCAGAAGGAGGAGTTCACCGACGCCATCGGCAGGATCGCCGGATACGCGGCGGGCTCCCTCCACAAGACCTTCCCGGACCTCGACCTGGACGAGCTGATCCAGCGGTTCACCGGACCGGCCGCCTTCAACATGATCGGCACCCGCTACCTCAACGGCCTCCGCCGCGGCCTGACCCCCGCCGAGGCCGCCAGCGAGGCCGGGACCGCCCTGATCGACGGCTGGGCCGACGCCCGCCTGGAAGCGCGCGCCCTGCTCAACAGCCAGACGGCCGCCACCGCCTGACCCTCACCCCGGGCGGGGCCACCCGGCCCCGCCCCTCCAAGGAAGGAACCCGCGTGACCACCACCGACACCCTGCCCCTGGCCCTCGCGGCCGTCACCCACACCCTCAGGACCGTCACCCCGGACGCCCCGCTCACCGCCGGCGACCTGGAGGAGATCGCCTTCACCGAGGCCTGGAAGCTCGATGACCCCGAGGCCGGGATCTACGGCCACGACCTCGCGCGCGCCGTCCTTGAGGCCCTGCCCCCTCTGGCGGCCGGTATCTCCCGGCACCGGTACGCGGTGATGGCGGCCGGTGTCCCCGACTGCCTGATCGCTTCCCCGCCCCTGCACCTCGACTGGTCCGCCGCCTGACCCGCCCACCCACCACCCGGAAGGAAGGCCACAGCATGGCCGACATCACGATCACCCACACACGGCCCGACGGCACGACCCTGGGCGGCTCCAGCAAGGGAGACGGCGTCTACGAGATCGTCCGGCAGCACGGCTTCAAGTACTCCAGGAATGTCGGCATCTACATCCGAGGCTCCCGCGACAAGGAGGCGCAGCACTGGAGGATCAACGGCGCGGCCGAAGCCCTGCGCGCGGCCGGCCACACGGTCGAGGTCGAGATCAACGAGGAGGACGAGCGCTCGTTCGCCGAGATCGAGGCCGCCCGCGAGGAACGCGCCGAGGACCGCGCCGAGCGGTTCGCCGACCGCGCGGACCGGGCCTCCGCCGAGTCCAACGCCCGATACGAGCGGGCAAAGGACATCGGCCGCCGCTTCGAGTTCGGGCAGCCGATCCTCGTCGGCCACCACTCGGAGCGCCGCGCCCGCCGGGACCAGGAGCGTATGCACGACAACATGCGCAAGTCGATCGAAGAGCAGGACAAGGCCGGGTACTGGTCCGACCGGGCCGAGGCCGCCGGCTCGTACAAGGAGCGCCGGAACGACACGTACGTCACCCTGCGGCGCCTGGAGAAGCTGGGCGCCGACCTCCGCAGGCAGCAGCGGTACCACGCGGAAGCTGTCGCGAAAGGCTGCGACTCCGCCGACCGGCACGCGCGCGAGATCCGGGACCTGGAGAAGGAGATCGCGCACTGGGAGGAGGTCGTCGAGAAGGCGAAGGGGGATGGCGTGAAGGTCTGGGGCCCGGAGGACTTCGCCCCGGGCGACTACGTCATGTACTACGGCACGTCCTGGTATCAGGTGTCACGGGTCAACCCGAAGACGCTGAGCGTCGCGTGGAACCTGCGGCTTGAGCCCAAGGCGGTGATGAGCCTGGAGGACGCCACCGACGGTGGCCGGACCTGGACGCACTCGGCCAGCTACACCAACGTTCATGCCCGCTGCCCCGAGGAAGCGATGAACGCCTTCCTGGCCGACGGGAAGGTCCCCGGCCGCAAGGCGGCCCACGCCGCCTCGGAGAAGCAGCCAGCGGCAGCGGTACGCGAGGCCCAGGCCGCGAAGCCGAAGCCGAAGAAGCCGACCAGCGACCCGAAGGTGCCGAAGAAGCTGCTGGTGGCGTTCCAGCAGCTGGGCACCGTGGCCGAGGTGACGTGGCTCAACGGCGGCAGCCGCCCGCACAAGGACTTCCAGCAGGTGACGATCGCGCCGCCCGACGGAAAGCAGTTCCCCCGCTCGGTCTGGTCCCCGGCCCTCCAGGAGGAGTTGGCCCGCATCCTCGGGGAGCAGGGCTACGAGCTGCACGGCAGCGACTGGGAGTGGAACCGCAGCCGACAGGGCTACATCCGAGCGCTGAGGCCCAAGCCGCAGAAGACGCCCGAGCCGGAGCAGCCGACCACACCGACCGAGGAGCAGCCGGCTCCGCCCGCCAGCGAAGAGCCCCCGGCCACCGGCCCGGAGGGGAAGCCGGAGCCGGAGGAGTCGACCGCCCCGGCCGAGGAGCCCCCGGCCGACGAGCCGGGGGAGACCCCGGAAGGGGGCGGAGAGCCCCAGCAAGGGGGCGAAAACACCGCCCTGACCTGCGATTCTTCCGGATCCACCCGGAACCACAAGATCGCCTCACGCGTTGGTAATAGTGACTACCCACTAACACCATCCACCCAGGAGGCCCCGGTGACCGAGACCGAAAAGTACGGACGCCCCCTCACCCCTCGCGAGCGCAAGGCCGCCCAAGCGGCCGAGCTGCGTGAGCGCGCCGCCCAGCGAGAGGAGGTCGAGCGCACGGCCGAACTGGACACGGCCTACCGGGCGTACGTGGACGAGGGCATCGCCATGACCGACGGTGTTTACGTCCCGCTCGACTTCCAGGCCTGGGCCGCCACCCTGGGCGCCCCCCTGGTTGCAGCCGCGGCCGCCGAAGAGCCGACCGCCGACCAGGAGCAGGAGACGACCGCGCCCCCCGAGGTCGCCGAGGTCGCCGCCGAGCCCCAGCCGGAGGAGAAGGCCCCGGCCCAGGAGGCGCCCGCCAAGAAGGCTCCGGCCGAGAAGAGGCCCGCCCGGAAGGCCCCGGCGAAGAAGGCGCCGGCGAAGAAGACCCCGGCCCCGAAGGAGACGGCCGCCCCGCAGAAGGCCGCCGGGCTCAAGACCGTCCACAAGCGGGTGCCGGTCGACCGGATCGACCGCGACCCCTCCCAGCCGCGCCAGGTCTTCGACCAGGAGAAGCTGGAGGAACTGGCCGGTTCGATGAAGCGGCTCGGCCAGCTCCAGCCGGTCAGCGTCCGCTACGTCCCCTCGACCAAGCGCTACGTGCTCGTCATGGGCGAGCGCCGGTGGCGGGCCGCCCAGCTCGCCGAGATCGTCGAACTCGACGCGGTCGTTACCCACGGCTTCGAGGAAGGGGACCGCGAGATCCTGGCCCGTCAGGTCGCCGAGAACGTCGGCCGGGCGGACATGACCCCGATGGAGGAGGCCGAGTCGTTCAAGCGGCTGGTCGACGCCGAGTACACCATCGACCAGGTCTCCGAGATGGTCGGCAAGTCGGCGAGCTACATCGGCTGGCGCATCGATCTCCTGCGACTGTGCGACTCCGCCCGCGAGGCCGTGAGCAAGGGGCACCTGACCGTCGGCCTCGCCTGGTACGTGTCCCTGCTCAACACCGACAACCAGATGCGGTTCCTCGTCCGGCACACCCGGGGCGAGTTCAAGAGCGTCCGGGACGCCGAGGCCTTCGCCCAGGCCGCTCGCGCGGAGGAGAAGCGAGTGGAGGAGCAGGGCTCCTTCTTCGTCCTCTCCGAGGAGGCCGCCACCGACAGGGGCGGGCAGGACGCGCTGCCCGGCTCCCTGGACATCCCGGAGTCGGAGCGCGAGAAGATCATGGGCGATCGCGCCAAGCTCGTCGGCCGGATCGACAAGCTGAGCATCGCCGGCGAGATCCTGTCCGAGCTGGCGAACGCCGACCCGGAGACCCTGGCGCTCCTGCTCGCCGGTACCCCCGGCGGAGTCCCCGGGCACGCGCAGCGGATCGAGCACCTGCGGGAGCTGACCCTGCGGGCCACGAAGAACCTCCGCCAGGCCCAGGCCATCGCGGCCGTACGGGCCTCGGGCATTCAGATCGACCCGGAGGCCGTCGCCATGCCCGCCGCATAGTGACTACCCACCAAGGGGTCGCTCCCGGGAGATGAGCGGCCCCGACCCCCTACCACCCCCCGGGGCCCCGCGGCCGCCACAGCGCCCCTCACGGCCACCGCGACAGCCGCCAGGGCCCCGGGCCCCATCCCACCCGTCACGCAACCCCAGGAGGAACCCGTGCGCTTCCACCCGACCGTCCTCGCCACCCTCGCCGACCCCCGCACCGAGATCCGCGGCGACCTCGTGCGCGTCCCCTTCGAGCTCGACCGCGACGTCTACGAGCGGATGAACCAGACCCTCAAGGACATGGGCGGCCACTGGGACGGCCGCAAGGCTGTCCGCGCGCACGTCTTCCCGCACCGGATCGAAGAGCACCTGCGCCAGTGCCTCGCCGCCGGCGAGTACCCCTCCCGCTACGACACCGGCTGGTTCCCCACCCCGCCCGCCCTCGCCGTCCAGGTCTGCGACCTGGCGGGCATCCGGACCGGGGACACCGTCCTGGAGCCCTCGGCCGGCTCCGGCGCCCTCACCGCCGAGATCGCCCGCCGCGGCGGCGTCATCGACGCCGTCGAGTCCGACGAGTTCCGCGCGGACATGCTCCGCCAGCAGGGCGACTGCCGCCGCGTCTATGCCGCCGACTTCCTCACGCTGGACCCGCTGGAGTACGAGGAGGGCTTCGACCGGGTCGTCATGAACCCGCCCTTCACCGGCGGCCTGGACCACATCCTTCACGCGCTCCAGTTCATGAAGGACGACGGCGTCCTGGTCTCCATCATGACCGCGGGGCTCATGTGGTGGAGCGACAGGAAGAGCGAGGACTTCCGCAGCGCGGTCGAGGAGGTCGGCGGCGAGATCGAGGCCCTGCCCGACGACTCGTTCGCCGTCTGCGGCACGAACGTCCGGACCTGCCTGCTGTTCCTCCCGGGCTACGCCGGGGGGCCGCTCCGGACTCACGACTGGCTGATGCGGCAGCCCCGGCAGCTCGACCTGTTCGCCGCGTAGGCCTCTGACCTGCAACTTTCTCCGATTCCCCGGGATCAACCCGGAACCACACGGGTCTCACCAGCGTTGGACATAGTGACTACCCACTAACTCAACACCTCACCAGAGAGGCCCACACCATGACCAACCAGACCACCCCCACCCCCCTCAACCCCTCCACCCCCACCACCGAAGAGGAGTACGTCTACAACCCCTTCCCCCCGGCCTTCATCTCCGACGAGCCCATGGAGATCTCCGGCCGGGACATGGGCTACCTCATCCCCTGGATGCAGGCCCAGCTCAAGGCCCAGACCAGGGACCACGACAACTCCGACCTGTGCCAGGCCCTCAGCTCGATCCTGCGCCAGGCCAACAAGGTCTACGGCACCGAGTCCGAGACCCGGGAGACCTGCATCTGCTACGGCTGACCGACTCCGGCCGGGCCACCAGGCCCGGCCGGTACCCCAACCCTGAAAGGAACCGACCCCGATGAGCGAACTCCCCAAGCTCGCCACCTGCACCTACCAGGAGTTCAAGCCGGACATGGGCACCCCCGTGCGCACCACGGTCGGCCACCCCCGGTTCGCCCTCTCCTACCAGCTCGCCGGCCACGCCCGGCTCGTCACGCCGACCCGGCCCCTCCTCAAGATCGAGGCCCGCGACGCCTACGAGTTCAGCTACCGGCGCATGCTCGAAGGCCACGTCTTCGGCAACATCCAGCGCGAACTCCTCCGCATCGCCGGCGCCTACGACCTGGACAGCCCCGTCGTCCTGCTCTGCTTCGACCGCCTGAACGTCCCGGGCAACTGGTGCCACCGCACCATGTTCGCCGCCTGGTGGACCGAGCAGACCGGCGACGAGGTCCCCGAACTCGGCGCCCAGCTCAAGGCGGCCCCGACGCCGCCCCCCACCCTGTTCGACTTCTGACCCCACCGGCCCGGGTGGGCGGGGGCGGGAATCCCCGCCCACCCGGGCCCCAACCGAAACCACCTCGCAACCACAGGAGCACGACCATGCGCGACGAGATGACCGAAACCCGAGTGAGCCTGGACGGCATCCTCGGCCCGTACGACTGCAAGCTCGACCTCCACCACCGGTGGAACGGCTGGATGAGCCCCCACTTCACCCTGGACACCGTCCGCGAACTGTCCGCCGAGACCATCGCCACCGCCAACGACTACGGCTGGCGCGAGACCGACACGATCCACGTGATCGAGGGCCGGGCCGACAGTCCGGACACCGTCCACGTCATCGACACCGGCCTGACCTACGAGATCAACGAGGACGGTGACACCGCCCCCCTGGCGATCACCGTACGGATCCCCTGGCGGAAGCTGGACCGCGGCGGCAAGGCCACGATCGGAAAGCTCACCCCGGACGCCCGCAAGGCCGCCCGTCGATCCAAGCCCGGCGGCCGGGGCGCGGCCCGCGCGGTCGTCGTCCATGCCCGCTGGATGTACTTCGAGGAGACCGGCCAGGGCGCGGACATCGTCGAGCCCGACACCGAAGGCCTCTTCCCGGTCGGTGGTTTCGAGTGGTGCTGGTCGATCCACCACTGGTGGTGCGTCTGCGGGGCTGACCGCCGGTGGCACGAGACCGAGTGCCTGTGCGGCCAGACCCGAGACAACCAGCCGCCCCTCGCGGAGGGAGCCGTCCAGGAAGTCGCCCGCCTCCTGCGCACCCTGGTCCCCAAAGCCACCTCCGCCCTGGTCGACTTCGGCTCGGGCCTCGCCCGGGTCACCGACGTGTTCGCCGGCGACACCGAAGTGGACATGGCCGACGACACCGGCCCGTTCGACACCGAGACCCTCGGCGAGGCCGACGAGGTCCTGCGCAAGGCCGTGGACCGGGCCGACTGCCTGAACGACCTGGTCGCCGACTGGGAGCGCATCCCCCACAAGCGGACCCCCCACCTCTACCGGATCGCCTTCCCGGCCGTCGGCCAGTAGCCACCACAGCGGATCTCCCGGGCGATCACCCGGGCCCGAACCCTTCCCGCTCAACGAAACGAGGACGTCTCATGACCGCTCAGCCCCGCCAGACCTACCCCGTGCCCGACCTTGGCGGCCAGGCACACGAAGCCCTTGAGGCCCTGCGCCTCGCTCAGGAGCGGATCGGCCGTGTGATGGCCGCCGTCACCGCCGTCGCCGTCGTCGACGTCCTCACCGACCACCACCGGGAAGCCGAGTTCGACGCCGCGCACGCTGAGCTGATCGAGGCGGCCGACGGCTCCCTGCACGCCACCGGCCGGTACTGGACGGCCGCCGGCGAGGAGAAGGCCCTCGCCGAGGCCCACGGCGACCGCTGGGTGGTGCACGAGATGAACGAGTGGGTGCCCTACATGGACTACGACAACGAGCACGTCTGGAAGCCCCTCGTGGAGCCCCTGGAGGACCGGAACGGCCAGCGGGTCTACCGCCTCGACCTGCGCAAGGCCGCAGCCCTGCCCCTCGACTGACCCCCTGACACACCTGGCCCCGGGACGGGCGAGGGCGGGAATCCCCGCCCGCCCCGGGGCCGACCCCTGCCCAGCCGGAACCCTCGCAAGGAGAAACCGATGATCGAAGTCATGGTGTGCTGCAACGACCGCGACCGCTACCCGGCCTGGATCGACCCCACCGACCACCGCGACGGATTCGTGAAGCCCTGGTTCGATCTGGAGACCGTCCAGCGCATCGCAGAGGACAGCCAGGCGGAAGCCGCCGAGTTCGGACACGGCGGCGTCGACACCGTCCACGTCATCACCGGCCAGATCGACGGCCAGGACCGGCCGCTGGTCCTGAACATCTGCTGGATGTACCTGGACGGCGAGAAGCACCAGAAGGCTGTTGAGAACGTCGAGCGCAACGCGGACGGCCTGTACGCGGTCGGCGGCTACGACTGGAACTGGTACATGCTCGACGACCTGTTGAACCCGGTGATCCCGCCTCGGGTCGACCCGGCGATCCCGACGCAGGTGAAGCGGGAGATCCTGCCGCCCTTCCCCGGCCAGCGCACCAACGGATGACCCCCACACCCCTCCATCACCCCGACCCGACCGTACGAGGACGTCACATGACCATTCAGCCCGTCCAGGCCCCGCCCCTCCTGACCTCCGGTGGCCCACAGGGCCTGTGCGAGGGAGCGCTGATCCTCACCCGCCGCGGCATCGTCCCCATCGAGGACATCGCCGCCGGCGAGGAGGTGTTCACCCACCGGCGCCGCTGGCGGCCGGTCGTGGCCGTCACCTCGCAGACCGCCCCGACGGTGAAGGTCCACTGCGTCACCCTGCCCGGCGGCCTGCCGGTCACCGCCGACCAGTGGCTGCTCACCCGGAACGCCCGCGTCCTGCTCGAAAGCGACGCCACCGCAGGGATGTCGAGCGCCCGGTGGACCAAGGCCCGGGATCTGGTCGAAGGCGACCGGGTCGCCTCGCCGCTCGACTTCGGGCAGCCGCTCCCGCTGCCCGAACTGCCCGCCGCCCTCGCCGGGACCGACCCGGCCGACATCATTCGCATCGCGGCGCAGATGATCGGCCTCAAGGGCAAGGCGGGCACGGCCCTGTGCCCGGAGCTGGCCGGCTGGCTGGAAACGCACTTCGGACCGTACGGCGCCGGGCGCCACTTCCCGGCCTGGGCGGTCACGATGCCCGAGGAGCTTCGCCGAGCCTTCCTCGGCGGCCTGGTCGACCTCTCCCCGGAACGCCAGAAGTGCGCGGTGGCCATGCACTCCAAGAGGTTCATGACCGGCCTGCGGCTGCTGGTCTGCTCCCTCGGCTACGCCGCCGGGCTCGCCTCCGCCAAGGGGAAGGGAGGAAGCCGGGCGTGGCCGCTGAGCTGGGCGCCGACCGGCGGCCGGCGCCCCGACTATAACGGGTCGCGGTGGCACTCGGTGGCCCGGGTCGAACGGGGCCCGGTGTCCACGGTGTTCCAGCTGCACGTCATTGAGGACGAGTCCTGCGTCGCCGACGGCCTCACGGTCGCGGCCCCTCTCCCGCCGGGCAGGTAGCAGGGCTCTGACCTGCAACTTTCTCGAAAACCTCGGGGGTGCCCCGGAACCACCAAGATCGTTCACGCGTTGTACATAGTGACTACCCACTAAGTCACTGTCCGGCCCGGTGGGCGGAGGCGGGAATCTCCGCCCACCGGGCCAGCACCGACCGACCTCGCGAGGAGATCCGGCATGGCCGCCATCGACCCCACATCCCGAGCCTGGGAGGCCTCCTCCCGGGCCGCCAACGCCCCCAGGCGGATCCGCGCCTACAAGCACGACGGTGGCGACTTGTCCGTCATGGACTGGTTCTGCGGGGCAGGCGGCAGCGGCCAGGGCGCCGAGGCGGTCCCCGGCCTGCGCGTCTACCTCGCCGCGAACCACTGGAAGCAGGCGATCAAGACCCACCAGATGAACTTCCCCGGAGTGGCCCACTACATGGGCGACATCCGCAAGGCCCCCGTCTGGGCCTGGCCCACCAGCGACGTGTTCTGGTCCTCGCCGGAATGCACCAACTGGAGTATCGCCAAGGGCAGGAAGCGCTCGTTCGCGAAGGCCGTGCAGGGCGACCTCATGAGCCTGTACGCGGACGCGGAGGAAGCGAAGTTCAAGACGGGCGCCGACCCCGACAACGAGCCCACGGCCGAAGAGGAGGCCTCGCGCGCCCTGATGGAGGAGATCCCGCTCTACCTGCGCGGTGTGATCGAGCGCGGCGGCCTGATCAAGGCCGGGGTGGTCGAGAACGTGATCGACGTCCGCGCGTGGGCCGAGTGGGACGCCTGGCGCGGTGAGTTCCACAAGCTCGGGTACTTCACGAAGCTCGTGGCGCTGAACTCGATGCACGCCGACCCGCGCAGCGTGCACAAGGCCCCGCAGTCCCGTGACCGGCTCTACCTCGTCTACTGGCACAAGAGCCTGGGGCGCACGCCGGACTGGGACAAGTGGATCCGGCCCCGCGCGTACTGCCACGGCTGCGACGAGGTCGTGGCCGCCCGCCAGGTCTTCCGCAAGCCCGGCCAGGACATGGGCCGGTACAAGAGCAGCTACGACTACCGGTGCCCCCGGAAGTCCTGCCGGGCGCTCGTCGAGCCCGACACCCTGCCCGCCGCCGCGGCGATCGACTTCTCGATCAAGGGCACGCCGATCGGCAGCCGGCCCAAGAGCGAGGAAGCCCCCGAGGGCCTGGCCCCGAACACGATGGCCCGCATCCGCGCGGGCGTCGCCAAGTACTGGCCCAAGCCCGGCGGCCCGGCCGACGAGGACGACACGCTGTTCGGCGACACCGGCCAGAGCGCGGCCAGGACGGCGCCGCTCCTCGTCCCGACCGGCGGGACCTGGCGGAACACCGCCAGCAGCACCGAGGTTCCGATGCCCACCCGCACGACCGTCGAGAGCGACGGGCTCGTGATCCCCCCGATCCTGATCCCCTGCGAGGGCCGCGAGGGCAAGCAGCCGATGCCGGTCGACCAGCCCCTGCGGACCCAGACGACCCGCCTGGAAACGGCCGTCGCCTACGCCCCGTTCGTGGTCCCCATGCGAGGAGGTGGCGACAAGGAGAAGGCCCGGCACATCAGCCAGCCGCTCCACACCGTCTCGGCCGGCGGCAACCACCACGGCCTGGTCACCGGGCCCGTCCCGCTGGTCATGCGGAACAACACCCCCAAGGGCGACCCGGCCCAGATGTGCACGACCGCCGGCGAACCGCTGCGGACGATGACGGCGGCCGGGCACCAGTCGCTCATCACCCCCGGGGACGGGCTCCTCGTCCCGTACTACGGCACCGGCCAGGCCCGGCCGGTCTCCGAGCCGGTCGGCACCCTGCCCACCCGGGACCGGTACGCGCTCCTCGACGCGAACGGCGAGTACGACCTGTCCAAGGTGCTTTTCAGGATGCTCCAGCCCAAGGAGATCGGCAGGGCGATGGCCTTCGGTGACGACTACAGGGTCCTCGGGTCGAAGCGCGACCGGATCAGGCAGTACGGCAACGCGGTCACCCCGAACGTCGCCGAGGTCTTGCTGTGCGCGCTCGTCGAGTGCATCACCGGGGAGCCGATCAGCCGCTACGCGCTGGCCGCCTGACCCGAGACCCCGGGGCGGTTCCCAGCGGGCCGCCCCGGCTCTGACCTGCAACTTCCCTCGATCTCCCGGGATTCACCCGGAACCACAAGACCCCCACAAGCGTTGTACATAGTGACTACCCACTAACTCCTACCCCTCCGGAGGAAGCCATGGCCGACACCGCCACCGCCCGCGCGCACACCACCTCCGCCCGCGGCCCCATCGTCGTCACCGCCACCATCACCCCCGGCCCGGACTCGTTCACGATCACCGGCGCCCACGCCTACGACACGAGCAGGCACGGCCGCATCCAGGGCGGCCTGACCCGGGGCGGGTTCTCCTTCCCGGCCGGCGAGGTCGACGTCCGCATCGACAAGCACTGGAACCTGACCGACACCCTCGACCTCGCGGTCGCCTGCGCCATCCTCGCCGCCGGCGGCCAGATCGACCCCGGCATCCTGGACCGCGTCGTCCTCCTCGGCGGCATGGGCTGGACTGGCCACCTCGACCCCGTCATGGGCGTCGCTGACTGCGCCCACATGGCCCGGCAGGGCGACCGGCGCACCATCCTGGTCCCCGCCGAGCAGTCCATGCGCGTCCACCGGCTCGACTTCGGCCTCGACGTCGTCGGCGTCCGCAGCGTCCGCGAGGCCGCCGACTTCCTCAACCGCCAGGCCGACCGGGCCTGACCTGCGGCTTTCCTCGAAACCCCCGGAGTCAACCCGGAACCCCGCGGGTAGTCACGCGTTGGACATAGTGACTACCCACTAAGTCCCCTTCCTGGAGGAACCCATGATCGGCAAGCTCATCCCCGAAGCCCTCGCCCAGGCCATCACCGCCGAGGCCATGCGCCACGAGGCCGACCCCGTCCGCCAAGCCCAGGTCCTCAACGTCCTGGCCGCCGCGAACTACACGGTCAACGAGATCGCCGAACTCGCCGGCACGACCTGGCACGAGATCGAGACGACCATCGGCCTGCTCGCCCTGGTCGACCTCGGCAAGGACGCCCTCGACCAGGGCCTCCTCTACGTCAGCCTCGCCCGGCACATCGCCCAGCTCAGCGAGGCCAACCAGAACGTCGTCCTCATTCGCTGGATTCGCGGCGACTTCAAGAACGAGGCGCACGCCACCCGCTACGTCCAGGCCCTCATCGAGGACGAGGGAACCGTCCTCGGCCTGAACTAGCGCAGCGCGGCCGGTGGGGCGCGAAAGCACTGGGAATCCCACCGGCCGCCACGCCCAGCACCGATGGGCCTCGCAACCCGACCAGGCGCGTGAGGCCCACCGTACCCCCCTTCCAGATCACAGGAGGAACGCGTGAGCACCAACACCACCACCCCCGCCGGGCTCGCCCCCGAGGCCCGCGAGTTCATCATCGTCGGCCAGGACCAGGGCACCGGCTACACCTTGTGGGACATCGCCCCCGCCCCCACCGACCCCACCCGCCGGTCGGTCGTCCTCGAGGAGCTCGGCGTCGAGGCCATGGACGCCTTCGGGTCGGTCACCCTTGAGTGGGCCACCACCCCCCGCGCGGCCGTGAACCAGCTCCTCACCGCCCGGCGCGACTCCTCCGGCCTGGATGACTACGGCCTCACCCCGGACAGCCGCACCGAGAACCTCGGCGCCGAGGAGCCCCTGCCCGCCACCGCCAGCGAGACCCTGCGCCGCGCCCTCGCGGCAGCCGGCCTCGACAGCGAGACCGACGGCGACCTCCACGGCACGTGGGTGATCGTCGACCTGCCCTGCGGCGCGGAGATCTGGATCACCGGCACCCGCACCCACCGCGTCGGCCACCCTGCCACCCGCCACCACGGCTGGACCGCGCACTTCTACTCCACCGGCGGTGACAGCAGCGTCCGCCGCGAGCTGTACTCCTCGGACGCCACCGACCTCGACGCCGACACCACGGCCCTGGTCGCCCTGGTCGCCGCCGAGGCCCGCGCCGACCACCACGGGACCCCGCTGCCCCTGGCGCCCCACGTCCTCGCGGACATCGCCGGAAAGGTCCGCCCGCACCTGCCCGGCGCGCAATTCCTCACGATCGACGCCACCGACGGCACCCTCCGCGCCGTCCTGGACGCCGACCACCGAACCCTCTGGTACGCGCCCGCCAGCCCCACCGGCCTGCCCGACACCGTCGCCGACGAGGTCGCCCGCCTGGCCGACCTCCTGCTCTACCCGACGGTGAACGGCGACAAGCCCGGCGACCGCACCCCCCTCGCCGGCCACGACGACACGTGCCTGATCACCCTGCCCCGCCCCTGACCCGACCCCGGACATGAAGGTGCCGGGTGGGCCCCGCACGAACCCACCCGGCACCTGACCACCACCCGAACTGCGATGGAAGGCCCCACAATGAGCGACACCACTCCGAATGTCCAGTACACCCCGTACGCGGAAGGGCGCTTCGCCCCGGTCCTGCCCTACGCCCCGACCGGCTACCTGTTCACCGTCCCCGGCAGCTTCCCCGACGACACTCCCTCCCACCTGAACCTGACCGACCGGGACATGGCGGTCTACTGGACGTACGGACAGTGGGAGGTCCGCGACCTCACCGCCGAACGCCGAGTCTGGGGCATCGGCCGAAGCCGCAGGACCGCCGTCGGCCTCGCCTTCCTGGAGATCGCCCGCAAGCGCCGCCAGGAAGCCCGGGAGGCCGCCGAACGGCGCCTGGCCGTCGGCCTGGAGGCCGTCCCCCCGTACGCGGTGGAGATCACCGGAGACGTCACCCTCATCTGCACCCCCGAGGCGACCGGCGTCTTGAAGTCCCTGGAGCTCGACGACAACGGCCCGACCCTCTACCACGTCCACGACACCGACGGCGGAGACCCGTACACGATCCGCCACGCCCCCCGGCTGTCCCTCCGGCAGACCCTGACCGGCGTCCTGCACGTCCGGTGCGGCTGCGACCCCGAGGACGCCACCCGGTTCGAGAACGAGACCGACGCCCTCAAGTGGGCCACCCGGGGCCTGACCTTCTTCTGGCCCTGCGCGAACAACCCCGCCTGACCGCTCGTCCCCTCGGGGCCGCGACCGCCCACCGGTCGCGGCCCCTCCGGCGTTCTCAGGCCTTCAACGGCCCCAGCTCACTACCCTCCGCGCGGGCCGAACGAGGCGGCCACAGGCCCGTCCAGGGCCGCCGCCCGCCCGCCCCCACACTGATCACACAGAGTGGTGTATCATCACGACACGTGAGTGGCTGCCGGTAACGGCGTGGCCGGTCCCGGCGCTGGTGGTGCAATTGCAGCACGCCCGACTTCCGGTCGGGAGGTCCAGGTGCAAGTCCTGGCCGGCGCTCCATGCAGAGCCCCCGGGGTGGTGAGCCCCCCGGGGGCTTTCGTGTACCCCCGCCCCGTCACGCCTGACGGTAGTGATCCGAACACGCTGTGTGCCTGTTCGGCTACCATCCCCGCCGGTCAGCACCACGACCGCCCGTCCCGCCGTGACGACCCCTTCAAGGAGCACGCCGATGTTCCACGGCTCCATCCCATCCGATATGTGCCGCATCGTCCGCGAACACGTCTCCCTGTGGAACGACGTGACCGACGTCTACAACGTGTGCTGCGGGAACTTCACCGTCGAGAAGACCATCGCGTCCCTCGGGAAGAACCTGCACTCCTGCGACGTGCTGATGTACTCGACCGCCATCGGCCGGTACCTCGCCGGCGACCCGATGCCCCTGGTGTTCACCCCGACCGCCGAAGCCGAGTTCCCCTGGGCGATGGAGTACCACGAGACGCCCGCCCAGCAGCTCGCCACCATGCTCCTGTGCACCCGCCTCGCCCCGCTCATGGGCAAGAAGGAGACGCACGTCTACTGGTCGAAGATGCGCAAGGCGTACGAGCAGCAGTGGCCCGACCTCCACGCCAAGACCGTCGCCAAGGTCGAGGCGGCCGCCGAAGTCCTCAAGCTCGCCTCGTACTCCGCCGAGGACGCCCTGACGTGGGTCGACAAGATCCCGCCCGGCGCCGGCGTCGTGTCGTACCCGCCGTTCCACGGCGCCGGGGCCGCGTTCGTCCGCGACTTCGCGAAGCTGGAGGAGATGTTCGAGTGGACTCCCCCCGAGTTCACGATCATGCAGGACCCCGAGCTGGAGTACCTGATCCAGCGGATCACCGACCGCGACCACTGGCTCCTGGGCACCAACGAGGAAGTCCCGGAGATGGCCGAGTTCCTGCGCGGCCGGACCCGCACCACGAACCGCGGCATCCCGATCTACGTCTACGCGAACTCCGGCCCCATGCGTCTGGTCGAGCCCCACCAGCGCACCGAAGCATGGCCCGGCCCCCACCTGGGCGACGAGGAGATCGGCGACAGCATCAGCCTCGCCGTCCTGTCCGGCGGCCAGTTCGCCGCCCTGCGCTCCGCCTACATGAACGCCAACATCCGGCCCGGCTCCGAATCCCTCGGCGTCGCCGTCCTGGTCGACAAGAAGCTCGTCGGCGTCTTCGCCTACTCGTGGGCCCCGACCCTGGGGAACTGGGGCGCGCACCTGCCGCAGCAGCCCACGGTCTACATGCTGTCCGACTTCCCGGTCTCCACCAGCCGCTACGCCAAGCTGTCGAAGCTGATCGTCATGGCCGCCATCAGCCGCGAAGCCCAGCTCCTCACCTGGCGCCACGGCCACCGCCGATACCAGTCCCTGGCCACCACGGCGTTCACGAAGCGCCCGGTGTCGATGAAGTACCGCGGCGTCCTCCGCCTCCTCAAGCGCGATCAGAAGGACGTGCTCAAGGAGGACTGGGCCAAGGGCATCGACCCGAACGACTCGTACTACGCCCAGCAGTACCAGCTCCAGTACGGAGCGCCCTTCTCCGGCAAGCCGCTCGCCGACGTGCTCCGCGAGTGGAAGAAGCGATACGGCAAGGACGTGAAGAAGTGAAGACCGACATCCGCACCGGCGACCCCCGCGGCCTCAAGCTCCTCGACCTCAACGCCCGGTTCATGCGACACGAGCAGTTCCAGCAGCTCGTCGCGAACGTCCGCCGCGACCAGGCCCTCACCTCCACCCCGTTCGTCTGGCACGACACCGAGACCGGCGACCGCATCGTCCTGTCCGGGAACCACCGCACCAAGGCCGCCATCGAAGCCGGAATCGAAGAGATCACCTGGCTGGAGACCAGCGAACGACTCACCGAGTCCCAGCGCCTCGCCATCCAGCTCTCGCACAACTCCATCGCCGGCGAGGACGACGTCGCGATCCTCAAGACCCTGTACGAGAAGATTGACGACCTCGACCTGCGCCAGTACGCCGGCCTCGACGACGCCACCCTGGAACTCCTCGCCGACCTCGACAGCCCCTCACTCGGCGAAGCCAACCTCAGCTTCCAGACCCTCGCGATCGTCTTCCTCCCCGACGACCTCAAGGAAGCCCAGGACGTCATCCGCGACGCCCTCGGCCTCGCCGCCTCCTCCGACGCCGTCTGGGTCGCCTCCCTCCGCCAGTACGACCAGGCCATGGCCGCCCTCGACCTCGCCTCCAAGAGCGCCGACGTCACCAACGTCGCCACCGCCTTCGGCCTCATCCTGGAGTCCTTCAAAGACCACGCCGACGAGCTCGTCGACTCCTGGTTCGACCGCGACACCGGCGAACCCAAGCACCACGGCATGGCCCCCCTCCTCACCCTCTTCCACACCGACGCCATGCCCACCAAGGGCGCCGCCATCGTCGAGAAGGCACTACAGCAGGCCGTAGCCCGAGGCGACGTCCCCGCCGAGCACCGCCACCGCGCCCTCGAACTGTGGGCACGCCAGTACCTCGACACCCCCGCCTGACCGCCATGAGCACCAACAAGCCCCCGATCACGCTCAGTCCAACACTCGACCCATGGGAGCCACAGGACGGCGAGAGCGCCCGAAGGCACGGCCAGTTCATCACCTACCGCGACATCGGCCGGACCCGGACGCTACAGAAGGCCGCCGAAGCGCTACAGATCCACCCGGTCAACGTCAGGAAGGCGGCGGCCCAGTTCCGGTGGCGGGAGCGCGCCGAGGCCTGGGACCGGCACCTGGACCGGCTGTACGAGGCGGCATGGGTCGAGGAGCGGCGGAAGGCGGCCGAGAGCGACGCCCGGATCCTGGGCGCGGTCGTCGGCAAGCTCGCCCAGCGGCTGGGCACGCTGAACGCCGCCGAGATGACGATCGGGGACTTCACCCGCATGCTCGACGTCGCCATGCGGCACCGCCGTGTCCTGTTCGGTGACCCCGAGGCGACGATCGCGGTCACCGGGCCCGGCGGGAACCCGCTCGCGGTCCAGCTGGCGGAGTTCGCGCAGATGCCGGCGGAGCAGCGGCGCGCGCGGATCGAGGACCTGGCGGCCGCCGTGCAACGCCGCACCCAGGCGCTGCACGGCGGTGACGACGACGACGGTGAGGGCCCGGCCGACGGCCCGAACCGGGATGAGGACGACGTGCCGTAATGAGCGCAGTGCTGACCGCCGAGGACCTGGCGCACTACGACGACGCCGAGGTGTACCAGCGGCTCGCCGCCGCGAAGGCGGCGCTGGCCCGCGACCTGCTGTGTGATCCGCTCACCCTGGCTCTGGGCCTGGACCGGACCTATCGGCTGCGCCCGCACCTGCGGGTGATCGGCAATGCCCTGGTGGGCCTGTCGAACGGCGAGTACGACCGGCTGATGGTGTGGACGCCGTCGCAGGTCGGGAAGTCGTCCCTGGCGGCCGAGTGGTTCCCGTTCTGGTGGCTGTGCCTGCACGGCGATGACCGGGTCGCGGTGACGTCGTACAGCGACGACCTGGCCATGCGGCGCGGTAAGACGATCCGCCGGTACATCAACGAGTACGGCGCGGAGTACGACCTGGAGCTCCTCGCCGGCTCGGCGGCCGCGCAGGACTACGACACCACCGCGGGCGGCGGCGTGCGGTCGGTGTCGATCGGGTCCGGCCTGACCGGCTTCGACGTGAACGTTCTGGTGGTGGACGACCCGCACAAGGACCGTGGCGAGGCGGAGAGTCCCCGGCTGCGCGAGCACGTCCATGACTGGTGGTCGTCGGCCGCCCTCAAGCGGTTGCAGCCCGACCGGAACGCGGTGGTCGCGATGCAGACGCGCTGGCACCCGGACGACTTCTGCGGCCGGCGCCTGGCGGAGGAGGGACGCCTGGAGGAAGGCGGCCGGTGGAAGGTGGTCCACCTGCCTGCCATCGCGAACCCGTCGAAGTTCGGGCCCGACCCGATGGGCCGCCAGGACGGCGACCCGCTGACGCACCCGAAGATCCCCACGAGGCAGCGCAAGAAGCTCCTGGGGTGGTGGGCGGACGTGAAGAAGACGTCCACCGTCCGGGACTGGCACGCCATGGCCCAGGGCGACCCGCAGCCGTCCGAAGGCGCCCTGGTATCCCGGGACCTGCTGCGCCTGATCCGGGACGGGGCGACGAAGGTCGAGCCGCAGAAGATCGCGGTCGCGATCGACCCGTCCGGCGGCGGCCGGGACACCGCGGGCGTTATCGGCGGCTTCCTCGGCGCCGACAAGCGGGTGTGGATCACGCACGACCGGTCTGCGGCGATGTCGTCGGCCGACTGGTCCCGGGCGGCCTGCATGCTGGCGTACGAGACGGACGCGGCGATCATCTACGTCGAGTGGAACTTCGGCCGGGACATGGCCGTCCTCGCCCTGGAAACGTCGTGGGAGACGCTCCAGCGCGAGGGCGCGATCCCCCCGGGGCACCTGATGCCGATGATCGACCCCGTACGGGCCAAGCAGGGCAAACTGCTGCGGGCGGAACCCGTCGCCCAGCAGATGGTCCAGGACCGGGTCCGGCTGCGCGGCGCGTTCCCGGACCTGGAGAACGAGTGGGCGACGTGGCAGCCGACCGACCCCGACAGCCCCGGCCGTATCGACGCCTCCTGCATCCTCGTGTACGGCCTGATCCCCGAGGCCAACAAGGGCGCCATCGTCCACGCCCCGAAGCCGACCGCACCCCAGCCCGGCGGTATGGCCCGGCCCGGTGGCGCGGCGGCGCTGTACGGCCGACGCATCGGGAAGTGAGCTGCGCCACTCGCGAGGTACCCGAGAGGGCGGGGGATGGGCCAGATTCAGTCAACGTGTGATTGGTTGCCCCGGCCGATCTGCGCGGATCAAGCGGAAAGCCGCAGGTGAGAGGGGCTATAGGCCAGGTTGTAGAAAAGTTGGAGTGGGCCAACTTGCCTTGTCAGAGGCCCTGTTCATGGAATGGCGCAAGGAAACTCTGAACGGAGTTTAGGGAAGCCCCAAGCGCCTACTGTCGGCGAAGACGACGAAGGCCGCCCCGGCAGGCGGCCTCCGGCTACGTCCGTTCCCGTACTCGCTCAAGCACCTTGGAAGGACATGCCCATGGAAGCACACAACCGCGGTGGCATCCACGTCGGATGGACACGACCCACCGCGCGCGACTGCGTGGTGTCGCTGACCCTCGGATACCTGCTCTACCAGGAGCCGAGCGTCCCGTGGTGGGCCGCCGCCGGTGCGACGGTCGCCGCGATCGGGTGGATCCGCGTCACCCGAACTGTCTGAAACGGGCCCCCTGTCGCACCCAGCGGCAGGTGGTAACCGAGTTGTACGAGGCGGGCAGCCGGTACGCGGCACACTGGGCGCATGACTGACGCCTCCCACGACCCGATCGACGCGCACCTCGGCCAGAACCCCGAGGTGCGCCGCAAGGCCCTGCACGACCCACTAGGCCGTGTATCGAAAGTGGATCTTGGACTGTGAATGATCACGGTTCATGGGTCGGGGAGATCTCACGGACGAGCAGTGGGCCGCGCTGGAACCGTTGTTGCCGAAGGGCACGAAGGCGGGCCGGCCGCCCGTCTGGTCTCGGCGGCGGTTGATCGACGGCATACGGTTTCGGGTCCGGACCGGTGTTCCGTGGCGGGACGTGCCCGTCGAGTACGGGCCGTGGGGCCGGGTCTACGACTTGTTCCGCCGGTGGCAGCGGACCGGAACCTGGCACCGGATCATGACCCGGCTGCAGTCCTTGGCCGACGCGAAGGGTGTGATCACGTGGGACCTGAGCGTCGACTCCACGGTCTGTCGTGCTCATCAGCACGCGGCTGGGGCCCGCAAGCAGGGGGGCCTGCAGAAGGAACCGCCGGGCGGTGTCTTCACCGAGCCCGATGATCACGGACTGGGTCGCTCGCGCGGCGGGTTCACCACCAAGTTGCACCTGGCTGTCGAGCAGGGTCAGAAGCCCATGTCGATCTTGATCACGGCCGGGCAGCGCGGGGACTCGCCGCAGTTCGAACCCGTGCTCAACAAGGTCCGAGTGCCCCGCATTGGGCCGGGTCGGCCGCGCGTCCGGCCCGATCGCGTGCGGGCTGACAAGGCGTACGCCTCCCGCAAGAACCGCGCCTACCTGCGGCGCCGCGGGATCCGCTGCACCATCCCGGACAAGGCCGACCAAGCACGCAACCGCCGAAAGCTCGGCTCCCAGGGCGGCCGGCCGCCGCACTTCGACCCGGTCGACTACCGCGAACGTCACGCGGTCGAGTGTGGGATCAACCGCCTCAAGAGGAACCGCGCCGTCGCCACGCGATACGACAAGCTCGCGGTCCGCTACGAGGCGACCGTCCTCGTCGCGGCCATCAACGAGTGGCTGTGACCGTTGGCCATCACGCGGTGGGATCCACGTTCCACATCGCTGGCAGCTCGCTGCTGCAGAAGACGCAGACGAAGTCGTCCTCGCGCACGATGTTGTGCTCCTGGCAGTCGGGGCACCGCCGGAACACCACCTCGTGGGTGAAGGCGGAGGGCCGCCCAAGTTCTACGTCGTCCAAAGCGTGAGCGACTGCTGGCCAGGAGGTCACGTCCGGGCAGTATCCGGTGGACTGGTTGCTGACCTCGCCCACGGTCCACCGGTCTGCCTCACGCATGAAGCTGATTTCGCCGGCACTGAGAACCATGTCCCCACCAGCGCAGGCCACGTGCTCGCTTCGCCGCGGCGCCAGCCGAAGCACACCATCCGTGCCGACCACGAAGGTGAACGGTTCGGTCAGCTCTGCTGCCGATCGCTCAGTGATCCAACCGTCGAAGTCAGCCGCCGAGCGGATCGGGCACCCGCCGCTGCCAGGCCGGACCACAGCCTTCAGCTCCACCGGCCCGACGTATCGGTAACTCCGCCCCCGCGCACTCACAGCAGCCAACCTAAAGCACTTCCGACACACGCCCTAGTCGCTGCCGGCGTCCACCAGCTCCGGACCGTCCTGGAACAGCTCGACAGGCTGCTCGTTGCCGAGGGCCTGGACGAGGAGGCGCGGCAGCGGGTCAAGACCGGTCTCGCGGCCGACTCTCTCGGTACGGACGCGGACCTGGCCCGGCAGCGCGAGCAGGAAACCCTCGCCGCCGGCCTCGCCCAGCCGGTGACGTGGGAAGGGCTGGACCAACGGCCGTAACGTCAACGACGCGGCCCGGAAGGTTGACCGGACCGCGCCCGCGCCCGGCACACTGACCGCATGAAGCTGCCACGCGTCCACTGCGAGAAGTGCGACCGGCCGATCGCCGCCGGACCGGTCGCCGGGCGCCTGAGCAAAGGCCGGCTCTGGCGCCACGACCCGCCGAACATGCGCGAGCTCCACCCGGGCGAGCTGGTCTCCTGCGCCGGGTCCCTGGCGATCGTGGACCTGCCCGTCGGGCAGATGGAACTCGTCAGCGACGACGACCTCGAGCGCGCCAGCGAACCAGACGACGAGCAGCCGGGTCTGTTCTAACCTTGTCCTCCGGGTTGTCGCCTTACCCGCTGTACTTCTGCCGGACTTCCAAGACAGAGCGTTCTGCGGGGGACAGGTTGAGCAGCAACAGAAGCCCTTGCTGCATGGCTACTTCGACGTCGGCAGGTTCGATTCTGCTCGCGGACTCCACCCGTAGTGCTACTGGAAGCCGATCATTCTGCATACCGATCAGGATCGGCACTCGCAGCCAGCAAGAGACGAACCCCGGGCTCAAGGAGGAGTCGGAAGGCACACCAGTCGCAAGGATTCGTGCCGTTGCGGTACACCAGGTGTCGCCGTTGATCGTGAACGCCTTCACGTCAGCGATGGCCGTCACCTCCACAACGGGCGGGATGAGCCACGTTCGCAGCCACGTCCAGTCGAGAGCATCGCCGTAGAGCCCGTGAACGCGGGAAACCTCGACTCCCTTGCTGGCGCCGTCGCCCATGAGCAGTGCGATCTGCTGGCCCAGTTCGCTTTCAGGCTCCCGCTCTCGGATGACGCGCATCACCTCATCCGGGTCCACCTCGACTTCGCGCGTGAAGCGCTCGACGACCTGATCGAGCGAGGTGAGGTGCACGAAGCGGCCGTCGAGGTCTTCGATGTCCTCGGCCATCGGGTACTCGTACACGCTGCCGTCGCCGAAGTCCTTGGTATTAGAGCTGACGAAGTAGACCGTCTCGTCCGGGTTGGCCGCCGCGTACTCCACGGCCGACAGCCAGATCGCCGCGTCCCGGCCGCCGGTCTTGCCCTGCTTCTCGCTCCGGGCCGGCGGCAGGTTGCTCACCTCGCGGATCATCGCCTGTCGAAGCGCCTCTTCGCTGGTCGGGATCGTCCCGACGAAGTCCGTGTACTTCTTGCGCCAGTAGTCCCGGACCTCTTCCGGCGCGCACGCCTCCAGCATCACGTTTGTCTGCCAGGGGGTGACGTTGTTCAGGGAGTCGAGGGCTTGAGCTGCGGCAGCGTGCTGCTTGAGGTACTTCTCCACCTGCTGTCCTGCGAGCTCCTCGACCACCATCCAGGGGGCGGCGACTCCCACGCCGGATTCCCTGATGGCCCGAAGGAGATCGGCGCTGCTGCTCTCCAGGCCGCAGCCGCGCAGGATGCACGAATCGAAGATGATCAACTGTAGGACCTCGCCCCCCCTGGTTCCGCCTTGGACGAGATCAGCTTCTCAGGAACTGATCACTGGACGCACAAGGATTCCGTGCGAGCAGTCCCGAACCTCGTGAAGTGCGTTCCGGGGGAGCGGCGGCCGCGAGGTGCGTACTCCCGCGCCGTCCGGACGCTGCATCGGCATGACCGCCGCGCCCCGGCCCGGCGCCCTCCCCGGCCTGCCGCCAGCAGGAGGGCACCGTCACGGCCTCTGAGGTGACCGCCCGCCCACGATAGCCGGGGCGGTCAGTGGATTTCCAAGGGGCGATCTGAGGTGCCTTGGAGAGGAAGATCTCTGAGCTCGATTAGGGGTTAGCGCAATTCAGGGTGTTGAAGAGGGGTTGGGCTGCGTAGTGCTGCCTGTCCTTCTGAGTGTATCCAGTAGCTGAATTTCCTGCGGACTGTATCGGCTGCGTTGGGCGGTAAAATATTCGGTAATGGATCGCGCCCCTCGAAATGCTGCGGCGAAATACCCCTCGATCACAAGCAGGATCATTGAGGTGGTTGTGATTAGGAAGCTTACTTTGGCGAGCTTGGGCTGAGGGCCGGGGGAGTCGGTTCCGATCCATCTCAGCATGGCTACTTGTGATGTGAGTACGGCTGCGCAGATGAGTAGCCAGACGACGCCGACGATGAAGGTGCCAGATTTCTTGAGCAGGGATTCAAATGTCCCTTTTAGGTAATCCCAAGGGGTGGGGAGCTTTTGTAGGGCCCGGATCTCTTCAGATGTGGGATTAATTCCCTGGCGCAACTTTTCTAGGATGCGCCGCTCTTGCTCGATTCGCTTGACGAAGAAGGCGTTGGGATGCTGAAGCGCCCTGCTGAGCAACCTAGAGTACTGAACTGTTCCGACCAGTAGAACAGCAGCATTTAGGGTCGTCAGTACCGCCACATTGTCATTGCTCATTGCCCAAGCCACGGGCCCCCCAGTGTATTTGTTGAAGAGTGTCGCGCGCGGAAGTGCCGGAGCGGTCACGCTCTAGCGACGGGTCGTCTGAACGCGGTCTCGAGCCGACGAGGGTCCATACTGCCGCGTCACGAGACTTGTGAGGGGGTTGTTGCTGGATGCCGGAACTTCCTGTGATCTGAAATGCCGTCCTGACCTGCGCAGTTGCCCCCGAGAACTGATCACAAGGGTTGGCCTATCATGCCCCGCTGACCAAGGTCGGACGATCATCGCAGTAGGGGACGAACATGATCAGCCCCGTAGAACTCGCCCTTCTCGCCCTCGCCGGGTACCGGGGGACTCAACTTGTCGTGCACGACTCGATCCTCGACGCCCCCCGCGAGGCCCTCGACCGGTGGCAGCAGAAGAAGCCCCACGCAGCCGGACGCGCCGCCCTGGTGACGCTGATCTCGTGCATCTACTGCACCGGCTGGTGGGTGGCCGGCGCGCTCCTGGCCGTCTGGCTCCTCGTCACCGACACCTGGAGCGGCGTCCCGGTCCTCGTGCACGGCTTCGAGTGGCTGGCCGTCGCCGGCGCCGCCGCGCTCCTGAACCGGTGGGACGACTCCCGCAAGGACGCCTGATGGCCGCGACGCTCACCGCGGCGGCGTCCCGCTACACGTCCCGGAAGATCACCGGCAAAGGCCCCGGGGACCAGTCGCGGCAGCTCCGCGCCTACGACATGTACCACCGGGTGCCCGAGGTCCGTTTCGCCGCCTCGTGGATCGCCAACGCCATGTCCGGCGCCCGCCTGTTCGCAGGCCGCTACGACGACGAAGGCCGGATCGTGCCCGCCCCCGCCGGGCATCGGGCCGCCGAGATCGTGTCCCAGATCGCCGGAGGCCCCGACGGGCAGGCCAAGATGCTCGGCGCGTTCGGCCGGCACCTGACCGTCCCCGGCGAGGGCTGGATCGTCGTCCGCCCCAACTCCGAAGTGCAGTCGCCGTACTCCCCGGAAGACGGCCACGACTGGCGCGTGCTGTCCGTACGGGAGGTACGCCGCCAGTCCGGGAAGATGACCGCCGAGATCGACGGTGACGAGATCGTCATCCCCGAGGGCGACCCCGACAAGATGGACCCGGACGGGCCCGTTGCCCTGCGGGTGTGGGAACCCGACCCCGAGCGGGCGATCGAGGCCGACAGCCCGGTCCTGACGAGCCTGGAGCTCCTGGAAGAGCTGATCCTGCTGAATGCAGCGGTCAAGGCCATCGCCAGGTCCAGGATCACCGGGCGCGGCATTCTGTTCGTCCCCAAGGGCACCCGGTTCCCGACCGCGCCCGGCCAGGACAGTGCGCAGGACGACCTGATCGAGATCCTGATGACGGTCTCGGAGACCGCCATCCGTGACCCGGAGTCGGCGGCCGCGACCGTCCCGATCGTCCTGGAAGTCCCCGCCGACACGATCGAGGCCTTCAAGCACCTCACGTTCGAGAGCGAATTCGACGACCTCGCGATCAAGTTGCGCGAAGAGGCCGTCCGCCGTTTCGCCACCGGCCTGGAGATCCCCGCCGAGATCCTCCTCGGCCTCGGCGACGTGAACCACTGGGGAGCCTGGGCGCTCACCAGCGAGGCGATCCGCCTGGGCATCGAACCCAAGCTCGCGACCGTCGCCCATTGCCTCACCCAGCAGTGGCTGCGCCCCATCCTCGAAGACGACGGCGACCCCGAGTGGCACCGCTGGCTCGTCTGGTACGACACCGCCCCCCTGCGCGTGCGCACCAACCGGTCCGAGACCGCGCTCCAGGCCCATGACCGGGGCGTCATCTCCGACGCCGCCCTCCGGCGCGAGACCGGGTTCGAGGAGAGCGACGCCCCCACAGCGGACGAGATCGCGCGCCGCACCCCGCAGGAGAACACCGAGAACCCCGAGGATGCCGAGGAGAACCCCGTGCCCCAGACGCCGACTCGCCCCACCCTGCCCGTCGACGAGTCCGAGGCGACCCCGCGGACCCTCGACGGCCTCGAAGCCTCCGCCACCGCAGCCGGCCTGCCGGAGCCGCTGATCGCGACCGCCGACATCCTTGTGTGGGCCGCCCTGTCGGCCGCCGGACGACGCGTCAAGAACAGCTCCGCCTGCCCCCGCTCCGACCGCGGCAGGGTCAGCGGCGCGGCCCTCGACACGATCCACACGCTCGTCACGGTCACCCCCGACCAGGTCGACAAGCTGTGCCTCCTCGAAGGCGCCTGGGCCCGCGTCCCCGAGGTCGCCCAGCGCTACGGCGCCAACCCCGACTGCATGGCCGCCTCCCTCGACGAGTACGTGCGCGACCTGATCGCCGCCGGCGTCGGCCACGAGTACCGGCACGTGCCCGCCGTCCTGGCGTCCTGCTTCGAGACGGCCGCATGAACACCCCCCGGCCCGCGAGACCGCAGGCACCCCCGGGCGTCGCTCTCCAGCCGGGCACGGCCGTCACCGACTGGTGCGCCCTGTGCAAGGCCTGGACGAGGCAGACCGTCGCCCTGCTCCTGCTCACCGTCGACGGCGTGGCACCGGCCGGCTCCTGGTCGTGGTGCGAAATCCACGACGACCCCGACAGCCCACTCCCGCCCCGGAGGATCGACCGTGCTTGACCTTGCCGACCTCGTGGCCGACAGCGCGCGCCGCATCCACGAGAGCGCCGCTCGGGCCCTCGCCGACGACCCGGACACCCCGGGCGTGATCGTCTGCCTGACGATCGACACCCCGGCCGGGCCGATCGAGCTGGAGCCCTGGGCGTTCGCCCGCGCCACGGAGGCGTCCTGTGGCTGACGACACCCGCCTCCACCTCGACCTGTGCGCCCGCTGCGAAGCACCGGTGCCCACCATCCTGCGGCGTGTCCAGGGGATCACCAGCATCACGATCGACCCCGGCGACCCGAGCGCCGTCAGCCTGACTCCCCGCGGCCCCGTGGCGCTCTACATCGGCCCCGCGCCCGGCCCGTGCCCCAACGAACCCGAGGAGGCCGGCCGTGGCTGACCTGACCGACGACACCGAAGAGCCGTACATCCATCTCACGTCCGAGACGGAGCAGCCGTGTCCCGAGTGCGGGAAGCAGGCCTTCGGGATCGTGACGGTGTACCTCGACCCCGGCGACGGCACCAAGGGGAAGGTGATCGGCGGGTGGGCGCTGTGCGGGAACTGCCACCACGCCCCGCACCCGGTGATGGACAGGGGTAGCGATGGCTGACCGTGACGGGCAGCTCGACCAGGGCGAGGAGGAGTTCGCCCGGGTCGTTGCCGCCATGCTCGACGAGACCGCCGACGAGTTCGCGGCCGCCGTCGCCGACGCCACCGAACTGGTCGCCGCCCGTTTCTCGGTGAGCCGGATCGCCCGCATGTGGGGCAACCGCACCCGCCGCCTCGTCCGTCAGCTCCTGGGGACCGCCGACACCGCGGCGGCGGCCGCTGCCGAGGACATCGGCGCCGACCTGCCCGACGGCTGGGACGACCTGCCTGCCCGCTACGACGACAACACGCTGCCCGAGCCGATGCGGCAGTACGTGGAGGTCACCGAGCACCTGCTGCGCGCGGTCGGCGACCGCCTGGCGGACGTCGCCCGTGCTGAGCTGGCGGAGGGCATCGCGGCCGGTGAGGACGTCGACCAGCTACAAGGCCGGCTGCGGGCGGCGTTCGCCCGCGACGGCGCCCACCTCGGGCCCGTCCGGGAGCAGCGCATCGCCCGCACCGAGGCGACGAGGGCGTGGAACACCGCGACGCTGGAAGCCGCCCGTGCCGCGACCGGCCCCGACCGGCCGATCGTGAAGCAGTGGGTCACCCGGCACGACAACCGGGTGCGGACCGAGCACAGCCGGGTGGACGGCCAGCTCCGGCCGCTGGGTGAGCCGTTCACCGTCGCCGGTGTCGCGATGCAGACCCCCGGCGACCCGACGGCTCCGGCCGGCCTCGTCATCAACTGCCGCTGTCGCCTGGCAGTGGCCCCTGAACTTCGCGCCGCTGCCTCGGAATCTCAGGCGAGCCTCGGGGCGAGATTTTCGGAACAGAGGTGGAGCGGTATGCACACCGTGAACGTCGGCCTTCGGCAGTTCCACGGGACCCGGGGCCGGCCCAGCTACAAGAAGTACCACCCCAGCGGACGCAACAGCGTGGGCAACGGCCGCACCCGCCACGAGAACGGCGGGCTCCTCGGGAGCAACCGCTACTCCGAAGAAGAGCACTCGGCAGTGCTGGAGAGCTACACGATCGACGGCTACGACGACATGAACCGGTGGCTCCGCCACCGCGGCGAGCCGGACTACGTCACCGAGGAAGAGGTCCAGCGGCAGATCTCGGTGCTCTCCGACCTCATCAACGCCCAAGAGCCGACCACGACCGAGCTGACCCTGTACCGGGGCATGCGCGGCCAGTTCCTCGAACTGAACGAGGGCGACACGTTCCACGACAAAGGCTTCGTCTCCACCAGCTCCTCGGAGAGCGTCCCCCGCAGGCGCGTGACGAAGAAGGGCGGCATGTATTTCACGATCACCGTGCCCAAGGGTGCCCAGGTCCTCGACGTGGCATCGGTCGGAGCGCGGGCCGCCGAAGACGAAGTGATTCTGCCCCCGGGCACGCAGTACCGGGTGAGGAGCGTCGCGCCCCACGACGACCCCGACAGGCCGGGCGTGCACTACCAGCTGGAGGTCATCAATGTCTGATAGCCCCGAGGAGCGCTTTATGAAGCGGATGGAGTGGGCGCCGGGAGATGTCGTTGTGGACACCCGCGCCAAGGCATCGGCAGGCATCGCGCGGATCACCGCGGCGACCGGCGGCCACACGGGCGCGATGATCGCCCTGGTGCCGTCCGAGGAGGACATCGAGCGCCTGGCGCTCGACGCCGACGGCGCCGAAGTCGCCGAGGAGCTGCACCTGACGCTGTTCTACCTCGGCGAGGGCGCCGACTGGAGCCCGGAGGCTCGTGACGAGCTGTGCAAGCTGGTCCGTGACTCCCTCCATGACCTGATCGCCACCGGCGTCTACGCCAAGGCCTTCGGCGCGAACCAGTGGAACGCCGACGGTGAGGACCCCTGTTGGGTGTGGGCCATCGGCGACGACCCCGACCGGCCTGACGGATCCGACCAGCTGGAGGCCGTCCGGTACGCGGTCGTGTCCGCCCTGGAGAACATGCACCAGCAGCCCGAGCTGCCTCGCCAGCACTCCCCGTGGCAGCCCCACGTCTGCGCGGCGTACACCCGGGCGAGCCTCCTGGAGGAGATGAACGCCCGTCTCGGGCCGATCCACTTCGACCGGGTCAGGGTCGCGTTCGCCGGGTCGTACACCGACTTCCTGCTCGAACCCGCCAAGGAGAAGGCCATGGTCACCACCAGCGACCCGCTCGCCCCCCGTCCCTGGTCCAACCCGGGCGACACCGCCCTGGTCTACGAGGACGAGGAGACCGGCGACGGAAGGGTGTTCCGGCCCGGGTCGGTGTACTGGTCCGGTGCCGGCCCGTGGCCGCTCCAGTACGCCGACGAGATGCTGATGGGTCACCAGGGCGCCGAGCTCGCCGGTGCGATCCAGACCGTCAGCCGCGACGGCGCCCGCATCCCCGGCAGCGGCGTGCTCTACCCCGGTCTCGGGGCCGGCGCCGAAGCCCTGATGATCCTGGAGCAGCAGGGGCCCCTCGGCGTGAGCGTCGACCTGGACGACGTCGCCGTGGAGTTCGTCGACCGGCGCCCCGCCGAGGAGGACGAGGACGAGGGCGCGGTGGTGCTGCTGGCGTCGCTGCCGTCGGCGTCGATGATGCGCCTGGCCGACGGCTCGTGGTCGCTGAGCATGTCCCGCACGGACGAGTGGACCGCGTCGGGCGCGTCCCTGGCCCGCACCGGCGCTGTCGCCCAGCTCCTCACCGGTCCCGGCGGGGTCGTGTCGGCAGCCGCCGTGCACCGGGCGCTCGGGACGACCGGCACCCTCACCGCGGCGGCCGGGGACCGCGCCGACCAGGGCGAGGGCACCGTCGTGCACCGCGAGTCGTCCGGCGACCTCCTCATGCGCGTGACCCGGGCCCGCCTGCGCGGCGCAACGCTGGTGGCGATGCCCGCCTACGACCGCGCCCGGATCGTCCTCGACGACGTCACCGCCTCCGCTACCGGCGACGAGGACGACGAGGTGCAGGCCGACGCCGGCCCGAGCCCCGCGCAGAAGCGAGTGATCAGCTTCGTGAAGACCTCCCCGCAGCCGGTCGGCGCCAAGGACGTTGCCCGCGCGCTGGACATGCGGATCGAGACCGCCCGAGGCCACCTGGGACGCGCGGCCAAGGCCGGTCTGATCGTGCGGCTCTCGCGCGGCCTGTACGTCGGCCCGGCCACCGACATGTCCGTCACCGCGTCCGCGTCCGGCGACACCGACCTGCCGGTCCACGACGACCCCGAGCGGCCGTGGGACGGCGGCGAGGTACAGAAGCGGGTCCTGGCGTGGGCGACCGGCGACGACGGCGCGGTGGACACGGTCCGGCTCGGCGCCGCGTACCTGTGGCGTGACGACGACGCCGACCCGGCCACCGCGTCCGCCTACAAGCTGCCGTTCGCCGACGTCATCAGCGGCGAGCTCCGCATCGTCGCCGAAGGCGTGTACGCGGCCGGGAGCGTCCTCCAGGACGGCATGGGCGGCGTCGACCTCCCAGAGGACGACATCGACGCGGTGAAGGGCCGTGCGGCCGCCCTGTACGCGCGGCTCGCCGAAGCGTACGACGACGACACGATCCGCCCGCCCTGGACCGACGGCCAGGACGACGAGGACGACGTGACGGCGTCGGAGCTGGTGGCGTCGGCGTGGGACGCGATGCAGGACCTGGAGCCCATGCCCGCCGCCTGGTTCAAGGAGCCGACCCCGGAGGAGCTGCCGCCCGGGTCCGGCGGCGTGCACCTGGCCAAGGGCAGGGTGTACGGCTGGGTCGCCCAGGCCGGAGTACCGCACGCCGGCTACCCGGGCAAGAATCTGACGATCGAGTCGCTCGGGACGCTGGACCTGTCGCACTTCCTACGGGCGCGGATGCCGCTGGACGACGGCACGATGATGCGGGTCGGCGCGATGACCATGGACGTGGGCCATCACCGCGACGGCGCCGAATGCGAGACGGCCGTCTGCCAGTTCGACGACACAAGGACCGTCGGGGCGATCGTCACCGTCGGGCAGAACGAGGGCGGCCTCTGGTTCTCCGGCGCTGCGGGGCCGTGGTTGGCGGACTGGGACCGCAAGGTGTTCGCCGGGTGCCAGCCGAGCTACCACCTCAAGCAGGGCCCCGGCGGGCGCTGGCAGCTTCGCGCGGTGCTGACCGTGCCCGTCCCCGGGCACTCCTCGCAGCTCCTGGCCGCCACGGTCGCCGAGCGGTCCAACCTCGCCCTGGCGGCCTCCGCCGCCGGCCGCGCCGACCTCGCGGACACGTCCGGACACGGTCCGGACCTCCCCGCGGACTCGTCCGGACAACTGCCGGACAATCCCGCAACAGTCCCCGGCAGCACCGGCCCTGACCTGCCCGGACATCGTCCGGACATTGTTCAGCACAATCCGGCGGACTCGTCCGGACACAGTCCGGACTCGGGCGGCGACCTCGACGCCCTCGCAGCCGCGCTCCTCGCGGACGACTCGGCCCTCGACGTCCTCCTGGACGCCATGAACCGGCGCAAGCAGCAGCGCGAGGAAGCTGCACGGGACGAGGCCGCCCGCCTAGCCGCGTCCGTCATCGACCCGGCCCGCGTGCTCCTCGCCGCCGGCCACACCACCACGGAAGGAGCGTCCTGATGGGATGCGGCTGCAACAAGAGCACGGGCGCGGGCAGCGCGCGCAAGAGCTACACGGTCGTCGCCATCAACGGACAGATCGTGTACGGGCCTACGTCGTCCGAGGACACCGCCAAGGCCGTCTCGAAGCGGTACCCGGACAGCGAGGTCAAGGAGATCGCCCCCCAGGCCCCTGCACGCCGGTAGAACCGGCCTGACCGTCCTGGCGGGCCTCACGCGCATCGAGGCCCGCCAGGTACCGCATCCGCCCAGCTCTGGGGCGGCGCGTCGCAAGGCGCGGCGGGCTAAGATGCGCTCCTAGTACGACGTTCGACCGCTGGTTCTGGGCCGGGTCTCCGCAGATCATCCGCTGGAGATCCCGTGGCCGACTACGAACTTCCCGAGGACATCACCGCACTCGACGACGAAGCGCTCGCCAACGCCCTCGAAGGCGCGGTCAAGGCGTTCGACACCGTCTCGAACTCGACGACCATCACCCCCGACGACCTGACCCGGCTGCGGTCCCTGGCGTCCGCCGTGGACGGCATCCGCCAGGAGCAGGCCGCGCGCGTCGCTGCCGCCGAAGCCGCCGCTGCCGAGATCGACACCCTCGCCGCCCAGGTGCGCGGCATCACCGCCGATGCCGGCGACAGCGAGGACGGAGACGGTGAGGGCGACGGCGGCGAGGACGGAGACGGCGAACCGGAGCAGCCCGCTGAGGAGCAGCCGGTCGTCACCGCGGCCGCGCCGCCGCGCCGGGCCCTGGACCTGTCGAGCGTCCGCCGCCGCCAGCCGAGCGTCCTGCCGCCGGAGACCAACCCCCGCCCGGAGATCACCGCGTCGGTCGACGTCCCCGGCTACCAGCCCGGACAGCCCCTCGACCTGGACGGCGTCACCGAGGGCATCATCCGCCGCGCGAACGCGCTCAAGACCGCCGGTGGCGGCGTGGGCCTGACCGCCTCGTACCGGCTGCCGTTCGACTCGAAGCTGATCGTCAACGACTCCTCCTCGGGCACCGAAGGCACCCGCGCGGTCGTCATGGCCGGCGACCAGTCCCGGCTCAACGGCGGCAACCTGGTGGCGTCCGGCGGCTGGTGCGCCCCGTCCGAGACGGTCTACGAGCTGACGGGCATGTCCTGCCCGGACATGCTGTGGAACGTCCCGGAGATCCAGCTCGCGCGCGGTGGCCTGCGGTACTTCCCGATGCCGTCCCTCGACGTCGGCGCGATGACGTTCGTGCACACCGAGGCCGACGACATCTCCGGCGCCGTCAAGCCCTGCTACCGGATCCCGTGCCCCGAGCCGGTCGAGGTCCGCTGCGACGCGGTCGGCGCGTGCCTGGAGTCCGGCATTCTGACTCAGCGGCACTTCCCCGAGCTGGTGCTGCACTACCAGAACCTCGCGATGATCGCGCACGAGATCCGCATCAAGCAGCAGCTCTTCGCCGAGGCCGTCGCCGCCTCCAAGGCGGTCACGCTCGCCGCGACGTTCGGCGCCTTCTCCGCGATCTTCGCCGCCGCAGCCCTCGAAGCCGCCGACATGACGGAGCGACTCTCCCTCTGCGACGGCATCGACATCGAGATCGTCTTCCCCTGGTGGGCGCGGAACCTGTTCCTGGCGGACATCGCCCGCCGCAACGGCGTGTCCATCAACGAAATCGACATCTCGCTCATCTCCGCCGCCTTCGCGCAGATCGGTGTCTCCGTGCAGTGGGCGCGCGGCCTCAAGCCGTCCGTCCCGACGGAGATCGGCGGAGCCACCGCCGCCGTCGACTGGCCGGGCACGGTCCCGTTCCTGATCTACCCGACTGGCACGTTCGAGGCGGGTCGAGGAGGCGAGATCAGCCTCGGCGTCATCCACGACAGCACGAAGTTCGCGACGAACGATTACACCGCCCTGTTCACCGAGGAGTGCGTCGCCCTGATCGCCCGGAACAAGGAAGCGCGCATCGTGACCGTCCCGGTCTGCCCCGACGGCCGCACCGGCGAGCAGCTCGGCGTCACCTGCCCGATCGCCTGACCGGCACCTCCCGACACCGTGCCGGGCCCGCGAACCGACCCCCGGGCCCGGCACGGCCCTATGACCCCCTGGAGGTGCGCATGCCCGCCCTGCCCGAGGTGCGCCCGCGTACGGCGCCCGCCCTGTTCGCCGTACGGGAGGTGAGCTGACGTGGCCGTGATGCGCACCGTCGTCGACGCCATCCCCGGCACCCCGCTGCCGCACGGCATCCTGGGCGCCACGTGCACCACCGTGCAGGACATCACCGACGACCGGATCCACGAGCTGAACGGCGTCGAGTGGATGGCGTTGGGCTGCTGCCCGGTTCGAGACTGGCCCGACCAGTGCGATGACGAATCACCGGGCGCGGAGTCCCTGGGAGCCCCGCGGCGCAAGGAGTTCTGCCGCCCCCAGGTCGAGCACGCCACCCCGATCACCGTGTACGCCGGCGCGGAGTGCTCGGCCCCCGGCTGGTCCTACCCGGAAGCCCGCCAGCACGCGGAGGCCGCTCTCGCCCTGGGGGAGCAGAAGGCGCTGGAAGAGGCCTTCTGGAGGACCAAGCTGGCGATGACGGCGGTCGACAAGACCCCGGCGTCCGGGCCGGTCGGCATCGCTCAGGGCGTCGCCGCCCTGGAAGGGTGCCTGGCGGGGGAGTACGGCGGCGTCGGTACCCTCCATATCCCCGTCGGTGTCGCCGCGCTCCTGGGCTGCTGCAACGTCCTGCGGGAAGACCCCGCGACGGGAAGCCTGCGCACGCTCGCGGGCAACTGCGCGATCCTCGGCGCCGGATACAGCGCGCTGAATACCGGCCCCGGCAACCTGCCCGCCGAGCCGGGCACGGCCTGGCTCTACATCACCGGCCCGCTCGCGATCCGCCGCGGCCCGGCCGACACCATCCCGACCCGGTCCGCGTCTTCCCTCAGCTACCGGACCAACGACCGGAAGGTGCTGGTCGAGCGGACCTTCGTGGTCGGCACGACCTGCACCGTGTGCGCGATCAACGTAGAGGTGACCCCGTGACCAGCGACAAGATCCATGTGCAGCCCGCCGTACAGCACCGCCAGGCGTTCGCGCGCTGGGCGGTCTCCCAGAACCCGAAGCTCCGCACCGTCGGGCCGTCCACGTTCGCCGTGCCCGAGGACCTGTTCACCGGCATGCCCGAGGACATCCTGATCGGCGCCCTGGTCGACGGGCAGCGCTACGTCTCCCCGGAGGAGGACGCCGCCGAAGGGCGGCCCGCCCCCGGCAGCACCGCCTTGGTGGGCGAGGCCGGACCCGAGACGGTCGTGCCGCTCCCGGCTCCGGGAGGGGAGCTGTTGGGAGTGGCCACCGTCGAAGGGTTCACCGAAGGCGAGCGCAAGGCGACGCCCGACGAGCCCCTGCCCGAGCTCCAGGAGCAGACGGACGCCCCGGACACCACCGGCCCGGAGACGGCCGGTGAAGACGCCGGCGACGAGGACAGCGACTCAAGCGACTCGGCCTCGGACATCACTGACGGGCCGTTCGTCTGCTCCTCGTGCGAGAAGGAGTTCAGCACCGAGCGGGGCCGGGAGGCCCACCAGCGCATCAAGCACCCCGACGCCTGAACACCCCCCGGCCCGAGCCGGGAGGGCTCCAGGCGCGACCTCGCCGCCGTGCCGTCGGCAGGGAGGGGAGCAGACCGACGGGGGCTTCGCTTTCCCCGTCCACCGCAGACGTGAAGACCTAGACTTTCCATGGCGCCGCTGGTTTTGGGCCGGGCCGACCAGCACTCGTTGGAGGCCCGATGCCCTGCCCGCTGATCGCGAACGCCGACACGATCCGAGTCACCCGCGTCGACGGCTGCGGCCGCCCCGTCTGCGGGGCTGATGGCGCGTTCGTGTTCGACTGCTTCGCCTCGCTCGAAATGGAGCCCAACGTCGAGGAAGGCGAGGACATCGAGTACAAGGCCGCCAACGGCCGCGTCTGCGGCTTCAAGCGCGGCTGCCCCTCCTTCAAGGGGTTCGACCTCACGCTCACGTTCCACATGATCAGCCCCGAGTTCATCGAGCTGGTCACCGGCGCCCCGCCGGTGTACGGCTACGACGGCAAGGTGATCGGCTGGGACGACTGCTCGATCAAGTGCACCTCGGGCTTCGCCATCGAGCTGTGGGCCGAGACCCTCGGCGAAGACGTTTGCGAAACCGACGGCGCCGGCGACGGGCAGTGGATCTACGCGCTGCTGCCCTGGGTCACCGGCGGCATGATGGGCAACCTGAACTTCGGTTCGGAGGCGACGAGCCCGACGCTCACGGGCGCGACCCGCGCCGGGGGCGCCTGGGGCGTCGGACCGTGGGACGTGATGCCGACGAACGCGGCCGGCACGCCGGGGCCGCTCCTGACCCCGCTCGGGAGCAACTGCCACCGCCGGATCATCACCACGAGCGTGGCGCCGCCGGCCCCGATCTGCGACTACGTGCCGGTCAACAGCGCCCTGTGCCTGGCCTCCTGATGGAGCTGCCCGACCTGGTGGTACCGGTGCGGGAGGTCCCCGTCAACGAGCAACTGCGGTATGCGGTCCGCTCGTGGGCGCAGAACCTCCCGCACCGGCGGCTGTGGGTGGTGGGGTACCGGCCGTGGTGGCTGGACGGCGCCGAGCACATCCCCACCCGGCAGGCCGGCACGAAGTACGCCAACACCACGGCGGCAGTCCGCGCGGCGTGCGAACACCCCGAGGTGTCCGAGAACTTCCTGCTCCTGAACGACGACTTCTTCGTCATGGACTCGCACCCGGACGGGATGCCGGTCCTGCACCGCGGCCCGGTCCGCCAGGTCGAGGCGTACTACGCGAACCGGGCCTCGGGCGACTACCTGCGCGGGATGCGGCAGACGCGGGCGCTGCTCGCCGACCTCGGCCACGACGACCCGCTGTCGTACGAGCTGCACGTGCCGCTGCCCGTCGACAAGGCGGGCATGCTCGACGTCCTGAACCTCGGCGAAGACGTGCCCGTGCTGCACAAGCGGACGGCGTACGGGACGCTCGCCGACCTGGGCGGCGAGCAGATCGAGGACGTGAAGATCATGCACCGCGACGGGCGGTTCCCGAAGGCCTCGCCGTATCTGTCGACGATGCCCGACTCCTTCACGCACGGCCAGGTCGGCGCGCACATCCGCCAGGCGTTCCCGGAGCCCTGCGCGTACGAGACGGGGAGCCCCTGATGCCGTTGCAGACCGGACCCTGCTCGCCGTGGCCGACCGACCTGTGCTGCGAGATCCCCGAGGGCGTCACCGAGGAACAGGTCGAGCACTGGACGGCGGTCGCCTCCCAAATCCTGTGGGCGCTGTCCGGGCGCCGCTTCGGCCCATGCCCCGTGACCATACGGCCGTGCCGCCGCTCCTGCGCGGACACTCAGTCCGTCAGCTTCCAGGCCGGTACCGGCGTGGGCCCGTGGATCCCGTACATCGGTCCGGACGGGCAGTGGCGCAACGCCTCGGCGTGCGGCTGCACGTCCGACTGCTCGTGCACGGAGCTGTGCGAGGTGTACCTCCCAGGCCCGGTGTACGACGTCGTCAGCGTCACCGTGGACGGCCAGGAGCTGCCGAAGCCCGACCCGGGCAACGGCGTCCTCGGCGCCTACCGGGTCGACGCCCCGGGACGCCTCGTCCGTACGGACGGGGAGTGCTGGCCAGCCTGCCAGGACATGGCCGCTCCGCCCGGCGCCCCGGGAACGTTCGCGGTCACCTACCGGTGGGGGTTGCCGCTCGACGACGCGGCCATCGCCGCGGTGTCGGAGCTGACGTGCCACCTCTTCAAGGGCTGCTCCCCGGGAGCATGCGGCTGCCGGACGAACCGGAACCTGACCCGCATCTCGCGGCAGGGCGTCGACATGGAGATGCCGGACCCGACGCTGATCTACTCCGAGGGCCGGACCGGCCTGCCGCTGTGCGACCTGTGGCTCGCAGCGGTCAACCCCTACCGGCTGACCGGCCCGTCCCGGGTCTACTCGCCGGACTTCAAGCGCCCAAGGACGACGACATGGCCCTGAGCACCACTGCGATCGCAGAACTGACGGAGAGCGTCCTCGGCTGCGTGTGCGCCGCCCTGGCGAAGACCGCAGTCGAGGTACCGGGGCAGCCCGGGTGCCCGGACCGGGCCTGCATCGTCCCGGGCACGGTCGCCTGGGACTCGTGCGACGACCCGTGCGGCGAGGAGACCGGCGGGCAGCTGTCGGTGTCCGTCGCCCGGATCTACGGCTCCACGAACGACGGCTTCCCCGTCGAGGCCCGCACCGTCCAGGGCGTACGCGGCTGCACCCCGCCGCCGGTCACGGCCGTCGAACTGCTCGTCACGCTGCTGCGGTGCGCGCCGACCTTCACCGAGCAGGGCTGCCCGCCGGCGTGCGACGAACTCACCACGGCGGCCCGGATCCTGCACACCGACATGGTGACCGTCTCCAACGCGCTGCTGTGCTGCCTGCCCGCGACCGCACCCCAGCTCAGGCGAGGCCGCCGGTTCGTCATGGGCGTGCAGAAGACGATCGGGCCCGAGGGCGGCTGCGTCGGCCTGGAGCAGCGCGTCACCGTGGCTCTGCCGGGCTGCGCCTGCCCGAGCGAGGAGATGTCCCCGTGAGCGTCGAGGTACGGATCGACCTGGGCGTCATCGCCCGAACCCTGCGGCTGCGGAACGGGACCGTCGCCCGTCGGCTCGCCCAGCGCACGGAGCGGACGGCGGACATCGCCCAGCGCGAGGCGCCCGGCCGCATGGGCCGCTACATCACCTGGAAGGTCGAGGAAGGCCCCCGCGGCCTCCAGGGCGTCATCGTCTGCGACCACCCCGCGACCCGCTACGTCCTCGACGGGACGCGGCCGCACATCATCCGCCCGCGCCGGAAGAAGGCCTTGCGGTTCGAGGTCCGGGGCCGCGAGGTCTTCGCCGCGTACGTCCGGCACCCCGGGACGAAGCCGAACGACTTCCTCGGTCGGGCTCTCCGCCAAGGCCGTTGACGGGGCCCGTACTTGTCGTACGGACCCCGTCGGGGAGGATCAGCTACAGGGCGATCATCCAGTCCCAGGCCCACTTCCCGGCCTGGTAGGCCATCCCGCCGGCCACGCAGACCGCCAGGTAGAGCGCCACCTGCACGGCGGTCTTCCTCTTGCCCTCCGCCGCAGCGGGCGACATCATCAAGGGGTTCCTCATCGTTCTCCTCATCGAGTGGATGACGAGCAGCACAAAGAGCTCCCGGCAGCGGGCTACCAACCAACATGCCGATACGGGGCTCTTTTTGCATGCCGCCGGACAGCGGAGGAGGGTACATCGACTACCGCGAGGCTGCAGGCAGTCGGTGCCCCGTCGCTCGTTGGGAGTCCCGGGCCGCCGTCTTGACCTACTGTTCCCGATCACTCAGACCGTGCGCCACCCCTTCCGGGGCGGCTGAACGACATAGGAACCTGACAGACAGAATCGAATCCTGCCGGATGAAATCGAATCCCGCCGGATGGAATCGGACGGTGACCTACGATGCCTTCGTACGCGGACGAACGTGCAACGAGGGGGCGGCTATGGCGCCGGGGCAGTTCAAGAGGCCGAGTCCGAGTCTTGACCGTGGACCACACAGAGACCTGAATGAGCGGCTACACCAGCTGCACGATGAAGCGGGCTCACCAAGACTCTCGCAAATCGCCAATGCCTGGCAAAAGGGACAACAGGCCGGCAAGTACAAAGCCGCCCGAGGGACTTCCACCATCCACGGGATGTTCAGCGGGCAGAAGTTGCCCCATGCCGTGGCTCTGCTGGAACTCGTCGAGGTCCTCATGACCGAGTTCTCTCCCAAGCAGACGGACGAGGATGTGGAGATCGTGAAGTCGGTGATGCTGAACTTGAACAGGCAGGCCCGGCGTCCGAAGGACAGCGCAGACGAGGTCATCGACGATCTGCGAGTGACGGGTAACGCGTACTTGAAGCTCGCGGATGAGCTTGAAGAAGCTCGGCTTGCTCAGGAGGAAGGGAAGTATACGGACCGATGCCAGGCAGCCTTCAAGCGCGCCCTCCGGCTTGCGAAGTTTCTTGACCAGCCGAGCGATACCAGCCGAAATCTTTCGCTGATCGTCACGGAGCGAGAGCTGGACTACGTCTTCGGCTAAACGAGAAGCGCGCGGGAGGCCTGCCAGTGTCAACGTGGTAGTTCAAGGGTCTCCGAGCGGTGCTCTACCCTTCCCTCCGTACGCTGCTGGTTGTGGGCCGGGCGACGCGGGCACTGGAGCCACCCGTGAAGAAGTCCTTCAAGCTGAACACCGAGCCCCACGAGGCCGAGATCGGTGACGTCACCCTCCTGTTCACGCCCGAGGTCATGGGCGACGACTTCCTGGAGCACTACCAGGAGCTTCGGGGGATGCAGAGCATGGTCGGCGTCGACCTGACCGACATGTCGCAGCTCGACCCGGACAAGCTGCGGGCGGTCGTCGCCTCGATCCGCGTGTTCCTGGCCCGGCTGATGCTGCCGGAGTCCGCCGAGGTCTTCGCGTGCTGGGACGTCGTCAGGGACGGCGAGACGATCGGGTCGTTCCGCGACCCGCAGGAAGCGGCCGACGCCGCGTCCGGCGAGGACGGCGCCACGGTGGAGAACCGCTCGATGAAGCTGCCCGACCGGGTGCTGATCGAGCTGATGGAGTGGGCCGTGGAACTGTATGGGGGTGGGAACCGCCCTACTGGGTCGTCCAGCGGCTCTGCGCAAGCATCGCCGACGGCTGGGAGGCCTGGGAGGGGTCCCTCGCGCTCCAGGGGGTGAACGTCCATGCCTGGCCGCTGAGGACGATGCTCAACGCGGCCGAGGTCGCGCTGGACCGGGCCGCCGAGGACGACGCGGAGCGCACCCGGAACGAGATGAAGCTGTGGGAGCCCCCGGCCGGCCACGCCTCTTCGGGCCGCCGCGTGCCGCCCCGGGGCGCGCGGATGGGGCAGGGCGAGGCCCAGGCGCTCGCTGCTCGTCTCGCGGCCGAAGACGCCCGCTTCGGAGCCGTGTGATCTACCAGGAGTGACAGGGGGCCGCCCGGCTATGCTGGGCGGCACCGCTGTTGGTTCTGGGCCAAGCGAATCTACGCATATACGCGAGGGTTCGCCTTGGCCGAGGACGAGGATTATGGCGTCGGCCGGATCCGGATCGTCCTCGACGAGGACGACGCGGTCGCCGACGCACGGGACATGGGCATCCGCATTCAGCGGGCCCTGGAACGCAGCACCCGCACCGCCGGCGACGCGATCCGCCGCAACGTTCAGCAGGGCCTGAGCCGGGCGTCTGTCAGCGTCACCGTCCTGCCGGACCTGCGCCGGTTCGACTCCGCCCTCCTGGCCGGGCTGCGCTCCTACGACAGCATCAACCTGCCGGTCGCCCCCGACCTGACGGGGTTCCTCGAGCGGCTGCGCGCGCACCTGGCGGGCGAGGAACTGTCGGTCCGGGTCGTCCCGGACTTCGACGGCTTCGACGAGCGGATCCGGGCGCACGACCCGCCCGACATCAACGTTGATGTCGACGCCAACACCAACCGGCTCTCCCAGGCTCTGTCCGGCCTGGGCAACATCGCCGGCCAGGTCACCGGGGCGCTCCGGGGGCTTCTCACCGTCGGCGCGGTCGGCATCGCCGCTTCCGGTGCGGCAACCGCGGTCGGCGGCCTGGTCGCCGCGCTCGCCCCGGCCGTCGGCATCATCGCCGCCGGCCCCGCGGTCATCCTCGGGTTCCAGGCAGCCCTCGGAGGCCTGCGCTTGGCCCTGATGGGGGTCAGCGAGGCGTTCAGCGCGGCGCTGACCGGCGATGCGAAGGAGTTCGAGAAGGCCCTCAAGGGCCTCTCACCTGCGGCGCGGGCCGCCGCGCTGGAAGTCCGCGCGCTCAAGCCGGCGTTCGAAGGACTCCGGAACAGCGTCCAGGACGCTTTCTTCTCCCGGCTCAAGGGAGAGATCACCGGCGTTGCGCAAGCTCTCGGCGGGCCGCTCAAGCAGGGGCTGACGAACATCGCCGACGGCTGGGGCCGGGCGGCGCTCGGCGTCACCGGATACCTCAGAGGCGCGAAGGGCGTCTCGAACATCAGGAGCATCCTCGGCGCGGCGGGCCAGGCTGTCGGCGGGCTGGCGCTCACCACGAACAAGCTCACGGGCGGCTTCCTCCAGCTGGCCGCCACCATCTCCGACAAGTTCGGCGCCGAACTGGGCTCGGGGATCGCCGGCCTGGGGGAGCGGTTCGGCGAGTTCCTTCAGCGGATCGCCAACGATGGGCGGGCCGTGGCGTGGGTCGACCAGGCCCTCAACACGTTTGCCCAGCTCGGCGACCTGCTCGGAAACATCGGCAGCATCATCTCCGGTGTCTTCGGCGCCGCGAACGCCTCGGGCGCCGGGTTCTTGGCGAACCTCCAGAACATCACCCGGTCGTTCGCGGCGTTCGTCAACTCGGCCCGCGGCCAGACGGCGATCGCCAACATCTTCCGCACGGTCGGCACCATCGCCGCCCAACTCGGCCCGATTCTCGGCGCGTTGGTCACGCAGGTCGGTGCCATCGCGCCCGCACTTGCCCCGATTTTTACCGCTTTGGGGCCCGCTCTCGTTGGGCTGATCAACTCCCTCGGTCCGGCGCTCGCCGCGATCGGCCCCGGGCTCCAGGTCGTCTCGAGCGGCCTCGCGCAGGCCTTCGGGATCCTCGCCGACTCGGGCGCGCTGGGCTCCCTCGGTACGGCGATCGGATCCGTCCTCACCGCGCTGTCGCCGCTGCTGCCGCTGGTTGGTCAACTCGCCGCCGCCGTAGGCTCGATCCTCGGTCCTGCGCTCCAGAACGCGGCGCTCGTCGTCCAGCCCTTGATCCAGGCGCTGGTCGGCGTCCTGCTGCCAGTCCTGCCGGTCCTGGCGGGCGCGTTCGTTCAGATCCAGGCGGCCGTCGCCCCGGCGGCGGCCGCCCTCGGTCAGCTCCTCGGTTCCGCCGTCGCGGCCACGGCCCCACTGCTGATGGCCCTCGCGACGACGGTCGCGCAGGTCGCGTCGTCGTTCGCGCCGCTGATTACGCAACTGACTGGCGTGCTCATGCCAGTTCTGCCGCCGCTGGTCGACGCGTTCTCGCAGGTCACGAACGCTCTGCTGCCGCTGTTCCCTGCGGTCGCGGACCTGGCGGCTGCGCTCGCGCCCCTGGCGAGCAAGGCGATCGAGCTGCTCGCCCCGGTCGTTCAGATCGCCGCGGCATTCGCGACGTGGGTGGTCCTCAACGGTGTCGTCCCACTGGTCCAGGGCGTCGTCCAGGTCTTGGTCGACCTCGTCTCCGGGCTGACCTCGGCGGTCGAGTGGGTGGGGGCCCTGCCGGAGATGATCTCCTCGGGGTTGTCGTCGGCTTCGTCGGCGGTGTCCGACTTCGCGTCGTCGGTCGGCACGTACTTCTCCGACCTTTGGGCCTCAGCAACAACCTCTGTTTCAGAGGGAGTTGACCAGATCGTCGGCTTCTTCTCCGACTTGGGTACGTCGGCGACGACTGCCGTATCGGACGGTTTCAGTCAACTCGGCTCATTTTTCACCGGTTTGGGCACGTCGGCGGCGGCGTCGGTGTCCAGCGGGTTCACCCAGGTCGTCGACTTCTTCGTGGCGCTGCCGGGCCAGATCGGCGCCGCCCTTGCCGCGCTCCCCGGCGTCCTGATCGATCTGTTCACCTCTGCCGTCTCCACCTCTGTCCTGACCCTGATCGCGGTCAGCGCCAACGTCATCACCTTCTTCCGGGAGTTGCCGAGCCGGATCGGTGACGCTCTGTCATCTTTGAGCTCGATGATCGCCAACGCCTTCACGTCGGCGTTCACGGTGACGGTGACCGGGGCGCAGGCCTTCGGCACGAGCGTTGTCGAGTTCTTCACCAACCTGCCGTCGCGGATCAGCGCCGGCCTGTCGTCCCTCGGAGCGACGATCGCCGCCGCCTTCACCGCGGCGGCGTCGGCTGCGATCGCCCGCGCGCAGGCCTTCGGGACGGCGGCCGTCAGCTTCTTCACCGGCCTGCCGGGCCGGATCAGCGCCGGCCTCTCGTCCCTCGGCTCGCAGATCGCCTCCCGCTTCACCGCGGCGGCGTCGGCTGCGATCGCCCGCGCGCAGGCCTTCGGGACGGCGGCCGTCAGCTTCTTCACCGGCCTGCCGGGCCGGATCGGCGCCGGGCTGTCGTCGCTCGGTGCACAGATCTCGGCACGCTTCTCCTCGGCGTCAACCGCGGCGCTGGCTCGTGCGCGGTCGTTCGGGTCGTCTGCCATCAGCTTCTTCACCGGCTTGCCGGGCCGGATCGGAAGCGCGCTGTCGTCTCTGGGCGGGACGATCGCAGGCGTTTTCTCCCGCGCCACCGGCTCGGCCCTCAGCGCTGTGCGAGGACTGATCAGCTCGATCGTCGGAGCCTTCCGCGGCCTGGGCGCAGCGATCCTCAACAGCATCGGGGACATCGGCTCGCAGATCGTCGGCAAGATCAAGCGAGGATTGCCGTCCGCGTTGCAGGGCGCGCTGCCATTCGCGAACGGCGGGATCGTTCGGAGCCCCGTGGTGGGCCTTGTCGGCGAAGCCGGACCCGAGGTGATCATCCCGCTCACCCGGCCGCAGCGGGCCGTCGAACTGGCCGAGCAATCCGGGCTGCTGCGGCTGCTTGCGAAGCGCGGCGTCCTGGGGCCCCCCGCCGCGCCGGCCCGCGCAGGTGGAGAGCGGCACGTTACCCACAACTGGCACATCCAGACGCCGGCGCAGGACTCGAGAGTTCTGGCCGAGCACTTGTACGGGCAGCTTGCCCTAGCGGCGGGAGTCTGATCATGATCCCTGACTATCTCGACTACGGCTGTACGGAGATCATCAACTCCGCTCGGGCGTCGGCCTACTCACAGCGGTACTGCCTGCTGACCGATTGCGATCCGTGCGCCGGGCTCGCGGAGGCGATCAACGATCCGCCGTACGTCGACCCTGTGACCGATGCTGCGCCGTGGTACGACAGCGCGGTTCCGGAGTCCGCGTCGTTCCTCGGCGTCATGGGCCTGAGCGTCGCGGGTTTCTCGCGCTCGACGGTCAGCCGGAACCCGGTTCAGCTCGTCGGCGACGGCGCGGCCCTCGGGGTTGCCCGCCGGGCGCACCGCGAGATCACGTACACGGTGCTGCTCCTGGTCCTCGAGGAGTGCGCCCTTGAGTACGCGCTTACCTGGCTCTCCTCGGCGCTCCAGGGCGCTCCGTGCGAAGGAGCCTGCGAGGGTAACGAGATCGGTGTCTTCGCCTGCTGCCCGGAAGGAGACGGGACGCGGGAGCTCCGGCATCTCTACGGAGTCGGGCTGCTGGCGGGCCCGCAGGTGACGACGGTCCGGTCTCTCGATGACGGCTTCGTCGCCGAGGCGACTTTCACGCTGGCGGCCGAGATCCCGTACGTCTACCGAGAGCCGCTGGAGACGCTGACGAGCTGGGTGAACTTGGCCGACGGCTTCCCGCTCTCGGTCGACCCGGACGAGGTCTACGGGGACTGCGTGGAGCCCGAGCCGTGCCTTGCCGACCCGCTGTGCCCGCCACCACCGCTGCCGGTACGGGCCCCGGTGCCGGTCGACGCCTGCTATCCAACCGGGTCCGCGTCCTTCTACCGCAACGTGGTCGCCCTGGACCCGCTGGACCAGCCTGAGTGGCTGGAGGCTGTGCCGGTCCTGGAGCTGGAGACTGGTGCGAGCGCGCTCCGCCGCCTGGTGGTGAGGTTCTGGGCCAATCCCCTCGGTGGCAACTGCCAGGAGGTAGCGGACCCCTGCGCGGCCTGTACGGACATCCAAATCCCTTACCTGCCGGCCGGGTCGAAACTGGTCGTTGACGGCCGGACGCAGACGGCGGAGGTGGAGTGTCCGCGCGGCATCGCGGGGACGGCCACGAGCACGCCGACACTGTACGGGCCGCTGGGCCGGGCCTTCGAGTGGCCCATTTTCTCGTGTGCGACAGGCCTGTGCATCGAGATCCTTTCTACGACGGTGACCACCGCGCCGGACGCGCGGGCCCGGGTCCTCCTCGTCCCGCGATCGGACGTGGGCTGATGCCGGAGCTGGGGTGTGCACAGGAGTACACGGCCGTCATCCACTGGCTGGGCGGCGCGCGGCCGTTCACGTCGCCTGGGGTGTCGGCGCTGACGTCCGTGGTGTGGAACCGGACGGCCAACGACACTGGCGAGGCCACCATCCTCATCAGCAAGTCGATGGCCGGCGCCTCGTGCTGCGGGGACCTGGGCCGGATCGAGCCATGGGTCCACGAGCTGAGTCTCTACCGGGACGGCGAACTCGTCTGGCAGGGGCCGATTATCCGTGTGACGGAGAACCGAACCCGTTTCCGGGTCGAGGCGCTCGACGTGACGGCCTGGCTCGCCCGCTGCGTGAACACCACAGTCCTGCGCTACCTGGCGACCGACCCCGCGGACCCCCATCACGTCGGCCCGGTGCAGGAGATCGCGCACAGGATCATCACGGAGAACCTGGCGGGCGGCTTGTACGCGCCGACGCCGGACTGGCCCCGGATGCTGCCGTACATCGTCCGCGACGACGACTCGATCGTCACGCGTTTCGAGAAGGACGGCACCGACGACAACTCGGTCTGGCAGGTGCCGATCCTCCAGATCATCAACGACGAGCTGGTACCCCGCGGCCTGGAGTACACGACCGTCGGCCGGGCGCTCCTGCTCGGCCGCCCGCAGACAACGAGCGACCCCGCACAGGCCCGCCTCGACCTCGACTCCATCGAGGGCGACGTCGAGATCGTCCGGGACGGCACGGCCGGTGCCACCCTCGTGTGGGTCACCAACCAGAACGACGAGGACATCAGCGGCGCCCAGTACGGCGTCTCCGGAGTCGTCAGCGGCGTGTACGGACGCCTGGACACCCTCATCCGCAGCACGGCCGAGGGCCTGAGCGCGTACGACTTGTGGCAGCTCGCCCGCGCCTCCTACAACGGCCGCAATCCGATGCCGACGAGCCTGCGCATCCCGGTCGGCTCCAGCCTCTCCCCGCGTGCCCCGGTCACCATCCGCCAGCTGGTCCCCGGCGTCCGCATCGACGTCGCCGCAGTCGGCATGTGCATGGGCCTGACCCAGCCCTACCGGCTCTCCGACCTGGAGGTCGAGTGGGGCGACTCCGGCGAGAACGTCGGGATCTCCCTGGTCCCGATCGGCGACCCCCTGACAGGAGCACCCCCGACATGACCATCCCCGGACAGCGATCCGTACAACGGCCGTTTCGCGCGATGACGGCTAGCCAGCGGGCCCTCGGCCGCGCTGCCCAGGGCGGCGGCGGACTCGTCGGCGCTACCGGCATCGCGTGGATCAACGGCGAACAGCACGAAGTGGACCTCCTGGCCCCGCCGGGCGAGCAGTCCCGGCCGGTAGGCCCGGTCCGGTCGGCGGAGCAACCGTGCCTGTGCACGGTGCGCTGCGATGGCGACTGCGCCCTGGACAGCCCGGAGGCCGAGAACCCCAGCGAGAGGACGGAGTAGATATGGCCAGGTGTGGATGTCAGGGCGGATGTGCCTGCGCGGTCGAGGGCGTCGGCGCCGTCAACGTGACGGGCAACGGGTCGTCTATCAACCCGTTCCAGGTGAGCATCGACAGGGCGGAACTTCTCACGGGCGGGCCCGGGATCACGTACGACCCGGACACCGGCACGATCAGCATCGACGTCTCGTCCGACTCGGGCAACGCGGCGCACTTCGGGTCCGACAACGGCCTCTTCGTGTTCTCCGGAGGGGGCGGTGCGCTCGCCCTGTGCAGCCGCTACTTCCAGACCGACAGCGAGGGGAAGGTCTGTCTCAAGCCCGGCATGCAAGGCCTCATCGGTGTCCAGACCTACGACATCCCGGGCAACACCTTCACCTTCGGGAAGGGGGATTATCCGTGGCTGGCCCGGGTGCGGGTGCTGGTACAGGCCGGTGGCGGCGGGGCGGCGGGCGCCGCCGCCGCGGCGGGTGAGTCGATCTGGCGAGCCGGTGGCGCGGGCGGCGGCTACTCAGAAATGACCATGGACGTCGCCGGGCTGCCCGCCGTCGTGCCCATCACTGTTGGCGCGGGCGGCACCGCGGGCGCCGCGAGCAACGGCAATGGCGGCAACGGCGGCAACTCCTCCTTCGGCACCATTGCCACCGCCGTCGGCGGCCCCGGGGGTCAGGCACAGATGCCGACAGGTAGCACGATCAGCTCCGCCAGCGGCACCGCCGGCCCGACCACCGGCGTCGGGATGATCGCCATGGGAGGCGGAGCAGGCGAGGGCGCCGTTCGGATCGGTGCAACCGCCGGTCTCGGAGGAGCCGGTGGCAACTCGCACCTGGGCTTCGGCGGGGCCTCTCGGGCCACCACCGGTGTCGGCAACGCGCCGAGCGGCTACGGCGGAGGCGCGGGCGGATCAGTCTCCGCGAACGGCGCCTCCCAGGCCGGCCGCGCGGGAGGCCCCGGAATCGTGATCGTGGAGCTGTACGGATGACCGCGCCGAGCATCGGCCGCCCGCCCCGAGACCTTCCGGACACGTCTTATCCGGACACGTTGCGGACAGTGTCCGCGCAGTTCACGGCCCCTCTCGGCTTCGCATCCGGACATCCAACCGGACACACCTCTCCCTTGTCCGGGCAGCGTCCGAACAAGGCTGTCCCCCGTTCTCTGGAGGTCCTCATGACTGAACGCGCGACGGTCGGTCGAGCCGTCCACTACGTCTCGCACGGCACTCCGGTACGGACCGACGGCACCCAGGCGTTCCCGCCGGCCTGCCGTGCCGCGACCGTCACGGAAGTCGACGCGGACGACCCCGGTCGCGTTGGTCTGGCCGTCACCAACCCGACCGGCATGCATTTCCACTCCCTCGCCGAAGGCGGCAGCGTCCACGCGGAAGCGGACGCGCGACTCGGCGGGTCCTGGCACTGGCCGGAGCGCGCCTGATGGCCGCCCCGCTGAGCGCCGACGGCTTCGCGTCCTGCCTACGCCGCGAGGGCCTGGTCGTCGTCGAGCACGACGGATGGCGAACGAACAACCGCAACCACAAAGGGCCCTGGGGCGCGGTCCACGGCGTCATGCTGCACCACACCGTGACCTTCGGGACCCGGGCCACCGTCGAGATGTGCCGGTCCGGGCACAGCGCCCTCCCGGGGCCGCTGTGTCACGGGGTGATCGCGAAGGACGGCGCGGTGCACCTGGTCGGCTACGGCCGCGCGAACCACGCCGGGCTCGGGGACCCGGACGTGCTGAGCGCGGTCATCGCCGAGCGGCGCCTGCCGGCCGACAACCAGGCGACCGTCGACGGCAACCGGCACTTCTACGGCTTCGAGTGCGAGAACCTCGGCGACGGCGAGGACCCCTGGCCGTCGGTGCAGGTCGAGGCCATGGAGAAGGCATCGGCCGCCGTCTGCCGGGCACACGGATGGGGAGCGGGGAGCATCCTCGCCCACCGCGAGTGGCAGCCCGGCAAGCCAGACCCGGCCGGCCCCGGCATGCCGACCATGGACGTCCTCCGGTCGCGCGCGGCCCGACGTCTGGAACAGCTGCCCCCGACTCCACCTCCCGCGCCGGTCAAGCCCGTGGTGAGCCTGTCCCGGCTCGTCAAGGCTGCGGAAGCCGACCGGTTCCGCGCCGGGACCCCCGTCAGCTACGCCGGCACCGCGATCGTGGAGGCCGCGCTGGTCGACGAAGGGCTCCTGGCCAAGCGGTACCTGGACGGCCACTACGGCTGGACCACCCTCGAAGCGATGAGCGCATGGCAGGAGCGGTGCGGGTACCGCGGCCGCCAGCTCGGGCAGCCGGCCGACGGCATCCCGGGTCGCACGTCCCTGACCCGCCTGTCCCTCAAGCACGCATTCACCATCGCCGCCTGAAAGGGGCAGCTCATGGACACCATCACTCTGGACGCGGCGTACTGGTACGGCCTCGTCATCGCCTTCGTACTGCCGGTGCTCGTCGGCCTGGTGACCACGAGGGTCACCTCGCCGGGCACGAAGGCCGTGCTGCTCCTCGCGCTGTCGGCCGTGGAGTCGTTCTTCGTGGAGCTCGCGGCCGCCGAGCCGGGCTGGGACGCGAGCCCGGCGCTCGTGCTGACCTTCGTGTCGTTCGTAATGGGCACGGCCGCGCACTTCGGGTTGTGGAAGCCGGTCGGCGTCGCGCAGCGGGCACAGGACGCCTTCGTGAAGGCCGCATAGCCACCCTCAGGCAAGAGAGCGAGAGAACCACGATGGCTTGGTTCGACATACCGTCTCTGGACAGCTTCCTCGCGTGGGGCGGGGCGATCACGATGCTGACCGCCCTGGCCGGCGCGGCCTGGCGGCTGATCCGGTCCGCCGCCAGCACGGGGAAGCGGATGAACGAGTTCATGGACGACTGGTACGGCGAGCAGAGCCGTCCCGGGGTGGCGGAGAGACCCGGCATGATGGAGCGGGTCTCGGAGATCGAAGGCCGGCTCAAGCGGGTCGAGCACGAGCTGTACCCGAACTCCGGCAGCTCGCTCAGGGACGCGGTCGACCAGGCGAACCGGCGGCTGGAGCAACTGTGCGGACCGTACTGCGAGGACCCGGAGCACCCGCCGCCACCCCCACCGCCTGGTGTGCCGCCCGAGGCCCTGCCCGACGGCACGCCGGAGTAGGACCGGGACGTCCCGCCCCGCGGCTCCGAGGGCGGGACGTCTCTTCTTGCGGAACCGCACAGGTGCTGCCCTGAGGAGAAGAGTCCGTGTGGGTCACCCCGTGGGCATCTTCTCCTTCTTCCATGATTCTCTGCTCTCTTCCAGAGAGCGCCGCAGGTGGTCCTCCGTATCCTCGTAGCGGGTTCCGCCATCCCATTCAACGAAGTACGTTCCGTGCCCGCCGGGAACGTTCTCGATGCGGGTGAGGATCATGCAGTGACCCGCCCAGTCTCCGAACTCCGGCCCGAGGACTTCGCCCTCCAT